GTTCAGATAACAATGGGTTCGTGATTTCTCAGTCAGGAACATATAGTTGTTCTCTTGGTAGTCAGGTAACACCCTTTGGAAATGCCTATATGACTCAAATCGGAGATAGTTCTACTCCTGTTACAAGAATCTATGTTACAACTATCGGGACTCCATCTATGAAGGCTTCAATCTACGGGAACATTGTTGGCTGCCCTCTTCCTATGGTAGAAGATTCTCTCGCCATTCTTGATCGTATTACTCAATTAAGGACAGCAAGTCTTCTTGAGTATCCAGAAGAGGCTAATTATGAATTTGACAATCCTGACGTTCATCGCCTTTATCTTGATACACGAGACGCTCCCGAAGAAATAAAAGTCCCCATGGAGGAAGAGCGAAAGATGGAAATTGAACATGGTGCGACAATTGGATTCTTGATGTCTGTTGTTAGAGAGTTAAACACTGAGATTAAAAGTTTGAAAGAGCGAGTAACACTGTTAGAAGGATAAATTATCAAGTAGTAAAGTCCCTATTATAGGTTATAATTATTAATAAACCATGAAAACAGCCAAAGAAAATAGAACGAAGAGGTATTCTAACCTGTCGAATCAAATGAGTTCCCAAAAAAGGGAATCGGCAGAACCAAGAATCAGCCCCGAGCAGGTTGTTCAAGCTTTTCAATCCTTTGGCTATGAACCTAACCAAAATGGGATGAATGATGTTGGTTATTGGGCTACTCGTCCTCAATCTGAAGGGCCAAAACTAATGGAAGAATTAAGGAAGAGGCGGCTTGAAGAAAATAGTAAGAAGGACGAAGAGAAGACAAAACAACAAATAGAGATGGAGAGAAGGAATCGGGCGGCTCCTTTAGAAGGAAAAAAAATTCTTGAAGTTTATAGTGAATTTGGGTTTCCTGAACCCGATGTCGATTGGGTAAGGCAGAATCTCCCTAACGACGAAGACAAGCTTCGTCATATCCTTGAAACCCAAAGGAAGTTAATGGATAAAGGGTTTAAAAAACAGGGTGATGCCCTCGTTAACACTATTCAAGTACAACCCGCTCAGTCTGCGACACAATCAGCCCCTCTTGTAACCCCTCGCCAAAATATCGGTGGAACGGGGGGGCAAGGAGGAATTCCTGATGGAATGGGAGGAATTGCCCCAGCCCGCTCAAAAGCCTTTTTTGTTGGTGACCATGGATTAATAAGATTTGTTGACCAACCAAATCATGTCTGGCTGGTGAATGCAAAAGCCAAGACTCTCCGACCTTTTGCCTCTGAAAAAGACTTCGAAGATTATTTTGAAGATTCTGAGGGGGCAAAAAAGGCGATTGTCTCAAATTTGACCACTTCTTCATTGGGAAAAAATGGTGTCCTCACTGGTTATTCCCTTCAAACTATTAAAAACGCCGTCAAACCAGGGGCTGAGGATGGGCAAGGCGGAGAACCAGACATTTCTGCTCTCGGCCAACGCTATGGGAAGCCTGCTAATGACCAGCAAGAACAAAAAGCTTGGATGGTCCTAGACAACATTCTTAAATCTCTAAGTTCACCAGAATCAGGTATTGATCCCGAACTTTTAAATAAAGCAAAGAATGACCCTAACAAGGTGGCTTTCTTGATTAACGCCCTTGCTTACGGGGACTACACACCAAATGATATTATTGCTGATCTTAAAAGTGGGGCAAGTCAACCGATGGAGGGGCAGCCTCAAGGCCAGGCGCCTTCTCCCTCAGATGGACGAGGAGGCATCCCTGATGGTCAAGGAGGCTCTTATCCAACCTCTAGTCTTGAGCCAGGGGCAACAGGGGCAGCTGTTAAACAGCTCCAAGATTATCTTGTTAGTCAGGGGTATATGACTCAAGCTCAAGTAAACACAGGTTATGGGACATATGGGCCACAAACAACCGCAGCGGTTGCCAAACTCCAGCAAGCGAAAGGTGTTGACACTGCTGGGTATCCTGGTTATTGGGGGCCTCGAACCCTCGCTGTTTTAGGGGGGACTCCTTCGAATCCTGTTGCGGGGGCAAATTCAGGAACCCCTATTGACCCTGTAAAACCTAAAGAGACAACGAGTACTACAACTACTTCAACCTCCTCTTCCTCTTCATCAACGTCTGGTCTCCCTGGCGGAGATAACTTTAATAATCTTCCAATCTCAAAGATGCCCGATAGTCTTACGGCTTCCTCAAATTCTGTTTCTGTTGATTCCCAGGAATTTAAAGATCGTATGGCAAAAGTCAATACGGCAATGTACGACATTGCTATGCAACAAGTTAATGCGGTAACAGAACAACAAAAAGCTTTAGCTGACTCAAACTGGAAGACCTTCAAAGACAATATTGAAAAAACTTATGGGTGGAAATTGGCTGACAATGCCTCTCAGGCTTATGATCAAGTAAAGCAACTTTCTGAATCTTATAGTGGAAGAGGCCTCCTTAATTCGGGAATCCAGAATGAGAGCGTAGATGACTACCTAAAGGGGATAAGGAAACAAGACGCCCGTAATCGCGAAGCTTTAACAAGTGAAGAAGATGTTAAACTAAAAGAAAGGATGCTTGCGACAGGATCATCTGCAGATATCCAAAAGATGAATGAAGAAGACCAAGCAAAGGGGCTTCCTCGTGAACAATGGCGCTCCGTCCAGTGGGGGTTAGCCCCATCAACGGGCATCCAAGATCAATTCAGCATTGCAAATCTTATGGCAAAATATCCACAGCTTAGCACTGAAGATGCTCAGAGATATCGTGATTCTGTGATTGATGAGAATGGGAACTATCGAAGTACTCTCTATCAGAAACAATATGAGGCGATTAATGGATCCTTGACAGGGACTCATAAGGTCCAGACCGGAATTGATAGTTCGGGGAATCCTATTTATTCAGAAGAGTTAGGAGGACAAGGTCTGGAAGCGGCAAAGTCTGATTATGCATCAAGAAAGGCTACAGAAGAATTGGCCAAAGAAAGAGAAGCAGCAACTAAAGAAAGTACCATTACTACTGACCCTAATGATTATAATTATTTTTCCTCACCTAGTTCTGGAACAAATTCTACTCCTCAAACAAATACTAATATCCAGACTCAAGCTCAATATACCGCTCCAGCATCAACAACGGCAACGCCGTCCACTCCCGCTGTGGGGTCTGCTGCTTATAATGCCCAGCTAAAAGAGATCCAGGCGGGGATCGATAAGGTAAAAGCAGGACTAGCTTCTTATACAACTACAAACTCAACCCCTAAGACAACTACCACCTCTACTACCCCTAAAACCTCAACTTATTCAGGATCCTCTATTGTTGATTATCTCAGTTCGGTAGGGAAAGCTAATGACTATAACTCTCGGGCAGCCTTAGCAAAACAATACAATATCAACAACTATACTGGATCCGCATCGCAAAATACTCAATTATTAACCAAATTAAGAGGATACTAAAATGTCAGAAAGTTATACCGAAAGAACTAATAAGAAAGCCTCAGCCTTTTCTGGATTAATGAGGGGGATTATGGATGCCATCCCATCCAAACCATATACTTATGTTCGTCAACCGACCTATAAGTCATCCTTTAGTATGCCTTCCGGGGGCGGTTATGGGGCAAATATTACATCGATTGATGGGAATAAAACGGTAGCCCAGTTAACTGAGAATGAAATTAACACCCTTCTAATGGATATGGCAAAAAAGGGCGAGGGGACAATGATGGGAAAGAATACACTTGGGGATCGGACAAACAACCCCTTAAATATTAAGTGGACAGGAGCAAGTTGGCAGAGACAACTAGGGGGAATGGATAGTGGAATTAAGGCCAGTGATGGTGGTACTTTTATGAAATTTAATGATCCTCAACAGGGGTTAAGGGCGGCAAGAGAATTAATAACAGCCCCCTCTTATACCAGTTTGACGGTGGATCAGGCCCTCCGAAGGTGGAGTGGTGCAGGAGTTCCCCCTATTAAAAAAATTGGACAAATAAAAGGAGGCCAAGGGGGGATTCCTACAAAAGGTGGGTCTGTCACACTCTCAGGGCCTAATGTCCAAAATGGGTCAATTGTTTCAGGAGTCGGTAATGTTACAACCCCTTATGGTGGATCTACCCGAGTCGAGAAGAATCACCCAGGTCTTGATATCGCAAATAAAATAGGAACTCCAATTCCTGCGTTTTCTGGGGGAAGGGTTGTCGATGAATCTGTAGGGCACAGGCAAGGAGAGGCGAATGGAGGAAACTATGTTGTGATTAAAGATAATCAAGGTAATGAGCATCGTTATAGTCACTTAAATCAAGCCGAAGTAAAACCTGGAGATGTCGTACAACCAGGACAGGAGATAGGTAAGATGGGGAATTCTGGCGCTTCCTATAGCAATAGTGGAGGAACAGGGAGCCATCTTGATTATCGAATTAAAAATGCTTACGGGAAGTATGTAAACCCTTATACTTATATTAAAAATTATTTAAAATAATCATTATGGCAACAGACCCAAAAAGCTATCGAATAAAGTCTCTGGCACTTCACTCGATAATGTCAAATCCCAAACTTCAGAAAATACTTTCTGAGGGTCTTGATGCTCCCATCGGAAGCACCAAACGGGACCGAGCCAGGCAAACAATGGCAGTTATCCACAAGATTACTTCCCGACAATTCGATGGTCAAGGAGGTTTGCCGATAATGAACCAGGAATATACCAGCTCAGCGGCTAGTGATATTTCTTCTCCTGTTGACGAAGACTACGACAACATGGTGATATTCCCTGCTATTCCCCAAACGAGAAAAATTTCTTCTAAAGACCCGAATGACGGGCAAGGAGGATATCTTGATTTTCTTAGTAATGTTTGGAGTGCTCCAATTGACAAAAAAACTTCTCTTTCAAGTAAACTATGGGGGAATGAAGATCCCAATGTTGCCCCGGGGTTAATTTCTAACGTTGCAAAATGGACGACTCAGGGGTTGGAAGGCCTAGGTGATCTGGCCAAACGCATTGGGCAAACGGCCTTAGGATCAACTGCCGCTTTTGACACTGGGGCCTCTGCTCTTGGTGAAGGGCTATATAAGGGGATAAAGAACACATTAGCGGGAGGCTATGACCCTAAGGTTGGAGCAATGCCTTCTTTTAGTTCTACTTTGGGGGGAAAAACTTATAATGCTATTTTTGACAATATTAAATCAACTGCTCCTACCACCACTACTCCTCTAAAGGCGACTCCACCAACACAAAAAACTCAGGGGGTCCAGCAAAATGCTTTTGCCCCTACAGTTCCACAAATGGGGGGATCTAATGAGACAAACTTCCAAACAGGAGGAACTCAAGGCCTCACCTCTACCCCCCAGGCAGGAGAAACTACTACCTCTGTCTCTGGCCTTCAAGGGCTCGCTGATAGCAGCCCTGACGCGGGGACCTTTGCGGCTTCTTTGATGAGTAACCCTGAATTATACAAACAAATGTTCCCCGGGGTTTCTGATGAAGCTGTCCCAAAAGGAGCCTCTCTCGCAGGGCAATTAGGAGATCTTCAGAAAAGACTCGAAGAAGAAAATGGTCTTGATCGAATTACCGAACAATTAGCAGAAGCGAAGAAGGCTGGAACAACTTTAGTCCCTGATATGGGCGACTATATTAGGGGGCGGGATCAGTACATTGCCGACATTGACAAAATGATTGAGGACACTCAATCAAAGATGGCCGCTTCGGATCTGGGGAATCCTGAAACAGCAGCGGTAATGTCTAATTATCTTAATTATCTTTATACCCAAAAAGGGAAACAAAATAAGAAATATATTGACTACATGAGTTCTTCGATTGATGACTTTAACGCTAATATCACAAATCTTAATGACGAGTACAAAAATGTTAGCGATAGAGTGAATAAACTCTTCCAAATCGAAGGAGCTATTACTGAGGAAGAATACAATCGTGAGTATGCTGCATTGACGGCCCTCTATAATAAATTGACGGATGCAGATGGTAGTCAAAGCCAACTGACGACAATCCGAGCAGAAGCTCAATCAGCCCAAATTCAATCAATTGTCGATGCTTCTAAGGTATTGAATGGAGGGGTTGGGGATGCTAATGCCAATATGTATAAGGAACAAAAAGATTACGCTGATACATTTTCTGATCCCAAAACAGGGGCACTTAATCCGGGATTAAACGTAGAAAATGCAATGGCTACGGCTCTAACTCAATCCTATGATGAAAAAACAGGACAGACCTATAGTATTAATGGTCTTCAAAACTTCTTTGCGACAGCAATGAAAAAAGCAATTGAAACCGAAACTGATCCTGAGAAAAAATTCAAGACGGCTAATGATATGATTGCCCAGTTGAAAAATATTGCAGCAAGTCAATATATCCCTAACGCTAAGAATGTGGCAAGGAACATGGCTGACTCTGTCGTCTCTTCTGCGGGGGGTTCCGTCGCTGACTATGTCTCTGAGAACTATGATCAAGTTAGAAATGCCGTAAACGACCTAACCTCGAAAAAGCGATTCTCCTCAACATCTAGGTATACTAATGCTAATATCCAAGAGTGGATTGATAGCCATAAGCAAGACCTTCCCGAGGCCCTCCTTACAGCTATTGCTCAGTCTTATCTGCAGATCCTTGCTGCGGATCCAAAACTAACGGGAGCCCAAATCTTTTCTGGAGAAAATGGGAGTGATTTAGGTAGTCAGATAAACAATATGCTCTCCAGTCAGTGGAAAAATGTAATTATCAATTCAGTTAGTTAACCTTTATTATGCCAACCCTTTACCCTGAAAATACTCAATACTTTGGGGATGATACCTCAAAAAAACTGGCAGGACTACAGAGTAGTCTTTTTAAGCAGTTACAAGAAAAGTTGGCTAATCCGACAACCTCTGCGACGCCAAAGGCCATTCCAAATCCTGCTGGGACTTATACCTCTTTATCTTCGTCCCCATCCTTAAATACAAAACCAGAGGGCGCCCTTACAGCGGGGTCATTAGGGGCCCCCAACTCAGCTAAGATCTTCCCCGCTAGTCAATTAGGAGGAAATATTGATTATTGGAAAAGCAGTACTGCCCCTGGAGCTACATGGACAGGCCCCTCAGACACTTCAAATGTAAATGTGCGCCAATGGCCAGAGGCTCTTGGTGGAGGCCAGTATTTCATTGATCCTACCCAAACGGATAAGATTATTCGATCTTCCAGGACTTATGACACAGCTGAACAGACGATGATGCAACAAGGACTTCCTTCCTATTTATTCCAAATTGATCACATCATCCCTAAATTCTTGGGGGGAACGGATGACCCTGCTAATAAAGAACTTCTTTCAATCATTGATCATGAGAATAAGACAAAGATCCAAGCAGTGGCAAATACTCTCCTTTCTAATGGTAAGATTACAGAAAATCAGGCTCGTTTGATGGCTTTTAACTGGAAAGACAAATCTCCCGAGGGGATCCCCACCCCATATAGTGCTAACGACCCAGAAGGGATTGCTGGATTTATTGACCTCAAAACAGCCGAGAAGATAGCTAAACGCTGGGAAGAAGGTCCGAAGGCTACATGGAAGAGTGTCTTGAAAGAAATTCCTGAGACAATCACCTCTTGGGGGAAAAAGACTCCGATCATCGGGCCAGCACTAGCGGAAGGGTTCCGTGGTCTCGTTAAACAGGGGACACTGGGATTTGCTCCGGTGGGAACAGCGGGAGAATACGAGAACACAGCAGATCAAACTGCTGCGACTATCGGGAATATTGCAGGGAGTACAGCTGGTTTCATTTGGGGGTTTGGAAAATTTAAGGCTGGATGGCAAGCGGTAAAGATGGGGAAGCAGGCACTTATGGGGATGAAGGCCTTAGAAGCAGCCGAGGGAGCTGGAGTAGCTGCAGGGATCGCCTCAAAAGGGGTGAGTCTTTTAGGTAAACTAAAAATGGGAGGGGGGACTCTTAAGGCAGCAAGTCTTGTGAAGGCTATTCCATTTGTTGGGGAAGGGGGGCAAATTGCTGTAGATGGGGCTCAATTAGCAAAAATGACAAGAGCCTTTACTACCCAAAAAGTTTTATCAGATATGGGTCTCCTTGCTACTTACGGGCAATTAAACAAGCAGGATGCTCCCGGCCTAGAAAACAGGATGACCCGGTTTATGGCAGATGTGGCATTTGGGGGAATTTTAGGCACTGCTGGGCAGAATTTAAAGGGATACGCAAGGGTTGGGGCAGGAACAATGACTATTTCAATGATTAGTTCGGCATTTTCTGGAGCTAAACCAGAAGACATCATAAAAGATTCAATTCTTAATGCCGCTATCACTACATCTCTCCATGGGATGGGGTATCGGGGATCGAAACAAGCAGCAGCTGCTCAAAGGGAGGCGGTTGATCTTGCGGCAAAAGACGCTGCGAATAGGGCTGCTGTTGAGTTCTTATCTCCTTATAGTGGTGGAAAATTAAAGGTGGGAGAACCTATCCCTAAGATGACTGAAAAACAAGCGCTGACCCTCCAAAAAGAAGCTTTCGAAAATCTTGATAAATTAATCAATCTCCAAAAAGGGTGGGATCCTGAAGACGTAAGTCGTGCGAGAATAGGTATTACTGTTTCAACGAGGCAACTTTATAAAAATTCACTTCCAAAAATTTTGAGTGAAAAAGCTGATATTGAAGACTTGCTGTCGATTGGACAAAAAGTAAAAAATAAGGAAAGCCTAAGAAGCTCTGATCCTACAACGCCTAAAAACCTTTATGATTTAGCCGATAGGGTCAAATTAGGGGAACTTAGTATTGATGCCTCAATCCCCAATGAGGGAAAATTCCCCACAGGAAAAATTCCGATTACTGGGATTGCTGAACAAATCTCCCCGACAAACAAGGCGAATCTTGAGAGATTCTTTGATGCAACTCAGGGGAAGAGTGGAGAAAAGGCAGAGCGGTTTGTAATCTTGACTGATAGAAGTGATCTCCGTCCTCTCATTGAAAAACAAAATTCATTAATTAGCGAAGCCCAGATTGCTTCAATGGATAAAAGGCCTTCTCAGAATCCTCAAAATAATGTTCAGGCCTTTGGAATTGTTTATGACGAAGCAGGGAATGCCTCAGCCCTTTCTTTAGGGTGGGTTCCCCGTAAGTTTACATTAAATGAGAGTAAGTTTAATCAAAACGCCCGGGTAAAATCTCTTAATGCGAGATACCCTGATCAGCCCCAACTAGAGCTTTTTGATCCAAGTTATAATAAAGACGCCATTGCTGAAGGAATGAAGGCTCAGAAGACACCCTTTGTCGTGGCAAAGGTTGAAGCATTTACTAGAAATGCTACAGAAAGTAAACAGCCTTACTTAGAAGTGAAGATATCTGATGCCGGATGGAGGAAAGGTCAAGAATTAATGGCAAAATTAAATAAAGGAGATACCTTCAGGGGACTTGATGATTTAACAAAAAATGTTAACGCCGTAAAAAAGGTGAGTGAGAATATCAGTGAGGCACGACTAAAAACAGCCTTGATGGCAAAAGAGGAATCAACAAGGGTTCTTGATGATATTGAAAAGAATCTGGCGAAGGGCATCTTAGTCCCAGAGACCCAGATGACAACTATCCCTACAACAGAAGCTTCCTTGAAAGAAGTTTCTACTCCCGTTGTCGCTGCAAAAATTACAGGGATCTTTAGGAGTGGAGCAATCTCAAGACCGTTTACTTCAGCAAAAACCGGTTATTGGAAACCCGAGGGGAATCGCTGGGACTTTATCCCCGGATTAAAAGAGCCGGGGCAACCCTCAATTTATATGGCAAAACCAAAAAAGGCTTCTGTCCAAAAAGTTGATATTCCTACGAGAAAAAATATGGTTGATACCGTTAGTAAACAAATGTTCCAGGCTGGAGATGATCTCCTTGAGAACTACAAAGTCCCTAAGAGAGAGATGAATAGAGATGCTTATACTCGTTATCTAAAAGGAGTTATTGATTCTGTTGATGTTAATATCCCCAAAGGAATGGGATTCCAAGACTATCAAGCGGCAAGGACAAAAGTTCAAGACAGGTTGAGAGTTAAGGCTACTCAATATGTGGAGGAGGCTTTTGATCCAAAAAATGAAATAAAGTTCTCTGACTTTGAAACTCCAATAGGAGAAAATAAAAGGGTTCATCCTATAAAAGCTCTAGCACTAGAGTTCGAAAAGGAGGGGCTAGATCCCGAACGGGCAATGGTAGCAGCGATTAAGAGGGATACCGAAATTAAGTTAGGGTTGAAGGTGGCAGAAAAGACTCCAACAACCCAAAAGTCTTTTGACCCTCTTGCTAGAGAAGGTCTCCAGACACTGGGGATAAAAGCGTGGCATGATAATACTATTGGACATCTTAAAAATACCCCTAAAGATAATTACTCTTATGGGTTTGCTAAGACCATGGATGAGGGGTTAAAAAAAGCGTTTGGAGAAAAATATTCTACAAATTGGAGTCTTAATTCTTACTTTGATATGACCACTAATATAGGGAAGATGATGTGGGGCCCAAGAAACATCTCCGGAACCTTAAATGAAAATAAGATGCCAATTTCCCAATTTAAGCAATTCTCCAAGGCGGTGGAATCAAAGAATTCCCAGGCAATCCATCAAGCAAGCGTTGAAAGGAATAGGGCCCTTGACCTCGCTAGCCAAGGAAGGACCCCTCTTGGGGCTTCTGAGGCCGAAGTAGAGGCCGCTCAGTCAGGGTTGCGTCTTAAGGATGCCACTCAGGGTGAGGGGATAAACTTCACAGATATGACAAAGGGAGAACTTAATATCTTTAAAGGAAGAATCTCAGCCGAGGCAGATGGTAATTATTCTGCTGAGCGGGGGGCAGATGATGCTAATCGCTTAATCTGGGATATTGTGAATCGCTATAATAGTAACCCTAATGTTAAGACCCCTGCCAAGAGGCCTTATATGGCTCCAATCTTAGAGGAAGTAAAGGCGGAAGCCTCTACTTACAGGAATGAGAATAAAGCCGTGGCAAAAACAAGTAAGGGGATTTTAGCCCTGGGCGACAAGATTGCTTCGATCGTTAGAAGTATTAAAAGTATGGAGAAACTCGATAACGAAGGAAAATTATCGGAGAAGATTAAAAAACAATTATCCGCGAATCGTAAATTAAAAGAAGATCTTGCAAAGATTCAGGAGATGCTTAAGTCAAGAGGGGGTTAATTCTCTTTCCTCCGCGTAGTTACGGGCTCCACTATAATGTTTGTGTCCACAAAAAGGACAAACAACCGCGAGCCAGGCATTGTAATTCTTCCTTGGATCAAAAGTTAAGGGGGATTTTTTCCCACAGTTACGACAAATAAAGTCCGGAAAAGGACTCCCCCCCTTGGAAACTCGGAGGTCTATTCGTCGATAGTAGTAAGCTTTCTTAAAGCAATTACGACAACAGTATAATTGTTTATTTTTTACGGGAATAAACTCCCTCCCGCAGGTGGCACAATTTCTTGTTTGCATTGCAGGGAACCTCTCTAGGAATTGCCCATGTGTGAAAATTCATTAAGTATTCCCTTCTGAAGTGATTTTAAACTATTGATAATCTGTTCAACATTCTGGACATGCGCTCTTGCGATATTATAAAGATGATTTTCTTCCGTTGCTTCTGCAAAAATCTTTGCCTTTGTACTCGTGATCGCTTTACCATTCTCATCAACCCGATTCTCGATATCTCTTGCAACTAACGTAAAATTTCTTTCAGCTGTAACCATCTGCATATTGTAGTAACAAAAATGTTGTGCCATCCTCGCAATTAACTCTCCCACCTCTTCACCACTAACCTCGCTTCTTTTATATTCGGCCATAAAATTGTCCATGTCCACTTGGTATCCTTCTTTTTCCATATTTTTTATTTTTAATTAATTATTAATTTCGACCTTTAATTTTCTAAACAACCCTCAGGGGTCCAGTCTTCGTCATAGATATACTGGCCGTTCAGGTGACCAAGCTCATGCTGGACAATCTGTGCGTCCTTACCTGAGAGTTCTATCACCCCAGGGGTTGTTAACGTGACATTCCCATCAATATCCTGAATGGTTTGGCATTCAAGGGTAATTTTATGGAATCGTTGACGAATGATTGGCTTATTATTAGGAAAAGATGAACAGGCCTCCTTTTTGTCAACATAAGCTTTAGTATGGTTTATTATAACGGGATTGACAAGTATCTTCGCCTCTGCTGTGACAAAAAACCTTAATGGTCGAGTGTCATTAATCTGACTATGGGCAATAGCATAAGCCCCAGGATAAGGGCCATTCTGGGTGAAGCAGAGATTGTACATAATCTTGGCGTCTTCCACTAACTGTGGGAGGTCCTTATCTGTAACAGGAATGCTTTTTAATTTTGTTGGCGGGACAAGATACTTCAAGAAATTAATAGCCCCCTCTTCTTTTGCGGCTTTTGTTGCTTTATTATCCATTAGAATTGCTCAAGCCACTTCTTTAACTCTTCGGCTTGAATTTTTGTTAAAACGACCTCCTCATAATTAAGATTCTCAAATCCAAGAACATAACTTATTGCCTGTTTAATCCTCCAGAATAGGGGCATCTTTCGATCTGCCTCTACTACGGTTGCCCACATATAACCAAAATCATCATCCCACAATTCAAAGGCCACAAAATGCCCTTTGCTCCCACAATTACATTCGAGTCTTAAGTCTTTTTTCATAATTATTATTGTTAAATCCAATAATCGGAGCATCGACCCATTTCTCATCTAAAAAGACGTCATCAACCTTACATTTTGATTCTTTTTTCATCGCGTCGGAGGCAGAATTTGCCATAACAAACTTCCTAACAATATATCTTTTTTGAGGTAATTTTTTAGCCATTTTCGGTTGTTGATGTTCCATTAATTTTAGTGACGATTATTTTATGGTCGAAGAGGTCCTTAATGCTTCTTAGGTGGGAGATGCAGATGGTCTGTCTAAAATTTCTCCTTAGTTTTTCAAGGACATTAGAAAAATCTTCTGTTGATTCTTCATCAAGTCCAATAAAGAGCTCATCAAAAATTCTAAATCCAACTTTCTGAAGAGTTGCTAATGCTTCAGCGATAGCTACGGTGATCTTTAATTTTTGACCCCCAGAATAGTTATCGAAATCAAATTCCTCCCCTACTTCATTATAGATATTAATAAAGAGACCTTCAAGCATTGTTTCCCCATTATTGGCTTGTCTTTGTGTTTCAAGACGGATCCTAAAATCAGAAAGTTCTCCTAGGATTTCATTAATCTTCTCTTCTAAACGGGGAATAAGATAGTCAACAACAACTGTTTTTACTCCTTTCGGGGAGAAGGCTTCTTTTATGAGAGAGAGAACCTCGACTTTTTCAGTGACCTCAAGGAGTTCCTGTCTTTTTGTCGCAATTGACTTTTGGCAAATTTCAATAGTATTTTGAGCTTGAACCGCCACGGCAACTTCCCCTTGAAGAATAGCCAATTGAGATGTAAGTTTCTCCTTTTGTTCTATTAAATTTTTTTCCTTCAAGACATCATAACTTCCTCGGTATTCATTAAGTTTTGCCTCAAGCGCGATAATTGTACTTTGGCAATCAGAGGCAGAAACGTTGACCTCTGCGCAATTGGTCATCAAAGAACTTAACTCCCCCTCATAAGTGGGAAGTTGTTCCCTTTGGCTGAGAATCATTGCTTTCTGGCTTTCTAGATTAGGGATATTCTTAACCAACCCTTTTAGCGTGTTATACCTCTCAAGGGCCCCCTCGGCGAGAGTGACCTCAGGGCCTAAGGCACTTAGGGCTTCTTCGTAGACCTTCTTTTGTCGTTCTTGTTCTAGCTTTAATTCATTTTTTTGTTTTATCTGTCCCTCAAGAAACCCCATCTGAGAACTTATTGACTTTGTCGATTTGTAGGAGTGATTACAAACGGGGCAAGTTTCCTCGATTCCCCCATCAGTCATCAACTTAATCAATTGTTTATTGATTTCTCGAATTTCTGAGTCATAATCATAATTATTAACCCTGAAATCAGACATAAGAGAACTCCGTTTCAGTTTTTGTTGATAGATTTTTTCCTGGGTTTCTTCGAGTTCCTTTAGCTCATCTTGATATCCAATTAGTCCTAGTAATTGATGATCGACATTATTAAGATCTAAACTCTTAATCGTCTCAATCTTGGCTTTAATCGTATCAATTTGATCCGAATAAGTGCGTTGTTGGTACTGAAAGGTCTTTAAAGCAGAAGTCTCGGCGGCAAGTCCTCTTTCAATGGAATTAACTTCCTCCTCTTTTGCCTTCACTATTAACAGTGAACTATCAACCTCTTGAAGGGTTTTTTGGAGTAAAATCTCTTGTTCCTTCTTTTGTTGAATGTCCTTTACAAGGGGCTCTGTTTCTTTGATTTGGTGTTCAAGTGACTCAATTTGGGTAACCGCCCGCACTCTTCGCTCCCCCTCGAGGCTTAATTGGTCGCGGGCGCGTCCATAGTAAAGATCATAGTCCTCAGCACTGATTACTTCGAGGAGGAGGTCTTTCCTTTTATTAGCTGGCTGTCGGACGAAACTCTCAATGTTGTCTTGCGGATAGGCGACGCTGTTGATGAAGAGCGAGTAGGACGCCCTAACGATCTTGGTTTCGATAAAGTCTTGGATTTCTTTAAGACCTGTAATCTGGAGAGGAGTGTATTTAATTCCATCATTGGATTCCTCAAGGCTAAGGACATGCTTTCCTTTATCGCTAATACTTCTTTCAATTCGGTATTGGACAACTTTGTCATCGGAATCATCTGAAAGGTCAAGAATAACTTTAGCCACTTTTTTGCCTCTTTTGACGAGATTACGGTTGTCTGAACGGCCTTTGCCATAGAGAGCCCAGATAATCGCTTCTGGGATCGTTGATTTTCCCGAACCGCTGCGTCCATCAATGAGGAACTCCGAATTACTTTCGAACTCGATTGTCGTTTTTTCATGTGATAGGAAATTATTAATTTGTAATTTTTTAAGTATTATCATTTTTTAAAGATTCAATAATTGGTTCAACTTCACTAGGCCCAAATATCGTCTCAGGGGTATTAACCCAAGCCATAACTTCTTGTTGTTTCTCTACCGGGAGGTGAAGGTCAATAATCTTCTTGATAACATCAGCCTTGGCTAAGGCGACGTCAGCGGGTGAGTAGACTCCACTAATGGAAGGAGGGAGCATCTTAAACTCCACAAAAATTTGTTCCCCGCAGTGAGGGCAGATTCTGGGAGCGATTGTTTTTATTTCATTGTCCATAGTACTTATATTAGTTCGGGATTTTCGTAGATATTCCCTATAATCTCATAATCTTTTACGAGGCTAAAGACTGCTTCCTTGTCTTTCATTTTTAGTCTCCAAGCCCCCTTTTCTAAATCCCATGAGACGGTATAAATAGACCCCTCTGAATCACCCTGTTGAGGAGATCTCACAATATCCCCTTCGTAAACTTCTATTCCATTAGAATCACTTACTCCCGTATACTGCAATATTCGATGGAAGTTATCACTCACTAAAGCCTCAGTTGGCCAATCTTTTACGATATCTGGATCAATCATTCTTTTTTCTTCTTTTCTCCAGACCTTAAATTTAATTTCCCTTTCCATGTTTAAATTTGCTTAATTAATAATTGAATAACTTCTCTTTGGGCTCCTGTCGTCTTGAACTTGTCATTGACGCAGGCTTGCCCCACTTGGGCTAATCCGAAACCATCACAAAGATTATCGTCATCGAAGGAGACTCGGTAGCGTTTATAGGTCTCCAGCATCATCTGGTCCTTTTGGGCATTACCTTTTCCTGTAATGAATTTCTTTAAGGTGGTGGGGGCAACGATTAAGAAATTTGTACCCTCCTCCTCTAAGTAATCCCTCACGAGATAATTCAATCCGGCTAACTGGACCAATGCAGTTGTGTTTCGCGCCATGAAGGCTAACCCCTCAATGACTACGACCTTTGGTTGGTTTTTAACAAGGAACTTAATGATCTCTTCTTTAATCTGTTTTATCCTTCTGATTTCGTCTAGGGGGCGAGATCCTCCTGGCTTAGACTTAATTAATTTTTTGTCAGACATCTTTCCGTCTTTAGTGGCGACGAGCCCTGTCCCCGTTAAGGATAAATCAATTCCGACGGAAATTGTGTTCATTTTTATTTTTTCTTAAAATAACCCGTTGACCTTATCCATGGTTGAGGGACGGCAATTTGGATAACGGATGGAGTTGCCCCCCTTTCTGACTTATAATCATCGACCTCTTGAAAAATTGCTTCCACCTCCATTTCTTTAAATAACTCTCCCAAGCCACTCGGTGAGAACCGCCAGTAGTCATCTGGATGATGATGAATATTCCAAGACCATGGGACGGTAACAAAAAGATATGCTCCAGACTTGAGTGACCCAATAATATTCTCGGCAACAATGAATGGATTACTAGTATGTTCAAGCAGATCCATACAAATTCCGAGATCAAACTTCTTCCCCTTAATGGGCTTTCTTAAATCAACCCCATTATCAAAATCCAACATATGATAATCCTTTAATCCCCCTGTCTCAAGTAGTTGCTGAACAAAATTTGCCCCAATCGCCTCTGTGCCCCCATAATCAGCGACCCTCATATCATCCCTTAAAAAGGGTTGATGATTGTTCAGAAAATTCTGTAAAGATTTTATTGATGTTACTGTCATATTAAGTTCTTACTAATTCTAATCCTTTCATTAATTTTTCCAAGTCAACCTCTTTTTCTTTGGCATAAATTTCGAGGAGGTTCTCAATATTAAAATCAAGAGCTCCTTCAATATGGACCTTTGTCCTTTCCCGAGGATACTGCTCAACTATTAGATAAGCATCGTACTTAGATAATTCCTCCTTCAACTCATTAATCTTAATATTCTTATCAGTGATGATGACCTTAACGATATTGTGAGGATTTGCTAAGACGGCCTTTTTCACATAGTCAATTGTTGGGTTTTCAAATTTAAAAATGGCTCTCCCCGGTAATCTAATTTGTTCAACTTTTAATTTCTTCCCAATCTTCCAGATATATTTATCCATTTCCCCAACCTCATTACAAAAAATACTCCCTGTGACAATAACATTATCGTCGTGAGTTGGGGTATGAATATGTCCTCCAACAACCAGGCCGTATTTCTCTGCTAATTTTTTTCGCGGTAAAACAGGTTCATCAAAAATATTAGTTGAAATTGTTCCAGCCTGAGTGTCCGACATGGCGTGATGGTGGAAGAGAATGTCTGCTCCCTTAAGTCCTCGCATTATTTTTGAAGTTGCTTCACTATTCTCTTTAACCCCAAGCTCAGCTTTGGTTGAATAAGGGAGGAAATCCACCACATACTCGCCAAGTGGCCATGGAGAGAGCTTTGTTGTGCAAATATGCCAGTTAACTTTATTCAGTTCTTTCAGGAAGTCAAGCGCACTCTTTCCATTGGCAGAAGTCTCGTGATTCCCTCTCAGGAGGTAAAGATCTTTCTTTCCAAAACGTTCCAAGAAGGCAACAAATTCCCGAATGACCTCAGAGGAATTATTCCGGCCATTTAATTGGTCTCCCATAAAAACAATATGGTCACAATCTTTTAAGGATTCCACAATAAAATCGAGGGTCTCCTTCTTTTCGCTAAGCCTACGATCCTTAATATAGTCCGCATAGCCAAGAGAATCTTTAAAATGTAGGTCACCGATTACGCCGATCATTTGATTTTTTGAATGGTTAATTTATATTTTGCACAAAGTTTAATTCGTTCTGGGGGTATAGGACGCGTAACGATTAAGGCTGGTTCGCTTTGATGATAAACCCAATTTCCAATAGACCCTAGATGTTTTAAGATTAGCATTTCCCCATTTACACTACAGATGTCGCTTTGAGGAAAGGAGACTTTTAATTCAACTATTTTATTTTCTCCTTTTAAAGCCATTTGTCTCATTATTGTTCCGAATTTAGATTGGGATTTTATTCGATTACTCCAGACCCATGTCCCCTGAGTTTTTCCAAACTCCCGGGTGTCTAACTCTCCTGGGCAAAATCCTTCCTTCTTAATCTTCTTCCAATTTTGATCAGTAGTGTAATGATACCCATTAAGAAGCTTCCCCGTGCCACCTTCTGGACCCCCTAAGGGGCCCAGAGTGGCCGATCCTTTACGCCATCGCCTCCAGAGCTGCGATAATTTGTCCATAATTTACAGGAAGAAATGCAAGGCCTGTAATCTCCATAACCTTATCTTTAATCATACTGGCATCTCCTGACACTCCCAATTTTACAGACGCTAATTCCTGGATTTTTTCGATTTCCGTTTTTACTCCCTCAACCTTTGCTTCAGCGGTTTGATTTTCAGGGAATGATCCGAATGCCCCCCATCCATCTCCACCTGTTGAAGGAGCGGAGTCTTCTTCGTCTCCACCTTCTACAGGCATTGAGGTGGCCCCAAGCTTTTCAGCTGCCCCTAAGCGGGTGGCCTCCTTTTGCTGAGCGATCCAATCAGCGTTGACAATTTTTGGATCTTGCCAAATTGAAATAATCTTAGTGTCATTACCTGTTCCGTTTCGGGCAGGCAGGTTCTTGGTATATTTAAAACCAATAATTTGGCCAAGATTAACATGGGACATCTCGTCATGGAAGATCTTCTTGGTGTCAAGAACTCCAGTCTTAATAATTGTCCCGTCCTCTGCTAACAATTCGTAAACGGTTTGAGGCATACTATACTTATTAATGGCCTTACTCTTTCCAATATAAGTTCCTTGAACGGCATCGCCAATTTCCTTAAATGTGGCCCAAACAGTTTGGGTAATTTTACCTTGAGAAAAAATATCTACTGCTGTCATGTTGTTTATTGTTTATTAGTTAGTTTATCCAGCCCCTCAAGGCTGGAAAGGTCTCCTTCGTTAGGACGCCTTCTTTATAATTTTTTGGAACGTTTCTTCGGGGCGTTTTTCTACTTTGAACAAATCGGGACAAACCCGATCCACTAACTGTCGACCAATCTGGGCTACAGATTCAGTTAGTTCCTCACAAGATTCAGTCAATTCCCTTTTTGAGATATATCGGTTCATTGCGATATCCGCGAAGGGACTTGTAATGATGTGGGCAATTTCGTGGGTCACCGCAGACGAGAGGGTTACAAGCTGTTCTTCTGCGAAGAGTTTGGAGGCAAGGGGAAAAATATTAATATACGCACTCTTGTAGGCTTTGTTGTACTGGATATCGAAAGCGATTTCTCCTTCTTTTCCACTTCGGGGGTGATCAACCTCATGAGTCTGAAAGTAAATGGAAAGGTTCCCCAGTCCGTAAATTTCAATAATCTTAGGGACAATCCTTTTCATCCATTTTTCTAACTCATTATGGGGAAGAGAATCATAACCGATTTTACCTTTATTTTCCTTTTGTTTCTTCATATTTTTTATTTATTATAGAGCCATTATACTCCCAAGCTCCTTACTTGTCAACTAATTATTTGGGGATAACTTCTTTGGAGCAAGACGCCACATAGAGTCCGTTCCACCAATTTAACACGTCCCCATTCCCCCGAGAGGGGAGAAACCATTGATGGTTAATTCTGATATTAAGATCGAAGATTGCGTCTTGGGTTCCCTTCCGTACTTCTGGCCAATTATAGTCATCGACAATAAGGATAAAATCTTGGGCTAAGGCTTTAAGGTATTGCGAAATTGCCTTGTACTGTTCTTCCTCTTTATGCCCCCCGTCGTAGAAATAGATATTGATATCATTTAACCCTTGGGCTTTTTGGTTGATAGTGAAACAATCCCCCTCAAGAAAATTAACTCCACCCTTTAAGAATTTTTTTGTATTTTTCAAAAAGGCTTCTTTTCCTCCCTCGAAGATAGACCAATCATCAATGGCACAATGAAAGTCCGGCTTATTCTGGTAAAGAGCCGAAATCAAGGTTGAACCCTTCCATGTTCCAATCTCAAGATAGCGGTCACCCTTTGCCACTAGATTATTGAGGAAATGTCGAATCTTTGGACTCGACATCCCCTCAATGGCAAGAATATCCTTAGTTAACTTTGATTTTTCTTTGACAGCCTTTTTAAGAGCACTCTCAATTTTCTTTTGGTATTTATCCATATTAGAACCCTGATTTAACTAATTTATATTCCATCCAAGCAGAAGACAGAAGGCGATTTTCCATTGTAATCTCTCCTTTCTTTTTTCTTCTCTCTTCTAAGGTATGCCAAATAATCTCTCCTTCCTTTTCTTCCCCTAATTTCTTGAAGACAACCTCTCTTGCTTTTTTCCCTGGGATTAAACTGAAAGTGATAGTAGCCATGTTCCCTCCAACATCCTCAGCACTAACAAATAACACCTCTTCTCTTTGCGGATCTTCAGACGGTCTCATCCCCCCAGTTTTTATTAATTGGTCCCTCATAGTCTTTGGGGCCTCAGGATCAGCAGAGAAGGTGGAGGCCCAAGCCTCGCTAATTGTGACAAACATTAATACGGGAGGGAAGTGTTCTGTCGCCAGGACTCGAGCCGCAATTCGACAAAGCTCTCCTCTTTCTTCTCCACTCTTTGCTACCTCAAGGGGTAGCCCCATTACCTCCATATCCCCCTTTTTATCAGGTTCAAGGATAGCAAAAAGTCTTGGAGGCATTTCTGCGCCTCCTTCAATTGTCTTAACGGCTGCCTCGGTTAATTTCAAGAATGTGTCTTGGATGGCTTTAATCGGGGTTAAGGTTTTTTTTGTTTTTAGCTTCATTGTTATTTATTTGGATTCTAATTTGTTCTGTCAATTCGGGATTCTTCTTCAACGCATTCTTGGCATTCTCTCGACCTACTCCAAGTTTTTCCCCATCGTAAGTATAAGTGTTACCAGTCTTAGTGATCACTCCGATCTTCTCACCATAGTCGAGGGTGTCTCCCTCTAGGTCTATCCCTGTCCCATAGTAGAGGTCGATAGTCCCGGTCTTAAATGGGAAGGCACACTTATTCTTTACTGCGGTAATCTTAAGGGTGGAACCAATGACCTCATCTTTTGAATCCTTAATCTTATCCACAGTGGCTACACTTAACCGGACTGAGGCATAGAATTTCAGGGCTTTGCCACCGCTAGAGGTCTCCTTAGGGCCGTAGATGACTCCTACTTTGCTTCTAGTCTGGTTGATGAAGATAACCGAAGTCTTTGATCTGGCAACGGGCCCAGTGATGATTCTGAGGGCTTTAGAGAGGAGTCTGGCCTGTACTGCATAGGTATCCTTAAGCATACTCTTGGAGTCTTCCTCCATTTCACTTTTAGGAACAAGGCTGGCAACCGAGTCAACAATAATTAAATCTACTTCATTTGTTTCCGCCAATGTTCTAATAACATCAAAGGCACTTTCAAGGGTCTCATTTTGAGAGATAATAACTTTAGAAGTATCTACCCCAATCTTCTTGGCGTAATCAGAATCGTAGGCATTCTCAGCGTCAATGTAAGCAACAGTGCCTCCGGCCTTTTGAACCTGAGCCGCGAAGAAAAGTGAGATGGTACTTTTCCCCTGACTTGGTTCCCCATAGAGTTCAAGAAGTCTTCCCACCGGGATACCCCCCCCAAGAAGATTATCAATCGCATAACTTCCTGTAGGGATCATCTCAGTCTTTCCAATAACCTCTTCTTCTGTAATGACAATACTTTCTCCATACTTTTTACGGAGATCTGACATCGCGTCCTTAAGTGTAGGTGTTTCGTCTTTTTTCATATTACTTATTTCCAAAGATAACTAACCTCCAAGGACGAAGAATTGATTCCCGAAACGCTTCGTCCCAGGCAAACCTCATTCTCAACTCTTCACTCCACACACAAGTTGTATCTGGATCATAGGCTCGAATATATTCACAGGGTGACATATACCCTTGACACCCAGAGCTTGAGACCGCTGTAACGGGAGCTGTGGACGGAATAATAATTGGTGGTTCTGGTTCAACTGGGGGTAATTCGTCAATAATACAAGCATCACCCTCTAAATGATAACCTTCCTCGCAAGTGATAGGGATAATTTCAGGAACGCAAGTATCTTCCTCAAGAACAAAACCTTCTTCGCAAACGACTGGCGGAACAACAACATCAACACAAGTTTCACCCTCAAGGATTTGACCCTCTGGGCAAACAATCGGGTCTGGGATAACTGGGCAAGCCTCAATAGTAAATGTCTTGGTGTCTTGAGCCACAACAACCCAGCCCAAGATTAAGCGTCTGACTTGAGCCTTAACGGTATGAGTGCCGACCGGCAAGGTGAAAGTGCCAGCATTCCAGTTTGAGTGATCGTGATGGCGATTATAAACAACCACATCGTCCAAATACACCCGAACCTTACGCAATGGCTGGAGATAAGTGGCGGTGCCAGTAATGGTTACATTTTGCTCGCCACAACCAACCGAGATTGGATTAATGGCAATATTGTCCGAGCTAGCGAACGAGAATAAGGGAGCTAAGAGAGCTAGAGCCAATAGGTATTTTTTCATATTATTTTAATTGACCTGTTAATAATGCTACTAATAAAACTAAATAAATAATTGGTGAAATTAGGATGGTGAAGATAATGGGTTTCATTTGTTTTTAGCTAATAAAACTCCAAAAAGAAATGCTATCAACGTTGCAACAATTACTGGTCCGACATCTTGGGTTGTAAAAAGGCATATTGGTTTCATATTAATGTAACGACTGATTTACTATTTCTAAAACTGATTTACTATTTCTAAAACTTTAAACGACTGAGTTACTATTTCTAAAACTCTATCTGCCCATTCTCTATCTTGGTCTTTTTGTGCTTCGGTCAAAGTGTCATAGGGTAGCCATAATTTCTGCCATCGTTCTAATCTGGCAGGGGTGATATTCTCGGTCTTGGCAATATCTTGACTCCAAGCCATCCATTGATTATGTTCTAATTCAGCTAGTTTTTCTCTCATAGTTGTTTTGTTAATTTAATAATCTAACCAATTGATAATATCATTTTTTCTTTCCAACAAGGGCATCGATATGAGTGGCCATCCCATTCCCCCGTAACATTATTTTTACATTCTAGTGCTGGTTTTAATTTTTTCCCACACATTGAGCAATGATAGGGATCCATCTTTTTTAACTTGTCACCAAAAGATTTTATTAGAGCAAGACTGTGCGCGTAACCATTAGATTCATCGTCACGACCTTCTTTTAAGGCTCGTTTATATTCCTTAAAAATTAAGGTTGTCAATTCATCCAAATATTCTTCTGGGGATTTTTCTTCCGGGGCAATCCAAGCACTAGGGCAAGAGGATGATGATTGTGTTTGTTTTTTCATCTTATTATTTGTTAGGGGTTAACATTTTAATTCTCCTCTCCATCCCATAATTACCATATGTTTAAAGTAGAACCAGAATGTTTTTAAATAAATCATCTCTTTATTTGTTAGGGGTTAATAATTAAACTGCCAAAGTTTTTTCTCAGGTATTTTACAAGTCATTCTGTAATCACTTCCATCATCGCTCAAGGAGAAGTCATTTACACTATATTCTCCACCAGCGTTTCTACATTCTTTCATTTTGTCTTCTGGGAGAATTTTTGGAGTTGGTTGAAAAAATGTGAAGATACCACCGAGAATGATAAGTCCTATAGATAATCCTGCTAAAAAATATTGTGTGTTTGTTTTCATCTCTTTACTTGTTAGGGGTTAAGTGTGGAAGATAAATACTTCTTAAATATAAACATCGGCATTTTCATTTCTTCCATTGAAGAAGATTTTATATATTGGCGATATTCTTCCCACGCTTTTTCAAACCATGGAGCGTTTCTGTATTTGGGTATAAATGTTCTATCTAGTGCTTCACAAACCATTGATGGTAAATCGTTATAGAAATCCTTATTGTATTTTACTGGGTCAGAGGTTTCATCAATAAACTCCTGTGGCGTCCCGAGAATAATGAACTTCGGTCTTTTGTCCGACATTAAACTTTCTGGTATCTCGTTACCAATATAAAGTATCTTTTCTTGAATCGCTTGTTCTATTGTTTTCTTCATATATGTTTACTTCTTAATGTCTAATAATTTAGATTTTCTAACTCTATCGCGAATTTTATCCTGCTGGCTTTGGCTTAGGTGAGAGCAACCGATATGGCGGACACACCATTTGTGCTTATGTCTTTCAAAGTAGCCTTCGTTTGGTCCTACCCATTCTTCACATAAAATACATTTTCCACCAAATTTGTTTCTCATCTTTACTTGTTAGGGGTTAATAATTCAAGGACAAAATTTTTAAACTCTTGAGAATTTTCGCACAAGTCTGGGGTATATTCATCCACTTTCTCCCTCAAATCCGTATAGATATACTCCACAAGAGAGGGGAGAGAGGCGTGGACTTCGGCAAGCATTTTATTAGCTCCCTTTATTTCATTTCTAATATCTCTTACAACTTCCTTGTCTCCCCAGCCTAGCATTTCACTAGCTAGTCTCTCCCTCGGCAATAGTTTTTTTAGGTCTTCAATCATAATTAGCAAGTACTTATTGGATAATTAGGGTAAAAAGGTTGTTGGGGTGATGTTGGGTGGTTGGGTGGAATATAGGGAACAGGATTATTCTGATGAATATAAATGTGGATTTCCACAATTTGTTTTTCTTCTTTTTTTGTTGTTTTATTTTTCATATCTATTTATTTGTTAGGGGTTAATAATTCCTCAATATCTTTTATCCTGACAAATACCCCGTCATCTTCTCTCCCTTTTTCCATCTTAATATAAAGTATATTCAATTTTTTAACATTCTCCCTCAAATCCGCATAGATATACTCCACCAAAGAGGGGAGGGAGGCGTGGACTTCGGCCAAGGCTTTGTTGTAGCCTTCTTGGGCTCTTATTGTCCACCAATTATTATTGTGTTCTGCTTCTTTCTTCCTTGGCAATAGTTTTTTTAGGTCTTCAATCATAATTTATTTTTTAATTTTGATAAAAATTCCTCGGCAATTTTAAGTAGGTCAGCTTCTTCAATTCTTAGTGGTCGCATTTTTTCTTCTAGGTCGTGGAGTCGGTGATAGAGATTTGTCATTGTGGTTTCACCATATTTTATTCTGTCTAAGATGATATCTCTTTTACTTAGAGGAATGTTCGCATATTTCCTAAAAAATTCTTCAATCTTCATATATTATTTCCTGCCTTTTTAGGGGAGGGGGTTAGAAAGCTAGTTCTTTTAATTTCTCAACAAACTCTTTGTATCCCATATCGATATGTGCAATGGTGTCTCCATCTTCATTGGAGGGGAAAATTGTGTTCAAAATCTCAGCTAATAATTTTTCTTTGCCTAGAGTTTCCATATTTTTATTTCTTGAACATCAGTTCTGCTGAATCAGTGATATTTTTCATTAATTTATGAAGAGGGCCCTTAATGAAATAATCCCTGATTTCCCTTAAGGCTGGAACGACTTCTTCAAGGGACTTACACTCCCTCCACCCCCTCCTTAAACAAGTTTGATAAAAATCTTCAATGGCATCTTCTGGAGAGCGATGGAAAGTCCGATTTCCACTAGGATAACCTCTACTATATTCACACCCAGAAGGGGGGCAAGTGGTTAGAATATACTGATAAGGATCACAAGAAATAACAGCCCCCGTCTTCCCCCGATAGGGGATACGAATACCTTTGGATTCTCCCTCTTCGAGAGACCCTTCCTCTTCAATATCCTTAATTTTTACTATTTTTGTTTTCATTTTTCCATGGTGGAGCGTAGTTGCTCTTGATTAACCCACTAGCCATTAAACTTTGGCACTTTAAGCAATAGATACACATATGTCCCTGCTTATTTTTTTTACAATATCGGCAGAGCTCATCCTCGTTAGATGATTTCTTGGTAGTCATCGTGCTTACTTGTTCTAAACCACTGATAATATTCAATCTGTTCTTCCCCCTCATGAATAATATGCAGGGGGAGGCCCAAGAGCAGACGATGAATGTTGTAGAGAATTCTTCCCACTCGTCCATTCCCATCCTCAAAAGGGTGGAGAGATTCGAAGAGAATATGGAGAGTCGAAGAAAGATTTGATTTTGATAATGGGTCCATTTTTTCAATCTCAACAGCAGTCTCGATCGCATCAATGGAATCAGTCGCCCATTCTTTTAGCTGAGCCCTTAGAAGATTCCCATCAATAAAAATCTTTCGATGGCCTCCAATAAAAACATCACAGTCTCTTAATTTTCCGGCAATTCGAGGGTTAAGATGCCCCATCAGTTTTTTGTGGATAGTTAAAATATATTCAACTTTCTTCCCCATCCGCTCACGATTTTTGTAAGCATATTCCCAAGCCTCTTCGGCGTCAGCTAAAGCCTCGGCACCATAAACTCCCTCAATCGCATTTGATTCCATTAAAAATGAAGTAACATCTGATTGTTTTAATTTTTTTGACATGACTTAAATATAATTGCCTTTTAATACCTCAAGTAAGTTTCTTAAAAATTTTTTACCATTATCCCCATCCTGCTTAATCACTTTTGTATTAACTTCTACCCACTCTTCCTCACCAACAAGAAAAGGATGTTCTCCTATTAACCCCTCATTAAAATTAACACAATAATAAGGATTGGCTAATATCCTTCCCAGGTCTTCGATTGTTAATGGTTGGTCTCCTTTTAATTTTTTCATAGTTCTATTATACACCCATCATCATTACTTGGCAAGTAACAACCTGTGGATAACTTAATCCAGGTCAAAACTAATAATTCTCGCTGCTAACTGAGCTCGCTTTTTCCAATCTGTTTCAAAAGATAATTGACTCCTCAAATCGTTCTTCTGGATCTCCCCATAAACGTTCTCGAGAGGAAGAGGCTTTTTCATCATAATTACGGCCTCATCAATCTTTTCTTGGGGGACATCGAGTTCCTCTAAAGTTTTTCGAATTAATTCTTCGTCCATGTTATTTATTTCTCATGAATTTGATAACAATACCGTAAGTCAAGAAATAATAAGTTCTTTCATATCTCCAGTCACAATATTCGGATGAACAATTGTGACTAAAGTAATAAGGAAATTTTTTTCCGACTCTTTTAAATATTTTTATTTCCATCTTATTTTATAGCTTCTACCCAAATCATCTCACTTCTTTGGACAGTATCTTTTGGGTGCTTGGCGGTCTGAGATGGTGGATGTTGGGGGCTATACATCGGATAAATTACCATCTTGATTTTATCGACCTTAAAACCAGCGTGAAAAAGAAGGCGTCCGAGGAAGTCAGGGTTAAAAGGAATATTGTGAAATTCTCCTTCATGGGCCTGATTGCCATAGATTACCTCCATCCAATCTTTATAAACTTTCAAATTAAACTTATTTCCTTTGATATTGGTAGCCCAATATTCTGCAATCTGGTCAAAATTTGTAGTCATTAAACATAATTTTCCTCCAGGTTTAAGGACTCGGTACATCTCATGGAGGACTTTCTCAATGTTAAAGAAGCCCACGTGCTCGATAGCGTCAAAGGATTCAATGTAGTCGGCGTAATTATCCTTAAAGGGGAGGGCGGACATGTCAGCTTTGACAAACTTTGACCCCTTATCGATAACTGCCTGAGCGTAAACTCCCTTTTTAGACTTTAGACCATCAAGGTCAACATACTTGTCGACGTTAATAAAATTTTTTACCAAATGCACGCCACACCCCAAATTTAATTTAATTTTTTTTTTCATTTTTTTTATTATTAATGTATTCAAGGGTTACTTGTTTTAATCCTCCCCCTTTATCTATTAAGATTTGATGGACTAACTTATGACAAGATTGACAGAGGGGGACAAGATCTTGAGGTCTTTCCCTCCCCACCTTTTTGTACGTTAGGTGGTGAAGTTGGATTCTTCTCTTTGCTCCACAGGCACTGCAAATTCTTTCCCTCTCCCGATAATAATCAATTTTTACTTTTTTCCAATGATCACTTTCCAGATATTTCTGATAAACTTTCTTACTTTTAAATACCTTAAGGCTGCCGCTTACTTTTCTAGGCTTGGCTCTTGGAACCTTTTTTTTGATCTCATTTAATCGACCTTCTTTCAAAAATCTTCTCCAAGTAAGCTTTGTTTTCTTTTTTGCTTTGTGCGTTGCCATGTTGGATATTTAAACCCTCGTGAGGCCTGCTTAGCCCTTCGTGGTGAGGTTTTTATCTCAGATTAGTCCTACCCTACCACTCCACTTAAAAATTAATGTCATCAGCGTTAATTTCATCACTTTTTAATTCCTCATGAATATAAGCAATTCCCTTATCGACCATTATCTGTTTAACCTCTGAGGCGACCTCTAACGCGAGGTTTGCTCTCTTCTGAAGAAGTTCATCCCTAACAGCTTCTTCCTCTTTAACGACCTTTAGTTTCGCGGCGACCTCCTCATCGTCACTTAGATGTTCCCATGACTTAGCCTCCGTTAAGCCCCTGTTTGCTACTTCAACTTTTTTATTGGCAAAATCCACGCTTCTATCCAGCAGGATTTGTGCCTTGGTTGATTCTAGTAATAATCCATTATTCATTCTAACACTAATTTCTTTAGAAATTCCAGTCCTTCTATTCTTAAGAATTTTGATTTGACTGTCTTCTTTGTAAATGTCTTCTCCATCCTTAACTCCAGATAATTGACGATTAATCAACAAGACAGCGTCACTTTCTTGAGAAATGGCCGCAGAGTGACCAATATCGTCCATTGTCAGATTATCCCCATTAGCCTTTCTTAAATGAACCATCAAGACAATGATAACTTCCTCCTTAATGGCAATCCTCTTAAGTTCCCGGCAAATAGCCCCAAGATAAAGGGAGTAGTTAGCCATCACACTTTTGTTATCCGTAGTCGGGACAAGAAATCCCAAATGGTCAATAAAGACAACCTTGGTCTTGTATTTTTCCTTAGCTTCGATAATTTTCTTTTCAACCCACTCAACTTTTCCAGAAACATTCCTAATTGGGGTATAAGTCATAAGAGTGTCATCAGCTCCCATTTTAGTGAACTTAGCCCAAAGTTCACGGAGTAGAACTTCATAAGATAACCAAAGGCTGGGAATCTTGTTCATAGCCATATTGAAGGAGAAGGTCTGCGCAAGTGTTGTTTTCCCAAACCCAGACTTCCCAGTAACGACAATTAGGTCCCCCTCCTTAAATCCCCCACTCAGAGCTTCATCGATCAATTCGAAGCCACACGGGAAGTTGAGACTGACATCATTCTTAAGGCGGGCGACAACCTCGGACATAGGAAGGACAATGTCTTCCCCCTCCTCTTCTGGCTGAATACCACTTAAGGCTTTTAATTCCCTATTCGTGATAGAATTGAAAACCGCCCGGAGCTCTGTCTCATGAAGGGGTTCTGATAACCCCTTATTCCAGTAGACAACCATTGGCCAAACGGTTGCCCCCCAGTCTGGCTGCTTAAAAGATTTTAAGAGTTTCCCGACTAATTGGGCGGCAGCTTTATTCCTTTCTCCGACGGGAACTCCCTCAATAAGGGAACTCCAGTCAGTATTTTTATACTTATGGTCAAACAGATCAAAGTTTTCAAGAGGAAAAGGTTGGAGTTCCTCAATCAAAACCCACTCATACCGGCGCCCTGATTTATGGAGGCTTGGGGCTAAGATGATGTAACCTCCATCTGATTTAATATCAACCAAAGGCTTTACTCCGATCCGACTCGCCAGTCCTTCTGGATATTGATAGAAAAGATGCCATCCTCCAGACCCTGTTTTAGCGGTTAACGTTGGAGGAAGACCTTTCGTACTCCCTTGCTCGATGATAATATCTGGATTATTCGGATCCTTTTTGCAGTCGACATCTACCACTGAGATTCCTGAGATCTTCCCCGTGACGACGGCAATATTTGCCTCTGGCCATTGTGTCCACCAGGCGGTGACTTCTTGCACAGTAGGCAACCTCTTCTGAAACTCAGCCCAAGTTGGGATGAGTGGCGACTTCTTATCCTCACCTGCCCCTATTGGGATAACCGCCCATGATTTTGAGAGGTATTTTAGTGCCTCTTCGAGCATTATCGGGGTCTTTTCTTCCATTAATTCTTCGCGCATATTATTTATTTTTGATTAATCTTTTAATTTTTTAATACGAATTGTGCCTTTTTAAGGGCGGTCTCCAGAGTCCAGTTGTAATGGTTGGCGATAGCATCTTCTTCGCAGGCCTTAAAAACTCTCTTGAGTTCTGGGGGGCTATAGCCAATTAGGGCCATAGCAATGGGCATTAGCCTCCTGACAAGTAGCCGATATTCATCATAGGTTCTAGGGGCCAGATCTTTAGCCAAGAAGTAGTACCCTAAGACCTTACACTTAGCCTCTTTACTTTCCAGGAGGATCCTCAACCTTTCAGGCCAATTGTAATTAGTACGGAGTTTCTCGTTAATTTTACGGGTTACCTTTTTACTGACCTTAATGGGCTCTGTTGTGGCCGGGAGCTCCGCTCCCGTCTTTAACGAAGTTAAAGATAACCTTTTGTCTTCTGTGTTCTCCTTATTCCCTTTTGTATCCTTACGGTCCATATCTTTTACCCGGCTTTTACGATAGATTTTACCCGGCTCCGTGTCCATATCTTTTACCCGGGTATCCGCGTCCATATCTTTTACTCGGGGCATTAAATGGCCTAAAATATCCCTTTTTCTTCCAGCCCCCCTCTTGCTTTTGACCGGAATAAGTTCACTTTTTTCTTTCCATTCAGACTTATCTGCGAGCAAATAAACGTTGGGTAACTGTCGTTTTGTGACTGGGTCTTTTTCCTTTATTATTTGGATGATTCCAGCCTCTTTTAGTGTGGCAATTGCCTTAATTATTGTAGGCTTAGTTAGCCCATGCTGTTCCGCCATTTTCTCAATTGACGGGAAGCATTCCTGGGTATGAAAATCTGAGTGGCGGCTAAGAGAATTATAAACAGCAGTAGCATTAACACCACAAATACGAGCGTAACCATTGAGATACGCGTCATCGATTTTATATTGATCTTTTCTCCGCATATCGCGGACTTTTATCACTCTTTCCTTTTTTTCCATATCATCTAATAAATTTAATTAATAATGAGGAGTAACTACACAAAGGGGCTATGGAACTGCGCCGGTATTTGAAAACCGTTCCTATTTCTAGGAATTCCATAGCCCCTTTGGGCAACTACTATTAAATTTTGATTCAAATTGGCGCGCATGGTCACAATAATACACTCAAAGTAACGAACGGTAAACCTAGTAAAAAGTGGATAACTTTAATTTATTATGTTGTGAGGATTTTTGTAGGCATTGGTGACTTCACCTTTTAGTGATCTCATATTGGCAACAAACGCTCGAGGTTCAACCACTAATTTCCCTTGAAGATATTTTTCTCTGACAGTTTGAAGTTCGGGGACATCATCAAATTTGAAGTAACCGATTGGTAGATTCTTCTCGCCCTCGATCTGGTAATCAATCCCAAGAAGGGGGAAATTAAGAGTTGTTAATGTCGAAGCGAGGGACAGGTCACGGGTGGAGAATATTTTTTGTTCTTCCATATATTTTTATTTAATTTTACTAATACCTTAAGTTTATCATAAGTCCTAAGGTTTTTGCGCAGGTGCTCCGACTTGAACGGAGAGTCACTGCTTTGGAGGCAGTTGGTTTACCATTAACCGACACCCACTTCACTAGGGGATTAACCCTAGTGGTTATATTATTTATTACCACCAATCCCTAAGAAGTTGCCTTTCCCATCTGAGAGAGCGTTCTTTATGAGATAAGCTACTCCAGCGGCGGCTCCTAAGTTAGATAAACGTAACCAGTCGATATTGGTCCAAGCAAATCCTGGCTCAGCTAAAGCGCTTTGCATATAAAGCAAAACCGCTGTGAAAACTGCAACTAAAAGACCTAGGCCTAAATCTCTTAACTTTAAACGAAACATATTTGAAGATTCCATAATGAATTTAAATTATTTTCTGATAAGGGAATATTGGATATCGACCTTTTTATTAGTATAGGCTTCCTCACACTTGATAAGGTTGCTTATCACGGTTGTTATCCTCAATCTGACTAGGGGATGGATTGGTATCCTTCTCGAGTGGGGTAGGAGTTGCCTCTATCCGCTTTTTAAGACCTAATAATTTTAACAAAAATTTAATCATAGTCAAATTATTATTTAAAAGGATCTACTAATATTTTTGTGTTGATACCAGCATCTTTAATTTCTTTAAGTTGTGCCTCAACTTCAGCGAGCCTTCTTTCGTAGTTTGCTTTTTTGTTGAGTAAATTTTTTATGCAGTCTGGTACTTTTTTGGCTTCTCCTATTTTTGTTTTATCTTTTGAGATAATTAACATATCTTTTTATCTAATTATTATGAGCTTGTTATTAATTCCCAAGTTGGGGTTGAATCATCAGTGCAGATATATAGTTTCCCAGAATAATAAGCTACTTCACCAGTTGACCCTGCTGGCCTATTGGCTGGTGTCGCATCTTTGGGGTCTGAATCTAATGTCCTAACTATTAACCTACTTGTAAAAGTTGCTGTTTCGGTTGAAGCTGCCCCTACTTCAACATTCCCGTTTAAATCAATACTTGTGTCAGCAAATAAATCTAAATGTCCATCATCATCGCTTCCGATTTTTACATCAGCATCTCCAAACTCGACATATTTATCAATAGCATCTAATCTCCAATTAGCTCCTGCGACATCGTCCCAAATACCCCAAGCAGTATAGTCTGCCGGGCTAGCACTCATGCCATTAAGATATAGTCCATAAAGCGTAGTCTCACCATTAGTAATACTTGGACTGTTAGGAAAAATGCTTAAGTAGTAACCATAATAAATAGAATCAATCGTTCCGGCAGTTTCCTGCTGAGCAACGGACATATTCACATAATTGCCATAAGCGGTATAAGTTAAAGTATTTCCAGCAGAATCTAGCTCAAAATAAGCATCTATTTGGTTTTGTGTTCCATAATGGTTTAAAGCGACATCGTTATCGCCAGAATAGATACTTTCGTTATTAATATTTATATTATTAGCGGAATAGTTGAAACTACAACCAGTGCCATAAGCGTCTTGTGTCACCGATGACGAGATGCTTGAACCCAACCCAGATATACTTATATATTTATCGTTAGGAGAACCTGTGAATACCGTATCGGCGTTATTGATAACTTGGCTCAACAGTGTGTAACCAAAATTATCACTAACTGCATTTTGCAATTCTCTTTCAATATAAACTAACTGTCCCCCCGTCGTTCCAATATAAGCAGCACCATTTACCCCAATACCCGATGGGGTATCTTCGTCTGGCCATACTTGAAGCGAATAGCCAGGACTTGCTGCTACCCCTATCCCGACCTGGTCTTTAAATTCAGAAATTCCATAAACTGTTAAATCTCCACCTAAATCAGTATCAGTATTAACTATCAAATTACCATTAAGTTCAGTATCCGTATCAACATATAAATTACCTCCCGCACTGATATCACCAGTAACGTCCAGGTTTCCATCAAGGTATTCGTTGCTTGTAATATGAAGATTATCTGCGGTTGTTAATCCTGTACCAGCATCAACTGAAAACACATCACCTAAAGCCAAAGTTAAAGTTGGTGGAGTAGTATAAGTTGCAACTATTGCTTTGCTGTCTGGGTTAGCCCAAGTGTAATCAGCATTTCCATTAGCAGTCCACACACTCTCAGCATAATAATCTATTGTCGGGGTAATCCCTACTTGACTGTTAAACCAAGTGTCTACATAATCATCGTCATTAGTTCCAGGCGATGGATTTGTTCCACCTACGAAGTCAGAGTTTTTAAAATAAAATGTCGAGTAAATATGTATCCCTATAAAAATATTAGTAAGAGCTACACCTAAATCGTCTACGCCATTAGCTCCAGAGGGGACTGGTTCATCAGCTTGGCTTACTCCAACAATATTAAATGTAGTTTTATCAACAAGAACAATCGCACCATCATTAGCACCTGATAGAAAGTTATAATCATAATCCGTCCCCCCATGGACTAAGGGAGCAGAAGTCATTGAGAATTGATTGCTTTGAATTATTAAATCATCGATGATAGTAATTGGTTTATAAAAAGTCCTCTCGCCAGTCTTCTCGACAAGTATGTTAGTTTGTGACCCGTTAATTGGGTCATAATGCCACTCTCTTAGCTTCCCATCTGTATCAGCAATTAATTTCCAAATATTACTTAAAAGGAAATTGCTTTCGGACCCTTGATACATAACGAGTTGGGCTTCTTTTGTATCATCTAAGACAGCAGCGATCACAGCAGAAGTCCCGGAGTCGCTAAAAGTAACTAGCCCTGCATTATCTCCTGTTTTTGGTGTTCTCCACGCCCATCCTTTAGTTGAGGAATTTGCAAAAGATTCAGAATAATATAGATAAGGTCTGTCAGACCCAGTCTCGATATTCTCAACGGTAACCATCGTTTGGTCAGAAGCTGTTCCGTTACCAAGGGTCAAACCCAAAGCCGTTAGGGATTTATAAGTTGATTCACTATCAACTAATCGAAGATCTGTACTTAGAGTAACAAAAGGATCGGCTGATGTATCTAAAGAAAACTCAGCAGCGGTCAGGGTGTGGCTGGTGGTATTAATATTAATCAAAGAAAGGGTATTTTCCTCATCATCAATATTTGTTGCGGCAAGCCCTCCATGGATAAGTAAAGGAGATGTCCCAAGGGTTGAGTTAGTATTAGGGGTAATTGTTGGAAAATTAAGAGTCCCCAGCCCAAACCCGGAAAGGTCTACTTCACTGTTCTCAAATTTAATATATTCAGTTCCGTTAGTAACTTCAGAATCAAAGCCTATAGAGATGCTGTCCCCAGAAGTGGTTGGAGATAATACTGTCCCCGTTCTGTCCCACAGATTTCCAGCACTTTCTAATTCAACCCAATCTCCGTTAGTGACTCCTCCTTGAAGTTGATAATTTTTTGAAGTATCAAGAACATAGACAGTCATTCCCTCAAAACGTTTAATTGCGGAAATAGCGTCCCTAGTAGTCGTTGTGGAAGCGACCATGCTTTCTTCAATCGGGAGTCCAGCATTCAATTTGAATTGTGAGCTTAAGGTTATTGCCATTTTATTGTTTGTAAGTTATCGAAAAAGAAGTTTGGGAAGTCAGATTATTAAATTCGTAAACCCTATAATCTTGGGGGGTCCCATCGAGACCAGTAATAGATTTCGTGCTGACAGTATAGTCTGAAATGATCTCAAAACTATTAGGGTCTAAAATTGAAGTAAGGGCAGGGTAGGCCAGTGGGTAAGCAAAATAATAAACCTGAGAGGAAGGTGAAGTGGTTACCGTTTTATTCCCTGAAGAAGATACAGATTTTGTCAGCCCTGCAATTTGGGAGCCAGTTAATCCTTGAGCTCCCACTCCCCAATAATAAGGATAAACGAAGGTAAAGGTTTTGCTATTGGAGGTTATTTCGGTCGTTCCATCTCCGACATGAGCGGTATAGGTTGTTGTTGTGGCTAGGGTGGTGGGGTCGGTATAATCTTCAGACCCCCCTCCAGGAATAGGGTTGGCCTCAGTCTCAATAAGGGAGGCTCCTCGATAATAGGTGACTAAGGTAATATCATCAGTGTGTTTTACTGTTACTGCAGTTAACTCGACACTGGCTGAGGTATCTCCAAATTCTCTCGTCCCAGTGGAAGGGGAAGTACTAAGGGTTATCCCAGGGGAAACATATGGGTAAAGCATGTAGTCAAGGACCTCCTGGGTGGTAATTTTTGTGGTTCCCAAATCTGTTCCTGCAGTCAAACCTCCGACAGTCGAAAGGGTTTCTCCACTGGGGAGGTAGTCAGAATTTCCTACGAGTCCTTCAAGGTAGGTAAAGTTGTCGTTAATATCCTCCCTTGAGTCCTTCGGCAAATCGTCTTCGTTTATTGTAATTAGTGCCATATTTTAAAATTATTTCCTTACCCCTCAACATTTTATAAAGCTTTAGAGATTTTGATCGCGCTCCATGTTGAGGGGAATCGGTGTTTGTAACTTAAAAGTTAAAACCGCTGATTGTTATTGAAGGTCAGATCTCTTTCTCGAGCTGGCGATGCCTAGCCAACGCCAGCATTGCTTCGTGAAAAATCCGCGGCCGCATAAATGCCGAGGGGTAAATAAACAATTTCTTCACAATGAGCACATTCTCATAATACCATAAGTCCTAATAGATTTGAGGGGGAGACTGACTTATCCCCAACTAGGTACTTGCCAAGTAATGAGGATGGGAGTATAATAGCCGTATGACTAATAAAAATCATGTTTGGGTTATCACGGATACTCACTTTTTTCATAAAAAGATGGAGGAATACTGCGGAAGGCCGGAAGATTTTGGGGGGAGAATTCTGGTTGAGCTGGCAAGTTGTCTGAAGCGGGGGGATATCTTAATCCACTTAGGAGATATCAGTATGGGCCATGACGAGGATGCTCATAATTCACTAAATTTGATTATCCCAGGAGGAGTAACGAGGATTCTGGTAAGGGGCAATCACGATAAAAAGAGTAATAAGTGGTATCTCGAACAGGGGTGGGACTTTGTCTGCGAATCGTTTACTGATACCTATTTTGGAAAAAAAGTCTTATTTTCTCATACTCCAGCCCCAATCGGGGACTATGATATCAATTTCCACGGGCACTTCCACAATAGTCCTAGTTCAAGATGGGAGCCTGAATATGTTAAGAACTTAAGTAAGGGGAAGCATAAATTGTTAGTTTTAGAGGATCATTATTATAAGCCATGGAATCTCCAAGAGATTCTTAAAAATATAACCACGAAATATGTCAAAATTAGAAAAAACTGAGAGTCACTATTCTGCTCAAATGGAAGTTTCTGAGTATGATTTTTTGGAGGTAATTATGAGTGAGGATCCGATTGATAGGGGTCGAATTAAAATTAAATTCCTTGATGGGAGGTGGAGGACTCAAGAGGAGACCATCACAATGTTTGAGGAAGTGATTAAACTAATAAAAGGGCTAAAAGTCTCAAAGTAAAAATGAAAACGATAAATAGAAATGAGTTGTTAGCCAAATATCTTTTGAAGCATAAGAATCTTCGGGTCTGGCAGAATATCAGAAACTGGGCGGGGGAGAGTTTTATTTATGCCAGTAATCTTGCCCGAGATCAAATTGAGCTACCCCCAGAGGCAAGTGCTTATTTATCAGACACTTTTTACTGGGAATAAGGATTATGGCAAATTTTTGTGAAAATAATTTAAGGGTTAGCGGAGATGTCAAAGAACTTAAGGACTTTGTCAAGAAGGTTGGGAAGAAATTTGACTTCAATAAGGTTGTTCCAATGCCGAAAAAATACGAGAAGGGCGAGAAATGGTGGGGGTGGAGAATCTCTCATTGGGGTTGCAAGTGGACTCCTTATACTGAAAGTATCAACGTCGAGTTAGATAACCTTTCTGATGGATCAATTTTTGCCAGTTTTGATACCCCCTGGTCACCACCAGTTGAATTTATCAAGACGGCAAGCAAGAAGTATAAAAATCTTAGTTTCCTCCTTCGCTACGAAGAACCTGGGATGGGATTTACTGGAATAGCTTTAGCGAAAAAAGGAAAGGTCAAAGATTATTGTTTAAGTTATTAATATGGAACAAATTATCAAAACAAAGTTTGACGTGGGGGATAAAGTCTGGGTTATTAATGATCTTTTGAATTACCCTAGAACAAAATTATTCGTCCCGAGATCATGGCATATTTCGGAAGTTATTTGGATTAAAGATAAAAAGAATCCTCAGGGGTATTACTATTACCATCTTTCAGTTAGTAGAGGAAAGGGTAGCGGGATGCCCGTTTCTGATTCTCCTCTTGTCTTGTATGGGGATTATATTCTTCCACTTGTTTATGCGACAAAGGAAGAGGCAGAGGAGGCGATCAAAAATAGAAAAGTAACAATCTCAAAGGCAGATATAGCAAAAAAGTTTAAAATCCAATTAGCAGAATTAGTTATTATCTAATATGGCAAACATCGATCTAACACCAATTCTTATCGAGAAATATGGGAAAAAGACTCATAAACCAGGACGGTACAACGCTTCCGAGCTTTATTCCTTGATTCATGGCCACTGGTTAAAACCTGAAGATTATCTTCATACGGGGTATAATGATGTCCCCTCGATTTTAAGAATGTGGATGGGGATAGGTGGGCATGAACAGATTCAATCACTCTTCCCTGCCGAAGAGTGTGAGATTAAGAAAGAGTGGCAGGTGGGGGATATGACTCTGGTTGGTAAGTGTGATAGATTGCTCCCCGGTGAAGTTTGGGAGATAAAGACCTCGGCCAAAGAAATGGATAAAGCCAAACCATGGGCTGAACACCAAGCGAAATTATACTGTACAATGTTTGAGAGGCCTCAAGCGAGGGTCTTGCAACCAATTGTAACAGAGGGCAAGGTTGTCCTAAAAGAGTTGGCTGTAGTGTATCGAGATGATAAATGGTTCGAAGGGGAATTAAAAAAACTAGCCATTTTCCATCGGAAGGTGCTACAATGTAGTTAACAAGTCGTTAGTGGTCGATATAATGAAAAAAATTAAAAGTTTAATTTGATAATTAATTATGGAAGGAGATATTAGAGACGGGGAAGTTGTCGATGGTGAAAAGGGAGAAGAAAAGAAGTTAAAGGAAACTTTAGCTGAAAAATATAAAAGAGTCGGTTTAACAATAGAGAATTTACTTAAGGCTGAAGGCCTCCAGATGGATGTGATCCACCAGGTGTTCTTTCGCCCTATCCAGCCTGAAAAGACCCCTATTATCGACGCGTCGGCAGTGTCCGAGGTCCCAGAAAAAAGGGGGGAGGCTTAACTTATCCACAACTTTTTACTTGCCAAGTGAAAAGAATGGGTGTATAATAGGCGTATGAATGAAATAATAGGAAGAGAGGTATCAAATGATCGTGGGTCGATAATGGTTAGTTGGAACAAACCCTTGTTCCGGAAACTATCTAAGGCCTATATCAAGGCGACAGAAGCTGGGGAAGAGTCATTCACTATGGATGACTTGGCTTTTGATACAAAATATGCCGGGTACCTCCTTCTCTATTTGGCAGATAAATTAGGAGTTAAAAATAAAAAAAATGGCAAATAAATTGACGTCCTTAGGGGAGCTCGCCCTTGAGCTAAAAATTAATAAGAGTCAACTATTATATTATCATAAGTTGGGGCTTATTAATCCGATTGAGACAGTTGGGAGGATGAATCTTTTTGATCGTCAAGAGACAATTGGAGTGATTAAAAAAATCCAAAAGTTGCAATCAGCTTCAAAAAGTTTGAGCGAGATAATGGATCTTCTTTAGGATTTAAAAATGAAAAAAATATTAGCGCAAAATTTGGGTTATCATCATTTTGCTTTTTACTTCGACTACGAAGAGACAATCGTTGAATTCTGTCGGTGGATAAAAGCAACATATGGATATCAAAACTTCACCTTCTACGGCTTTAATGGAACTAAAGCCTGGATTTTTAGTGATCCTCAAATTTTAGCAGCGATTAAAAATAATTATCCTGATACTGAGTTAGACTTAGTGTCTGACGATGCTTATCGAAAAGCCCTCGTTAAGATGGGGGAAGACGAGAGGATTGAAACTAGGGCTATAGAATTGAAATCGGCGACTGATTCTGATATTAAAATACCTAATCTGAAGTTACCTCTTTACCCTTATCAAAAGGTGGGGGTAGAATTTTTTATTAATAACCAAGGAAGGGCTATCTTGGCTGATCAGATGGGGACGGGCAAGACTGCGACGTCCTTAGCTTATATCGTTTATAAAGGAAGTCGAAGATCTTTAGTTATTTGTCCCGCCTCAGTTAAGTTTGCATGGAAAGATGAAGTCGAGAAATGGACGACTTTAAGGTGCCGTGTGGTTCAGAGCAGTGATGACAAAGAGGTCTTTAAGGAGAGGGCAGATATTTTTATTATAAATTATGACATCGTCCGAAAATTTAAAGATTCTATCCTTAGTCGGCAGTGGGAGGTTTTAATCTGCGATGAGTTTCACATGATTAAGAATAGTCAGGCTCAAAGGACAAAATCAGTAAAGGAAATTGCCAAGGGTATTGAATCTTGTCTCCTCTTGAGCGGAACCCCACTACTTAATAAGCCTGTTGAATTATTCAATGGCCTTAATTTGATGGATCCTCGAACGTGGAATAATTACAGTACTTATGTTTATCGTTATTGTGGGGCAAAAAGAACGAGGTATGGTTTAGAAGTAAAGGGGGCCACAAATATTGAAGAGCTCCAGCAACGGATCCAAAAATACTTTTTAAGAAGAACAAAAGAGCAGGTCTTAAAAGATCTCCCCCCGAAGAGATTCATTAGTATTCCAGTGGAACTTGAACCATCCATCGCTAAAGAGTATTCCATTCTAGAGGCTTCGTTAAGGCAATATCTTCTTCAGGTTAAAAAGAAGAAAGGGGTAGATGTTGAGAAGACCTTAGGGAGTGAGCACTTAGTTAAGCTTGGACACATGAGGCAGTTAACGACGAGGGGAAAACTAGCAACAGCTGAGGAATTGATCAAAAACATTGTGGATAGCGGAGAGAAAGTGGTGGTGTTCTCAAACTATCATGAGCCTTTAGTGGAGTTAAATAGGAAGTTTTTTTCGAGCTCTGTTCTCCTTACTGGTCAAACAAAAGTAGAAGATCGAAGAGAGATGGTGGAAGAATTTCAGCAGAATAAGAATATAAGAATTTTCTTCGGTGGAATAAAAAGTGCGGGGGTTGGTATTACTCTAACATCGGGAACGGTAGTAGTGTTTATAGATTATAGTTGGGTACCAGCAGACCACAGCCAAGCGATCGATCGCATCCATCGCATCGGTCAAACAGCTGAGGCCGTGACAATCTATCAACTCTTTGCTCGTCATACAATAGATGAAATGATGAAGAAACTTCTTGAGAAAAAACAAGTTATTTTTGATCGATTAATTGAGGGGAGAGACGGAGAAGCTCTTGAAGGGGATGTAGTGAGTGATTTGCTAGCAATGGTAAAAGCTGAAGAATTTGAATTTACTGTTGATAGTAAAGGGCGAAAAAAGTTATCCACAGTATGAACTTGCCAAGTAGATAAAATGGGAGTATAATAGAAGAAGATAAAAAGAGGTTAAGGTCGAACCCTCTTGGAGAATAAAGATATTAGTTATGGAAAAATGCGATAAGTGTAAGAAGAAGGTTAATCTTTACCGTTTTACTTGGAGGTACAATGATAAAGAAAGAACCTACTTAAAGTCAAAGAGATTCATTATCCATACAGGGTATAAATATCTTTGCAAGAAGTGTTTACTAGAAATTATTAATTAGATTAAATAAATAGATATATGGACAATCGTAGTGCAAAAACGTTTTTATGGACAGTCGGGGTGATTATCGCCATAATTTTAGTTATCATTCTACTTCCTTTTAAAATTATTGGAGCAGGTGAGAGAGGGGTAGTCCTTCGGTTTGGAGCGGTCAATAGGATCATGCCTCCGGGGTTGAGTTTTAAACTCCCTTTGATGGAGAGAGTTGCTGTCATTGACATAAAAACTCAAAAGGAACAAGTGGAAGCAAATGCCGCCTCAAAAGATCTTCAGAGTGTTAGTGCGGTTATTGCTGTTAACTATAATGTAATGCCAGATAAGGTTGATTCCTTGTGGAAGAATATTGGCTCTGATTATAAAGTTAGAGTTATTGATCCTGCCATCCAAGAAGCCGTCAAGGCCGCGACAGCAAACTATACTGCCGAAGAGTTGATTACTAAAAGGCCCCTAGTTAGTGAGGGGATAAAAACGAATCTTTCCGAAAGACTCCGACCTGATTTCATTATGGTCACAGAGCTGTCAATCGTGAATTTTGATTTTTCTGAGTCCTTTAATTCTGCTATTGAGAGTAAAGTGACAGCTGAGCAAAATGCGTTAGGGGCTAAGAATAAATTGGCCCAAGTTAAGTTTGAGGCTGAACAACGCATTGCTACCGCTCAAGCAGAGGCTGAGGCTATTAAGTTAATGTCAGAGGCGGCGAACAATGAGAAGTATGTGTCTTTAAAGAAGGTCGAAGTTCAGTTAGAGATGGCTAAGAAGTGGAATGGGGCGTTGCCTGTTAATCTTTACGGATCTTCTCCTATTCCATTCATTGACATTGCTAAGTAATTATTAGTTAAGCTAAATATATTATTATGAAGTTAAGATATTATGCCGGTAAGTTGACCGGAATTGCCGAGACCTTAGAGGATATGAAACTCCTGATGGAGGTTTCAAAGGGAAAGGTTGTTAGTGACCATGCCCCTCGTGGTAAAAAGGACCCTACTCCTTCCCGCCAATTAAAAAAGAAGGGAAAGGGTTCCAGACCAGGAAGTAGTGCATGGGTGTCGTGCTCTGTTTGTGGCAGGATTTTTAGGGGGTACAAGACTCTAAATAACCATCTCCGTATTGCCCATGGCATTACGAAGGAGGTTATTGCTCCCTCAAAATTAAAAAGAATCGCATCAAAGCCAGATCTTCCATGTCCTATCTGTGGGAAAGTCAAGAAGGGGTATCATGCTTTGGCCAACCACCTCCGAATGGTACATGGTCTTCAAAAGAAAGATCTGCACAAGAAGGGGATCTACCTTGGAAGGGGTTATGGAGACAAGCGATATACAGGAAAGGTTATAACCAACTACCTTGATGACAATTCTGCTGAGGCCGAGGAAAAATTGGCTGAAGAGCGAAAAGGTTGGATAGAAGTATAGTTATGGTTAAGAAGTCCAAAAAAGTTGACGAACAACCTCGCTCCATTACCTTTACGGTAGTGGACGAGGAAAATCGTCCGGTCGAAATGATTAGAGTAAGTAGTGATGGATTCTTCTTTAAAGGGGAGAAAGTTGAGGATAAAGAGAAAATTTATGACAGGATGTGCCAGTGGTTAGCGGTCGCTGAAGAGATTTCAAATCTTGAGCTAAAGCGAAATCAACTATTGGCTGCCAGTCTTAAAGACATCATGGCTAAGTATCCTGAGTATGCCCCTAAAGATGACCCGATCGTTAGTTAGAAAATAAAGATGAAAGCAAAAACAATAATGGGATGGGTTGGTGTTGGGAGTTTTATTCTTTTGGTAACCTTTTCTGTTTGGAGAAGCCAACAAGCGCCGGTTATCCAAATAAAAGAAGAAAGTAAGGTTCCGATAGAGAGAGAAGCAGCGGATATCAAATCCATCCCAGTTATTGGTTCTGATTGGTCTGACAGGTTCCTTATCGGTAATAACCATTATCGAGACATGGATCATAAAGTCCCATTAATTAGGTCCTCAATCTTGGATGATTCTGCCCAAAAAAAGGCTATAATTATAGCCAAATCTAACACTTTTGCACACGTTGTCCCTGGGATGAGACTATTTTCTGATACAATGGGGGAGTCCGGGATCCTTGACCGAAGAGGCCAAACAGTGGGAGAAAATCTTATTTGTGGGTGGGCTTGGCAAGAGCCGGAAGAGTTAATGAAGATTCTTTATGAGTCTCCTGAACACAAAGAAAATATTGTGTTTGATAGATATCGATATGTTGGTTTTGGGTATAGCCTAATGACTGTTGAGGGATGGCCTTGTGTCGTTGTCGTGACCCATTACGCGGTAGTACTTTGACAATAAAAGAGGGGGCGATTCGGCCCCCTTCTTCCCGAGTTTAAAAAAGGTATTGTGGCGGGACTTTAAGTTCTCGGTTATCCATACAGCCTAATCATCATTAACCACATAATGTGATGGTCTCGGGAATAAGGGGACTAAAAGTTAACAATCCCCCCCCTGGCTTTCTTTTCTCAGGGAGTATTAGGCTATTAGAAAGGGACGTTCTGGTTCTACCCCTAGCAGGTAATCGACTGGGGCTATCCGGATTATAATGGTTCTGCTCCTTGTGATAAGCAAATCAGGGTTTGCTTAAAAATGGTCGAATTAGTTATTATTACTAATCAAACTATTAAATTGATATTTATGAAGTCGTCTGTTAAGAATTGGATCATAGGGCTAGTGGTTGTTATTATGGTCCTCCTTTGTTTAGTTGTTATTGTTCGGAGAAAAACTGTTTCTTCTTTGATTATCGAAGAAGCGGCCCCAGAAGAAATTGTTTCAGGGTCGTTAGATACAGTGGAAGTTCCGGAAGTAGCCTCGACAACAATTGAAAAAGAGAGTTAGGAGCTCTCGGCAATTCAGTCCGTTAACTGATAACTTATGGCTTATAAACATTTTGCGATTGCGATGGTTTTCATTTTGCTGACCATCCCGACAATCGCTTGGGGTCGCAGTATACTGGAACCTTGTGATTTAGAGAGTGTTGAGGGCAATATTTGCTTAATCACTCGTGAAGCTGAAAAACAAGGTGTGGATGTGGAGACAGCACTGGCGATAGCAAAATGTGAGAGTGGTATTAGGCACTACGATGAAAAAAAGGGGGGAGTCCTCAAGGGGATAGAAAATCCTCTTGATACTGGAATTTTCCAAGTAAACCTTTATTATCATGGTGCAACAGCGAAGAAACTGGGATATGATCTTTATGACAAACAGGACAATATCACTTACGCAATTAAGGAAGTAATGGCAAAAGATGGATTTTCTCCGTGGTATTGTTGGTCAGGCTAGGGCCAATAGCTCTCTAAGAGGCTCCCTGGAGGCCGTAGAAGGCGCGTAGCGCGATATTGGCGATAGACTTAGGGGTTTAGCTGGCTCTGCCCAAATAGCCTTAGCAAGAGGTCGAAAAACCTATTATTAGTTTAATTTAAAACAAACTCATGGAAAACGAAGAAAAAGTAATCCCCGAGATCATTCCTGAAGAGGTTACTCCTGAGGTGTCTTCAGAAGATTCTGTTGATACTGAAGAAGAGATTCTTGACGAAGTTGATGATGTCATGGCTGTTCCCTTTGATGGCGAAACTGAAGAAGAGGCCGAAAAAAGGATGGCTGATATCAAGGAAATGGAATCTGAGGGGGCAGAGTTTGCTGGTTAAATATATGTTCGAGGATATTAGGCCTCATGGTAATCGGCTATTAGCTAAGATTATAACTGAGGAAACAACGTCAAAGTCTGGGTTAATCCAGACGGCTAATTCAAATAATAAGTGGGCAACAGTGCTTGCTGTTGATGAAGAAGCAGAAACGGCAATAGAAAAAGGGGATTTAGTTTTCTTTTCTCTATTTCAGTCTGTTGAAGTTGATCCTCAGGACGTTACCTTAATCTTAGTAAAACTGGATGACGTCTTAGCTTATAAGAAGTCAGTGACTGACGACTTAAAGGAAGATGTCAGCGTTCTAGGTTAGATACATCAGAGTCGGTGATTTTGGGTCTGGAGGAGGTCGAATCCCTCCGGTTACACCCCCAGCTTCACCACTCTATTGCGGGGTAGGGTAGTGGTTCACCCACAAGGCTCATATCCTTGAGACACCGGTTCGAATCCGGTCCCCGCTACAATGAAATATGCAGTCATCACAATGGTTCATAATGGGGGATGGTATGTTCCTATCTGGCTTAAGTACTATCGTCAATTTTTTGCAGATGAAGATATTTATATTATCAATCATGGCAGTACTGACGGCTCAATAACTGATGAGATAAGAAAAAGACACAAAGTCTCCGATCTTCCTTTTAGTGGGGTGATTAGTTTTGATTTTTTGGTAGCTAATGTCTCAATGCTCCACGCTAAATTGGAGGGACTTTATGATTATATTGTGATTGCTGATATCGATGAGTTGATTGTGGCTGACCCTAAATACTTTAAAGATTTGAGAGAGTATCTTGACCAATCAACATTAAGCCACATTTCTGTGGGGACAAGGTCTCTTATTCAAGAACCGGAGGAGAAGGAATTAGATTTATCTAAACCTATTCTCCCTCAAAGAAAAGTTTGGTTTTCCGAACCTGATTACGAAAAGCCTTGTATCAACAAAGTGACTCCAATTTGGACAGTAGGATTCCATTATCTTTGTACAGAGCCAGGGACAATCGTCGACGGTATGCCTTCCTACAAGATTGTTCCGAAGGTTTATGATGATAGGGTTCTGCTGATACATCTTAATCGAATGGATGTTAACCTTTCTCGAAAGAACCACAAGAATTACCAGAAGGATAGCTTACCAGAGAAAGGGCCTCAATGGAGTAAATTCCTTCCCGAAGACGACTTTGATTTTTGGTATTATGGGACTGTATACAAAAAAGAGGTGATTCCCAAGAGGTTTAAACATATTTTTTAACACAAAAAGCCCCGAGAGGGGGCCTTTTGTGAACCAATGAGTAAATCACTGCCGAAGTGACATCTTGATACTACCATAAGTCCCCATTTTTGTATAGAATTTAGAGATTAATAGTCATAAATTATAAATTTTTATGAAGATTCCTTATAAAATAGAGATTTATTCGGCTCCTTTTTGTCATTATTGCCATAGTGCTAAAGATTTTTTAACAGAAAAAGGATATAAATTTACTGATTTTAACGTTTTGGACGATATTGATAAGCGAAAAGAGATGCAAGATCTGTCGGGGCAATTATCAATTCCTGTCATTGTTCTAAAAAATGGGAAAAAATCAGTTAAGGTTTTGACTGGTTTTGATAAAAAAGTCTTGGGTGAGGCGCTGGAATCCTAATTTGGCAATTTACAGAGGTGCTAGTGTAATTAAAAAGCTCTATCAGGTGGTGATTTGGAAGTAGAAGGCTTCGTCATTTTTGGCGGGGCCTTTCTGTTTTTGACAATTCACTTAGTTCTTGAAGAAGGCGTATTATTCCTAGCACAAAAAAAGCCCCATCGTTGGAAACGACAGGGCTTAATTTGGCTATTTGGCTTTCTTCACTTTCTTAGCTTTCTTGGCAGGTTTTTTGGCTTCCCTTTTTGCTTTGTTTGCGCTCTTGGGCATTATGGCTATTCTAAAGTTTTAGCAACTTCGACTGCGGCTGCTTTGGTTACTTCTTTGATGAGCTTATTGGTCTCGGCTTCTAGATCTTCTCGGCTGACCAAGATTTTTCCTTCAGTTATGTCAGTAATTCGAAGATTGACCTTTTCAACCTCTTTAGTTAGATCAATTACTTTTTCTGAAAGACCTGCGATTGCTTCGCCTAAGAGCACTTTGTACTCATTTAGGTCTTTGGACTTATCTTCAAATTCAGGATCGGCTTCATCTAGTTTGGAGAGTTTGTAGTCACAGATAGCAACATCTTTTTCTTTCTCAAGGATAAATTTCTTAGTGTTATCAATACTAACATTGAGGTCTAAAAGTTCGGTGCGAACACTATTGATCATAAGCATTCGAAGATAATCACGAGAGATATCGCGGAGGCTGTTGATAATAGCGGTGTAAGACTTAGTGTTTGGTTGCATTAGATTTATTTAGTTAACGATTTTTGTAATAATAACCAACAAATGGGCCTTGATGGCTTCTTTGCTTAGGGACGAATTCTTGGCACTGGCTTCTTTCTTTCTTAAGATGGTATTGACTATTCTACCGACTTGATTGGTTGTCAAGTTTTCGTTTATCAATTCTTTTTCTGGACTATCGAGATTGACCATATGCATGGTCCAATTATTTTTTTCTAATTGTTCACAAGCCAGACTATATTTCGTATGGGGAATATTTACTATTACTAAATTGTCTGGTTGGTCTCGATAGATAATTTCACAATTTGTTGGCAATCGGATGGGAATGCTCATTGATGCTTAAGTTCTTGGCTAATAATTTCGACCAATTTATCTTCCATTTGGTAATAGATGTTACCATTGAGGCCCTTAGATGGCCTGAATATTGGCTCTATGGCTTCTTCTATTAATCTGATGGCTAGTTTTCGATACGGGTGTTCGGCATCGTTAAGAGATATCTTGGCCTTCATCTTGTTTGAGCATATGTCCATCCCATTTTAGCTTTTCAAAGCTTTTGGGGAAGCAGGTTTTGAAGAGCCAAATAGACCAACGGCAAGCTTCTAGCTCGCTGGAGCCGAAGAAATGATGACCAAGTTCATGGAGGGTAGAGAGAATTGATGGATGGTCTCCATCTAATTCTATAATTGAGAGTTTGTCTTCACTCTCATTATCGATGTAGCAATACCTATCACTTACTTGGGGCTGTATTCCGGTGGCTAGGGTGTGGATAAGGAGTAAAAGCCTGGTAATTTTGATGGGGTCTTTTTTCCATCCTTTATAATGAGCTTTTTTCCATTCTTTAACCCTGGCGATTAGTTCTGGAGGAAAATTAGGGCTTGGCAATTTCATTATTTCTTCTTTGGTTGGGTACATTTGCTATTTTATTAAGGCTACTAATAATCGACCTTTTATTTTTACCATTCATCCCCATATCTTCCATATCCATAGGGCTCATGGTTGTCAGGATGCCCATAAGGGGCTTGATATGGGTCTTGTTCTGAAGAAGCTAGCTTTTCGGCAAATTCATTATCTAGTTCTTCATTTTCTGTTGGCTTTTTATCTTTTTCTATTTCATTAACTTCTTTTGCATATTCGTATTCATTTTGGAAGAAGCAGGCTTTTTTCATCAATTCTTCAATTTGGTGGGTGATAGCAGGAATGTCTTCTGTGTCTGTAGGGTATACATCAAGATAATTAAAGAAGTCATCAACAATTCCTTCCATTTCTTCTTTGAGTTCTCCTAATTTTGTTAGGAATTCATCATCGATGGTTGGCTCGTCTTCTGGGGGAATATCAATTTTTTCGGGGTCTTTTTCTTCAGTCTTTATCAATGTTCCTTGACCTTGGAATCCAATTGGCGTTTTTTCGGTGGTAACGTATGTTCTTTTGACTGGGTCCCAAACATGGAGTGTATTTGAGGTTGATTCGTTTCCTGAAAAATATGAAGTTGCTAGAGTTTGCCTTTCTTGGAGTAGTCCTAATGGGACATTTGTTAACTTCATTTCTCCCTTAGGTTCGAAGGAATATAATCTTTTTTCTTTGATATTATCTCCTTCTCCCTCTGATGATAGTTTAATGAAGCCTCTGCTTTTTGCCATATGGAGTGGGCTAGAATTCCTTGCAAAATATACTCGATGGATTTTTTGAGTTGTCTTATTTATCTGGAGAGCAATGAAAGCGGCTGATCCTTGGACTTTTCCTTCTTTGTCTCTGTTTCCTTCAAGATAGAGAGCTAATTCAATGGCTAATGTTTCAGAGTCATTGTATTTTTCAAAGATTGTCTTTGGATTATAAGTGCTTTCAATACTGTATTTTGTTCGGTAATTGAGTCCCATCTTCTCATGACGTTCTTTTAATTCATCATCATTACTGATTATTCCGTTATGGATGACTAAATAATCGAACTTTAATGATTTATCACTAACAAAAAGTGGGTGGGTTTGATCTAGGTAATTATCAGTGGAAGTAGGCATTCTATGGTGAGCGATCATCATTTGAACTGGTTTCATTTCGATATCCATCAAGAATTTTGCGGGTTCGCAAGCTCTTTTAACTTCATAGGTTAGGCTTGGATTGATGCGAACGACACCAAATCCTTTGCTGCCTCTTTCGTGTTGTTCTTCGTATCGATTGATGATCCAATCATTGACAGGTTTTTTGTTCTTACCTTTTTTGGTATCGAACATGGCTATTAATCCACACATTAGAATTGTACGTTATTGTCTGATAATTGGTTTTCGCTATGGATTATTCGCAATGTCTCCTCAGCATCACTATAGTCTGCTTCATACATTGCTTCTCCTGGGCCAAAAGGATTTTCTCCGAGGATTCTTTCCCCTGATTCTATTCTGGCTTGATCCATTTCTTGAGCGACTTGCCTTGTTGCTTCAGCAGCTCTTCGGGCAGGATTGGAATCTTTATCGATGTGAAGATTTAATTCTTTTTGGTGAAGAACTTCTGTAATTTCTCCTGGAGTTCTTTTTCCGTCAATTTCGATATATTCAGGAAGATTTTTATGACTAATTTCAACTGGCTTTAAACCTTTTTCAATACTGTGGACTAGTTTTAAGAATGGTTTAAAGTTTAATTCTTGTCGATCTTCGTAAGGAATTCCAATCATAACAATAGGGATTTGCGTATCTTTGGCTAATTCTCCCGTGCGTAGATTAATCATATTGTTATAATTTTTGAAGGCGGAACGATAGCGAGATTGCATCTTAATCAGAATTTCTTTCATGCTTTCAAGATCGTCTTGAGTTTTTAGTCTTTCTTGGCCAGCAAGGAAGTGAAGATTAGCATCAACAGCCATTAAGCTCTTTATTCCTTTTCGTAATCCAAAGAAGAAATATTGGTGATTAAGTTTCCAATTAAAGGCAACGATTCGTTTCGATAATTCTTTGGCGAATGTTTCGACATTGCTATCTCCATTGATAGTAAAGTTCACAAATCCGGAGAGTTCTTCAATATCTAGTTTCTTATTGATTGGAACAATTTTCTTGGCGAGAACTTTTTGAGCATTTGGTAAATTGGATGGCTTTTGGAGTTTCCAGCCTTGCATGATGTTGTAACTAACAGCTTTTTTATCTGCGAGGACTCTTTCTGGATTCAAGATATAATTAATTTCATTCTTGTACATAGGATAGAACTCGAATTTCTTAATATATTTCTTGATTTGTTCAATGATTCCTTTTGACAAGGCTGGATAATCAGCGAGTAGAAGTTCTTGAAGAGCTGATCCTTGTTTTTCTGTCTTAAATATCAGATCATTATATTTTGCGAATGCACGAGGATGATTAATGATCTCATTGTAGACAGTGCCTAAAAAGGCCATTGTTGCCATTGCAATTTTTGGGGTTGTTAGCCATTCGGCGCTGGGGGTACGAAATTCGTAAACAGCTATTCCGTTTTTACTATCTGCTCTGGAATCATTGAGTTTTCCATAGCCTGATTTTAATCGGACGTTTAGATTCATTTTGTTGTCTCCACTCATAAGTGGAAGATAAAATGAGGCTAATCGTTTATGGATCAGATTAACTTTTCCGTTGTTAGTGGAATTGCTTGGAAGTGAGAAGTGAATATGGCCTCCGACTGATCCGTGAAGACTTAATGTTGATAGATCGAAGAGGGAAAGTTGTTTGCTGACAGCTTTGAAGATTTTTCCTATATTATCGACTAGTTCGGCAGGATTTTTGGCATATTTAGGACGGATTTCTCCCGTTTCATTGCAGCCATCCCAACCAAATTCTCCTCCTGGGGTTTCGAATCCCATGCTTCTTGATGGCAATCCTTCGAGGAGGCTAGAAAAAACTTCTTCGGCACTAACACGATTATCTTGTAGTAAGAGATTGAATTCAGGATCAGCTCCGATTGTGAATCCAAAGTCTGGGGTTTTTTTTGGCATTAGTTATTATTAAGTCTAAGTTTGCTTATTAATTGATTAGCTTCTTCTTCTGTGTTGTTTGGAGCCATATATCTAATTATGTCAATAATTTGCCTGTTAGATAAAGGCTTTTTTCGACAAAGGATAGCAAAAAGGAGAGAGGATAATTCTCGGTTATGCCAATTATTGAATCCTTGGCTATTATCTCCCATTCCTGAGACTCTAGCATTGAGATAAAGTAATGCTTCGTGAAGGGCTTGATATGAAGGTCCATCTGGTTTTTTTATACTCCAGACAACTGAATTCTTTTTTATGAATTTGATGAATGCGAGTTGCCCTGATGAATTAAGTTGGTCGTAAGTGATGGTTTCATGTTTTTCCCAATACCTATCCCTCCATTGGCTGTAATCGTTTCTTATTTTAGGAACAAGGGCTTTGACTCCTTTTAAGTTAATTGTGGGGTACGGCATGATTTTTTGAAGTCGTCGACGTTAATAATTGTAGAACAATGTGGACATTCAATTAGCGATTCTGTGTTATTCCAATCATTTTCAATAGATATTATCATTCCGCATTTACATATAATGAGTCCATCTAGGATTTTTGGCATGTTGATTGATTTTCCTTCTCCAATTGTATGAATGTGATCAACATCTTCGGTTTCTTCTGGTTTGGGTTTGGGAGGTGTTGATGGCATTAATTCTTCTTCAATATTTTCAGGATTATCTAATTCTGACCATTCATCACTTATTCTATGTCCACATTCGGGACATTCAAAGTTTGTTTCATCTGTTTCTGTATCATCGGTTTCATAGTCACCATCATCACTTTCGTTTGAATTAGGAACAAAGCGTCCATATTCATGCTGGAATTGAGTGTAGTTAAAATGATCAATAATGGCTGAGCAATATGGGCAGACTTTTTCGATTTTTTCTTCTTGGTCTGTTGGCATTTTTAATATTCTTCTTCTAGTTTTTTTTGATGATGGCGACTTAATTGGAAATGGCTATCCAATTCATCATCTAGGGGGTCCATGAAGCATTCTTCTTCTTCGTTTAAACTTTGACGAAAAGCTGATAATCCTTCTCCCCAATCAGCATCTCTCATTGATTTTATGGAATAGTAAGGATAGCAGTTTTTATAATCTTTAGGGTTTAAGGAGGCTGTTTCGTTATCTAATAATGGTTCGTTACTCATCTGGATCATTATTCTTAATTTGTGGGTTGAGATTAGAGATTAATGATCGACCGCTGATTAGTTTAGCTATTTCTTCATCGGACATCGGAGTGCAGGCGAAGATTTGGGTCAAACGATCAGTTTTAAGGATTATTCCGACTAATTCTTTATTTTCTTCTTTGCGAATGGTGATGCAACCTGAGGTGTTTGTTAGGTATTTATCCATATGATTTATTATGGTAGGACCACTTTTTGTGGTTTATTTTTAATGCCTTTTCCTCTTGGCACGTCAATATTATTTATCAGTCGTCGAACATCGTTGGGGTTTCTTGGAGTTGATGATTTCATTTTTTTCCATGTGAACCCAAGGATATACATTTTTGTTGGTGCCATCTTTTTTCGGTCTGGATAGTCAATATCTGATTCGTAGCTATAGGAGAAGATTGGTTTATATTTGATTCTTAGATTATTTGTTAATTCATTTGATAGCCAACCTGAGATAATGGCGGAGATTAATCCTGGAGGGCAAGGTTTGGGCAAGTAAGCCTCTCTACTCATCATGAGGGTTATATACATAATCCCCTCAGATTGCATAATCTTTGGAAGATTTTGTAATTGTTGACTAACCTTGTTTCCATAGGGATCACAAAAATCTAGGAAGAGGCTATTATATTTGAATTTATTGAGGGGATTCTGGGCCCAATCTTTGAGGCTGGTGAATATTTTACTGGGACTATCTAGAAGGGGTTTAACTTTTGGACTGAAATCAATGGAATCAAGTTCTTCTATGAATTTGAGCCTATCGTTATATCTTCGGAAGTTTCCTTCTCCGTAAAATTCGAGTCCGGTAAGTTTAATATCTCCTCTTAGTTTCTTGTAGGCTAGGAAACCTTCTTTAAGTGGTTTGAATGATGATATCTTTGATTTCCCGAAGTGTACTGTTTCGGGGTTTATTATTAATGCTGGCATAAGATTTTATTTGTCTCTAAATTGTCCTGCTTGGAAGCAGTTTTTATAATGAGAGAACCAGAATGGCTTATCATCTGCTAATTGTTCTGATAAGTAGAAAGGATTTCTGATTCCATTCTTAGTTAAGCCAAATTTGATTGGCTTATGACCACATCTAGCTTCTTGGCAATATGATTGTCGAGTTTCGCATGGTGTTTGGTAGTAGACAAATTTTTTATTCTTGGTTGTTTGGACTCGAATCATGGTGGTTTCTCCTTGAAGCTGTTCTGATGTTTTTAAGATATCTAATTCCATGGGGAAGGCGTGGAAGTGAGTGTCACTGCTTTCCCAAACTATTCTTCCTTTTTTATCTTTTTTTCCTAGATTGAGAAGAATTTCGATGCGATAGCATTGTTGCTCGCCAGTGGTGATTTCGTGTTCAGTTTCTGGAGTCATTCGATAACCAGAGATGAAACCAACTGTGCCTATTTTGATTCCTTCATTTAAATCACCTTGTTTTATTTTAGGATGAAGTTTGGGGAATCTATGGCGAGTAAATGTTACCCAAGTTCCAATTGGTAAGAGGTCTTTAGGCATATTTTATTTAGTCGCTAGCGACCCTCAGGATTAGGGCTTAGGATCAGCTATTAAGTCTTGTAATTTCACCGTTTTTTTCTTAAAGTCTTTCTCCATTAGCTTACATTTGTCGATATCGCCAAATAAGCAAGAAGCGTCGCCAATTATATTGGTGATACAACCTTTAAGTTTAGAGACATCCCCCTTTAATTTTGGGTGGATTTCTCCTCGGATATTACTAAGATCTCCAGTGAGATGATCAATAATACCGGTTAAGTTGGTGATATCTCCCCAAGCTTTGGTTGGAGTGTTTAAGATTCGTTTTCCTTTTTTGTAGTAATAACCTAAGGATGCTAACTGGATGAGTTTCTTTCTCATAGGATAACCTAGTAAAAGAGGCTAATAATGGCGACTGGCACCCAGACGAATAAGATAACTAAAGAAGCGCTAATGAAGAACCACGACCAGAAGGGGCGAGTCTTTCTTGTCTTCCAACTATCTTTGAGAATGTAGAGATAGCAAGGCACAAAAATGGCTATCGTAAACAGAGTTAGCCAATGAATGTTGTTAAGATTGATTATCATGGTTAAAGATGACAAAAAGCCCACCGATTAGGTGGGCTTAAGTCTTATTTTTGGCGCTGATAGTAGATTTCAGCGTTAAGGTTTTTAATGCGTTCTGTCTCAGGGGTTTTCTCATTGATTTGTTCACTTTCGTAGAAGTCATCAAGGAGTTCGTAAAGTTGATTAAGCTTTGTAGGGCTAAGCATGTGATTGTTTAATTAAGAGGTGCTAATTGCTGAAGAAGGCTGTTGGCTAAATCTGGGTAATACTGGCGGGTGTAAGCCCATTGTTCTCTTATGAATTGAATACGGTTAATTGATTGATTGATGATGGTAGTGTTATGTTTTTTCTCAAGGAGTTTGAGGTTAGCAAGAGCTCGGTCTTCTAATTCTTTAGGCATGATACTAAAGTTAAATTAATAAGAAGATAAGCAGTCAGGGAGAGACGATTTTATCTTATCGCCTCTAGTCCACCACGTTGGATGGGTTATACCCTTACTCCTTCTTTGATATGAAGAAGCTATTAGTGTGGGGTATTTTCTTAAGAGTTAGCTAGTTCTTAAGGCTATAGCGTCCCCCTGACTGCTTATCTTTAGGTTTTAATGGCCAATGAATTCAAGTTCTTCTCGACAAAAGTAGTCATTAGACATTTCTGGTAAAGAGTTAACCTTGATTTCATAAGGATAACTTAGACCAAAATGAACATTAGTGATTCTGCCAATTCTCCCTAAATAATAAGCCTCAAATCGAGCTTGGCTTTGTGGGGAAATTCCTTCATTTGTAACTAACCTTATGACTTGGACAATGTCTCCTACTTGTAGGGCTGTTGGCTCTATGGCGATTTCTTTTTTAGGGTCGAGGATGGTGAGCATGGTCTAATATGTGCCTGGTTTGAATTTGAAGTAATTAGCAATGCCTTCGATCGAGCGTTCTGGCTTATTGACGATTTCATCATTATTCTTAATGAAGCGGTCATAAGCTCTATACATCCAAAGCCTTGAGGCATTAGGATTATAGATTTTATGGGGTTTATTGAAGGTAAGTGTGGTCATTGGATTGGTTGATTAAATAATAATGGTAAGGTCCTAGTTAATTAGGAACTAGGAACTACCTTCAAGAACAATTAAAGTTTGCAAGAGATTTCATCTTCATCAAGAGGTTCATCATCTCCATTCATTCTATCTGTTAGATAATACCAACTAATAATGTCTTTATCGTTTCCTGATTCTAATAAACCATAACTTGAGATAATTTTCCCTTGGAAGAGTCGAATCATTGATGATTCATTATAAGATTCACGATAAAGAACAATGTCCCCTAATTTATATTTAGGCTGTTCTTCTGGTCTGGAAAGATGTTTATTTAAAAAAGTTTCTTGTCTAACTTCTTCTTTTTGATCGCAACTACGACATAATCCTGACCAGCTTGAGAGGTCTGCAGGTTTTTTACACTCAGGACAGAGTAATTTAGGCATAATATGTGTAATTAACTAATAAAGATAGATGAGCAGTCAACGAGAGGCAATTTATAGCTAAGGTCGTTAAGGCTACAAATAATGAGCTCTTAATCGGTTGAAGCATGATTGGCTCTCTGTGACCACTCACCTATTAATTAAGGAAACTAACAAAAGCCCGCCTACAAAGGCGGGCTAATCATTAGTTCTAAAGGACTAAGCGGTGACTGGCTTAGTATAAACAGGAAAGACGAAATCAAGAGTTCCTGCGTATTCTGTTTCAACTGGGGCAGATACAAATGGTTCAGGAGCGTAATACTTTTCAGCATCTTCCTGACGCATTGATAGTTTCATCAGGCCATCTATGACTCTACCAAAGACTTGTACCCCATTAAAGTCAAAGACTCTGGTATCTTCACCATTGGCATCTTTGAATAGTTTCCAGTGTTTGATGCATTCGTGCTCTTCACCTGGCTTATTAGAGATACAAACTAGTTTAAAATTATCATCATCAATACGGACTCCTTTAATATTAGTGTCAGTATTGCGATTAAAGATTGTGGTTACTTTTAACATAATGATTATTTTGATTGATTAACGATTGATTAATGATTGATGGGATGAGTCCCTCAAGGACGCTAGTTTGGCTTGGAAGCCTTTACGACAACTAGCAACTCGCTTAAGTCAGGATTAACCTGCATAAGAAAATATGGAAAAGTCAGTGAGCTAGTTGGTAGCAGGAAGGTTCTTCATTAGGGATAAGACATGGTCAGCCTTAAGAGCTGTAATTGTTGCCATAGTTTGGTAATAACTCTCTAGGCCACAATAAGATAGATTATCTATTTCTTTAGCTTTCTTAGCTTTATCTATCAATGACCCTAAATCAGCAGTAAGGGTAACCCAAATTGTATCTAAAGCTTCTTTAGTCATGATATTATTATGATTAATGATTAATGCTATAGGCTATAGACTTCTAAGCCCTACGGAGTAGGGCGATAGGCTATAGGGGGAAATATTACGGATAAATCCGTTACTGGACTAGAACCAACTCCTAACAAAGGAATACAATAACAAATTGCTATTGTTGGCTCACTGTCACCTACTATCCCTTATTTACGATAGGATGAACGCTTAAGTCAGGACCAGCCTGCATACTATGGATAAGGCCTAGCTAAGCTAGTTCGACCCCTTACCCTCTACACATATAGTTATATTTGCTACCACGAGGGGAAGGACCTAGCCCCTACCCTATAACAACTATATATATACCCATATAGTAATAAGAAGCCCTTTGTGGGCTATCGGAAGGGGGAGGGGAGTTGTTCGTTTAGGGATGTAGAAAATTTGAAGGTACCATAGGGTAACCATCTCACCCGCTCCCGTGACTACTATTTCCAAATTACCCTTATTATCTCCAATCTACCCCTAGTAACCTATAATCTATTTAGGGTCCCCTATTTCTATGATCAGTAACCCCCTATCCTAAATATAATTTTTTCTTAAGTTATCCACAGCTGGATACTTGCCAAGCTGATAGGATGGGTGTATAATAGGAGCATTATGAATATGGAGAAAGAAGATTTAATTAGGGTGTTAGTTGAGGAGGGGAGGGAGGTTCTTGAGAAAATTGATAACCTCCAGCGGTGTGTCGATATTATTAAAGTGGCCCTTAATGATGAGGGAGATGAAGCTATCTCTATCCTCTCTGACCATCTGGATATGAGGAAGGGGGAATATTATGACATCTCTCAAAAGGAGAATCTTCTCAAAGAAGAGATTCTTAGGGAGGAGGAAGAAGTTAAGAGGAAGATTGAGGAAGAAAAAAGGAGAGAAGAGACTATGGTTAAGCCCTTAGAGGTACCCTCTTATTATGAGGTTTATGAGAAAGGGAGTACATATAAGGCGTTTATTGATAGATCTCTTTCTTATTGTGCTGGGCAGAAATGTAAAAAAAGGATATATTGGGTCAAAAATCCAGAGGGGAAAGCTAAGCCAGTAAGGTTTATTACATGGAAAGAACTAGAAACCCTTGTCCTAATTCCCCCTATAAAGGAAGCCTATATCAGTGAGAGGAAGGCTTTGGGTGCTCCATGGATCTGTCTTGAGCATCATCATGATTGTGTCGATCGTTATAAAAATTTTTCCGCTGAAAAGGCTTTAAGATTAAAATCATGAACACCAAACCAAACACTTACTCGCGATTTAATCCTTTGACTCACTCCTACGAGATGATTCATAGGGAGGAACTCCTTAAGCGGAACCTTAAGATTATTAAACTTAGGGGGGAAGGCTTGACTTATGAGGAGATTGGCAAGCGATTTGGTATAAGCCGAGAGAGGGTGAGGCAAGTAGGGAAGCTTCTTAAACCAGAGTTTTTTACCAACCAGAGGCAAAAATCCCCGAGGAAGATTGTAAAATGCCATTGGTGTGGCAAACCGGTAGATATTAGGCTCTGGGATTGGCAAAGAGACAGGGTGACCGGCAAGAAAAGGCATTATTATTGCAATCAGAAGTGCTCATGGGCAGATAAAAGGATCTATCAGAGTAAGGAGGAGCAGCAGGCGGAGATGATGAGGCGTTATAAGATTCGCTATCGCCAAGACCCTAAAGTAAGGCAAGCCCGGGCGGAAGCTTCAGTTAAATGGATAAAGAAGCTTAAATTAGATCCTGTTAAGTGGGAAGCTTATAGGGAGAAGCAAAGGCTCTGTTCTAGAAAATGGCATCGTATTAATAAATTAAGAAAGAAAAAAAATGAGCAAAATCATATTACGAGGGGACGCCGCTAGATTCGCCCTGAAGAAGGGTATTGATGAAGTGGCGGACTCAGTGAAGATCACTTTGGGTCCAAGGGGGAGGAATGTCGTTCTCCAACGTTATAATGTGCCCTTGATTACGAATGATGGGGTTTCGATTGCTAGAGAGATTGAGGTTAAAGACCCTATCGAGCAATTGGGGGTGGATATTGTAAAGGAGGTAGCCAATAAAGCGAATGATGTGGCCGGAGATGGCACCACGACAGCGATTATACTCACTCAGGCTATCTCAGAGATTGGTTTAGGGCGAACGGCCTTCTTTTGCGATAAGATGGCCGTCAGGAGGGGCTTAGAGGCTTCTAGCGAGCTTGTAGTATCGAGGCTGAAGGAAATGGCCCGCCCAGTTAAGACTTTAGAGGAAGCGGTTCAGGTTGCTTCCATTAGCGCGGAGAGTGAGGAGTTAGGCAAGGTTATTGGAGAAGTGGTGATGGAAGTAGGCAAAGATGGGGCCGTTACCGTGGATGAATCTCCTGCTTCTGGCATTTTTTCAGAGATAGTGACAGGGATGAAGATTGATAAAGGCTATCTCTCCCACTATATGGTAACCGATAATGAGAAAATGGTGGTTGAATATCCTAACGTTGCGGTCTTGGTTACCGACAAGAGGTTGAGTTCAGTTAAAGACATCTTCCCCTTCTTGGATAAAGTTATTAGCGGGGGCCAAAAAGAACTTCTAATTATTGCTGAGGATGTTGAAGGGGAGGCCTTGGCGGGGATGATTGTTAACAAGGTTAGGGGGATTATGAATGTTGTCGCCATCAAAGCGCCGGGTTTTGGAGAACGAAAGAAGGAGATTATGGAGGATATTGCTATTGCGGTGGGGGGCAAAGTTGTTAGTAAGTCTGTCGGGTTGGATCTCGCCACGGTTGAGCCCAATGAAGTCTTAGGACAAATTAGTCGATTAGTCGTGACAAAAGATCAGACGGTTATGATTCGGGGGAGCCTTAGTGACGATGGGGCCGTCCAAGAAAGGATTGCCTCCATTAAGAAGGACATGGAGTCGGTTGAATCCAAGCATGATAAGGAACAAATGAAATCTCGGATTGCCATGCTCAATGGGGTTGTCGCCGTGATTAGGGTAGGGGCAAACACTGAAGCCGAGGCCAAATATCTAAAACTGAAGGTTGAGGATGCTGTTAATGCTACTCAAGCAGCAATCGACGAGGGTATTGTTACTGGGGGAGGGAGTGCTTTAGTTAAGGTCTGGGAATGGTTAAGGGTTAATCGTCCGGGAGATTTAAACTCGGTTGAGTTTCAGTCAGGGGTAGATATCCTCTTGGAGTCTCTACTTGTTCCCTTTAAACAAATTGTGGAGAATGCTGGAAGGGATGACTTTGCGGTTTTGCTCTTAGATCTTCGTAAAGGTGACCAAGGTTATGATGCCAAGAACGATATTGTCGTTGAAGATATGTTTAAAGCGGGGATTATTGACCCAGTAAAGGTAACTCGAACAGCCTTAGAACGCGCAGTCAGTGCGGCTGCCATATTATTAACCACGGAAGTCGCCGTGGCAGAAGTTAAAAAAGATGATGGCCATGTCTAAATCTAAAGAGGATCATTATATTATTAAAGTTTATTGTGATAACTGTGACTGGGTGGGGACTCAAGCAATCCCTAAAGGCCATGCGGTGGGATCTTTGACCATTAACGGAGTGGAATGCCCGTGTTGTGGCTGTGAGACCCTTCGGTCCTTAGGCCAACCTAATAACCCAGAAATTAATTATTAGTTAGTCTATCATTATGAAAAAAGGATTTACGTTAATTGAGTTGATAGTGGCTATCGCGATTATTATTATCCTGACTGATATCCTCGTGATCGCAGCCAAGAAGACCTTTAGGGAGGAGGAAGACCAGTTAAAAATGACTGATAAGGAATATTGTATCAAGTACTATAGTGATTACCGGTTGGAGAATCTGCCTGCTCGATGTCTTAAGACCTTTGGTGTAACCTCGGTGGTTAATCAGGTCGACTAAGATTGTTAGGACTTTAGTATAATAAGAATATGGCAATTGAAAAAGTTATCGTCGTCCTAGCTGGCAATAAACAAGAATATGAGAAATACTTGGAAGATCAACATCTCAGTTCTAGCCAGGCGGTCTTTGGAGATACGACTGAATCAATGATTCGTTTAAGGGTTTCTTCTATTGTGACGGTGGGGACTTTTTGGGATAGACCTGATGCTTGGCCGTTGCAGAATATGGCAGAGAGTCGATTAAGATAAATTAAAAATAAAATACAAATAAATATATGAACCGTTCTGATCCTTTAAATATTAGCGAGGCGAAGAGACTTTTAAGCCTCAACCAAAAAGGAGTCTCTAAAGAGGAGATGATTAGACTTTTGAAACGCTCTCGTCCTTTCCTCGATAAATATTTTAAAGAGCACAAGATTACTTATCTCTATCGCCCAGGAAAAAGATTCCGGGATGTAGAGATCCAGCAAATTTTGACTCTTTATGATAAAGGGGATACCTCTATCTCGGCCATCAGTCGAAGGTTTGGAGTTTGTCATGAGACGATTAAGAGGATCGTTGAAGGGCATAATGTCGAGAAAGATGCCCCAGAGAAGGTCATTAAAGTGAAATATATTGAGGAAGATGGGGAGAAGGTTTGTGCGGGGCTAAGCTATAGTGATTATCTCCGAAGGGCTTACGGAAAAGACTATAAAAAATATCTATCAAATTCTAAGAATTACGCCGGTTAAGGCGAATCTTTGATTGGCCCTAACGGGGATAGTTCTTTGAAATAAGTTGGTAAGCAGATAAAGGGTGACCGATTCGGTGGAGGTCATATGCCATCTTCTGTCGGCACTCCCTATCTGCTTATCAATACAATGGAGGTTAATGGGCCATGGACACATGCTGGCAGTGTGGTAAGAAGCCAAAGTTTGTTGTCCCCGTCATCATCAGGGGCAAGGAATACCTATTTTGTGTTTCGTGTTGTGAACGAACAGCCAAGGACTATGGAGGGTCGAACGATGACGGAATTGAACCAGCGAGCGTGCGACCAGTTGATGCCTGAATACTGGCAATACTGGAAAGGGATGTGTCTGTCGAGCTGTAACAAGGTCAGTCAATGTTCCAAGTTTTCGGAAGGAGCTAACCTTGATGCTTTCAAAAAGAAACAGGCTCACGACGCTACTCATCGCGTGGGAAGGCCGATGCCGAACCCCGACTAGCGTGTCCATCAAGGAAGTGACCGAGGCCAAGGACGATTTCAGAAAGGAGTTTGGCTGGGCGAAACTAACCGAGTTAATCAACGAAGTGACAATGGCCTGTGCTAAGGAGACGAGCGATGGCTACTTGTCCAAGGTGCGGAAAAGAAGTGGATACCTATCAGACTGCGTGCGACTGCGGTCAGTTGTGGCCAGGAAGAACACCAGACGGCAACACCGTTAAACCTCCAAAGCTCCGCCAGTAGCTCCTTAAAAGGAAAACTGGCAACATCTGCGTTGTTGGTGGAGTGGTCATCACGGACGACTGTAAATCGTCTGCCATTGCGGCAAGGGGAGTTCGATTCTCTCACAACGCACACTCTCTTTGGAGATACTAGTGTCCTCGCCAGTCACTAGGCCGGAAGGTGGGTATATCCCAATGGCGTAATTATGACAAATAAATTAGAAAGAAAAATTCAGTTTGGTAAATATACCAAGAGGGATTATAGAGAAGTGAGGAGATTATTAAAAAATAAGTGGAAGGAAGAGGAGTTAGAGTTATCCACAGTTCCCTACTTGCCAAGTAAGAAAGATGGGAGTATAATAGAATAAGTACGTTGAAAATTGAATAGTAATCGAAGGCGTCGACTTGGTGGCAATGAATGAGATACTTCAATAAACTTTGACTTTATTACAAAAGACTCGTTCCCTTTTCCCCAAATCAATGCCTTGGATTACAAAATGAGGTTGTTACAGTTCAGCTACTTCAATAACAATTGATTATTATAGCTTCACAGCTAATTACTTTGGACTCGTCTTGTGAGAGACCTGTTCTATTGTCTTCTGTTAAAGGAAGAATAATTGCGGGTAGCCCCGTACGTCTCTTCGTCTCGTAAGATGGAGGTAAGGGGATCCTCGAGTCCTCCTACTATTGTACCTTTTCATCAACTTTTGGTTTGGTGGAAAGCACCAACAAATTAAAACAAACTTTGCCGCGATTGAGGATGAATTTCCTAAAAGCAAAAATAGGAAAAAATCTTAGCGGCTAAACTGGACTAACTATCGCCTCATTTTGTAACCTAAGGTCGAGTGGCAACGAATCAGATACTTCAAAAATAATTGGATTTTTTTGTTCTGGGGTTACCCCGGAAAAACTACCTGGTTCAATTTATCCCTCGACCTTAGTTCGCAATTATAAGTCAAAGTTATAATAAAATAAGATGAAATTTAATACGAAAGAGTCCACTCGGACTACTAACTTAGCAGGAGGTGTTGCTTTTTCAATTTCTCCAGAAATTGAGTTGCTGCACGCGGTCTTAACGACCTTCCTCGATGATAAGTATTACGAGTCAAAAGAGGATCGGATTGCTCGAATCAAGAAGTTAATCTCCTTGAATAAACCAGAGTTCGTCGCCAAATTAGCCTGTGTGGCTCGTCTTGAGTTTAATCTTCGGTCAGTGACTCACCTTCTTTTGGGTGAACTGGCTAAGACTCATAAGGGAGATAGCCTAGTGAAGGATGCGATTGTTAAGTGTACTGTTCGTCCTGATGACCTGACTGAACTCGCGGCTTATGTTGGGACGCCTTTACCTAAGCAACTTAAGAGAGGGGTGCGTAATGGTCTCCTAAAATTTAATCGTTATCAATTAGCCAAGTATAAGGGTGAAGGTAATAAGATCTCTCTCGTTGACTTATTTAATCTTTGTCACCCTAAAGTTAAGCACGCCTCTGAAGAGCAAAAGCAAGCTTGGGCAGATCTTATTAAGGGCGACTTAAAATCCTTTGACACATGGGAAACTGAAATCTCAAATTCAACTGCTGAAGACAAGAGCGAGAAGTGGGCACAACTTGTTCAAACGGGCAAGATGGGTTACATGGCTTTGTTAAGGAATCTCAACAACCTTATTAAAAATAATGTTGATGAGGAGACTATCGGTTGTGCGATTAAGAAGTTGACTGATCCTGAGGAAGTTAAGAAGTCAAAGCAAATGCCCTTCCGTTTTGTGACTGCTTACGATAATGTAAAAGGGAATCGTAAATTGACTGATGCTATTTCTGTGGCGATGGATATGGCGGTCTCTAATACTCCTAAGCTACCGGGGAAGACTCTCGTCGCGGTAGACGTCTCTGGCTCGATGAGGGGAGATCCCATTAGGAAGGCGGCTATCTTTGGGGCCACCTTAACTCAAGCTAATCCTGATACTGATTTGATTCTCTATGACACCCGAGTGAAGGAAGAGGTTGTTGGCAGCCGTCTCCCTGTTATTGATTTGGCTAAGAAGATTGAAAATGATGCTATGGGTGGAGGGACTGAAACTTCTTTAGTCTTTAAGTATGCGATTGAAAAGAAGAAAGTCTATGATCGGATTATTATTATTTCCGATAACGAGAGCTGGGCAGAAGGTTGGGGTTATGGAACTAAGTCTATTCAAGGATGGTATGGTCAATATAAAAAGATTTCTGATCCATTTGTCTACGCGATCGATATTCAGGGATATGGAACTAAGGATATTGCAGGAGGGAAAGTTTTTCACCTCTGTGGTTGGTCTGATCGCCTCCTTGATTATATCGGTAAGATGGAGGAGGGTGATGCCTTGGTCGATTATATTAAAAATTATAAAATTTAAATTATTATGGAAAACAATAAAGAACTTCAGATCCCAAGAGCAATGAAGGAACTTGATTGTCAGATTAATATTCTAGGGAATGATTTGTTGGAACTTCGGAAAAGACTTGAACTTGTTTTGGTTAATCGTCCGGTGCCTGAATCTGAGAAGACTGTTTCCCCTATACCCCCATCAGGGACCCCGTTAGTTGCGGCAATTGATGAGGAGATAAAAAAAGTTAAAGATATGGAGGTTTTGGTAAGAGTAATTTTTGAGACGCTTGAAATCTAATATGTGGTATAGAATGTTCCATCCAATCAAAAATCTTTATCGGCGCTATCGTTATGGTGGGGGTTGTTGTGATGTCTTCAGTTTGGATTATTATCTGGCAAAGAAGATCCTTCCTTCCCTAAAATTGTTTAGAGATAAGACTAAAGAGGATTTTGGTGGATACCCTTGCGGTTTTGATACCCCAGAGGAGTGGACGAAGGTCCTGGATGAAATGATCTGGTCATTCCAATATCTAGTTGATGGAGAAGAAACAGGAAACCCCTTTGACCTTGAGGTTATGGGAGTGAATGCCGAGAGAGAGCAAAAGGGATTTGAATTATTTGGGAAGCACTTTAGGAATCTCTGGCTATAAAAAACGTCTCGTGTCGTGGTCCAACACGGGGGGGTGGAAGACTCGAGAAGCAACTCGTAAAAACATAGGCTTGTCACTGGGGTCGATCCAACCCTATCGCCAAAAAGCAACCTTGGTAGGTGACGGCCATGCCCCTCCCCCGACGGGGGGATAACTTATCGGCAGATAAGGGAAGTTGTTCAAACCAACAGGGGGGCTCATGTTAGGACAGATTTTTTCATTCATTGGTTGGGGGATCCTTTGTTTCTGTTGGGTAGTTTTTTATATCCTTTATCTTCCCTTTGCTTTGATAATTATTCTTGGGATATTAATATTTAATAAAAATTAACATGGGAGGAAAAAGTCATGGAGAAAAAATAAAAAAGTTCTTGGGTCTACATTCTCAGGGTAGAAAGAAGTTTGCTGCCGAGAAGGCTCTCCTAAGGGCAGAAAAGAAGCAAGAAAAAGAAATAAGGTCTGGGCGCAAAGGTCATAAGCCGAAACCTCGGGAGATCTTAAAAAAGTAAAATGAAAAGAAAAGAAGATTGGGAATTATTAAAGAATAAGAATTGGGTCGCCTTTGCGACGGCGATGACGATGGTACAACTTGTTCTATCATCCTTCTCTCAGATGGTCTTATTCTATCTTCTTGTTGGTTTCCTTGCGATGTTGATTGAACAGGAGTGGAGGCGTCCATGGATAATCCTTCTTTGGCTCCCCTGGGGGTTTAAAATTTGTAATCAGGAGTAAGATGAAATCAGTATTAATTACATTCCCCCTTAGAGAGGTGTGCTGGAAATTTATTAAGTTTTTTGAATATACCCCGGATCCTTTTGGGGTTCCTCTTGAGACAAAATGGATAAAACCATATCTTAGTAAAAAGTCACTATCATCAATTGCCGAGAATAAGGACTTTGCGGATCTCGCCATCTTCGCTGATGACTTTTCTCACCTGTTTGTAGAACATGTCCCAGCTATCATGGTGATGGTTCTTGAAATGGTCAAGGACTTAGAATCGACACAGAGCGTTGAGCAGGCCCACTTGCTGGAATGTGGTTTATGTTGGGTTATTTTTAATAATTATGTTTCGAAGAGAGGAGTTAAAATTACGATGGAGGAATTGGATGAGGTGGTTAGTAGCTTCTTACTTTTTTTAGAAGAACATGCCCAAAGGATTTGATAAATGGCTCTCTCGGGAACAATTTTTTAACGAGGTTTCCAAAAGGGCTAATTATTTAGATAGTAAAACCATTGAATTGGTTTATTATGCGATAGTTAAAACTATTGTTAGTGAGTGTAAGACCTCTGGGGGGGTAAGGCTCCCCGACTTTGGGGATTTTACTTTCTCTTGGAGGAAGGAAAAGGGACTAATGGATGTTAATACCAGGGAATATATCCAGATTCCTCCCTATCGGATGATCAAATTTACCTTGGGTTATCGTTTGAGGGGGTACCTCAAACAACTAAGTGATCGATTGAAGACCCCTTAGGACTTATGCTATTATTACCCTAGTTCTTTGCCAATTGAATACGGGGATAAATAATAATATGTCTAACGAACAAATAAAAAAGGCTTTTGGGGACGCCGAAAAAGAACTCCAACAAGAAGAAATTGACAAAATTAAGAGCATTGTCCGCTCTTACCTTGAAGAGATTCAAGATAAACAGGACAAGAAGAACCGCAAACAAAAAGAGGTCGATGAGATTGACGAAGAGATTCGTCTTTTAAAGAAAGATCTCGATGATTTAAAGGCTGGGCGCCTTGATAAGATGGAAGAGCGCCAGAAAGTAGATAAGAGAGCTCGAGACATCTCAATTATTATCATTAAAAAGGTTGAAAAGGAGTATGTTCCTTACAAACCTTGGTATTCTCCTTACGACATTACCTGGAATCCGAAGTACCAGTACATTGCCCCTAATAATGATGGGCAATGGTACACCAAATCAGACGCGGGGACTGTCACTACCACGTCTTCGTCATGGGATTCTCCTTTGATGATGTTATCAGGGCCTCAAAGCCTTCTTGATAACAGTGCGTCGGCTTTCAATAGCAATGTAGTGAATTCTAACTCTCTGAATCAGGTTATGGATAATATGATTAGGACAACAGGGTCACTAATGAGCAATTTTGTAGGAGGAAGTTACGATATTAATGGTAAAATTACAAATCTTTAACAATTAGCCCCCGTATTTCGTGCAGAGAACGCAAAAAAGAGGTAACTTTTTATAAGTTGGCCTCTTTTTTGGTGTGATAATTAGGACTTATGGTATACTTTGAGTGAGTTTTTAATAAAAATCTCTTAAATTTTAAAAAAATGGCAACAAAACCTTTTGATCAATCCGCCTTTGACCAGTTAAATACATCGATGGGTGCCCTTGAGAGTTCTTTAGCCTCTTCTCCGACAGCCTATACTAATAATGTTGAGCCCACGAGGACTGATTTAAGTCAGGAGGCCCAACTAAAGAATATCCAGAATCGAATTGCTCAGATGGCCTCCCAAAAGAAGAGGGAGGAGTGGTATGGGCCAGACCAGAATGAAGAAAGTTCTACGGCAGGGACGAATGTTGGGCTAATAGGAAGAGGTTTGAATGCTCTTGCAACCCCCCTTTATGCGACAGTGGGGGGAGTAGAAGCAATTTTAGGAAAGGGAACCAAACAGGGATTTGCTAATATCGGTGCGAATATTACCGAGAAGGGGACTTTTGGAGATCTTTTGGAAAAATATGGGGCACCTCAGACAGGATTAGGAAAACTTTTATTTACGATGCCTTTGGGGCTGGCTTTAGATATCGCTGGAGACCCTGTCAGTATGGTGACAATGGGGACAACTTCACTGATTCCCCGTTTGGGGTATGGAGTAGTAAAGGGGTCTAAAGTTGGAGGGCTAGGGGCAGGATTAATGGCTGCCAAAGAAGGACTTGTCTCAAAAGCCGCTTCAGGAGCGAGCACGTCTTTGGGTTTGATGGGGGGGATTGCGAAAGCGGGGGAAAAACTTGGGAAAGTTGCTAAAGTGGGAGACATCACTTCTTCTAAACTTGCAGAGATGTCAAGTTCCTTGGGGAAGGTCGCCGCAAATAGAGCGGAACTTTATAACCAACTAGTGGGAAGAAATGTTTTGGATCTCGCAACGAACCCAAATAAGATTAGGGTGGGGGAATTATTTGAGGCAGGTTTGGAAAAGCTTCCTTATGGGAAGGACCTTGTCAGGACACTTTCTTATAACCCGGCAGAATGGTTTCGTGTCGCCAAGATTCGAGATAAAGTTGAGGCATTAGTCGATATCGAGAAAAAAGGAGGAAATATTTCGAATCTTTCAGCTCTAAAAGGAATAGAAAAAGAAGATGCCATCACTGCCCTCTTCAAGGCGGCTGAGAGTAATGCCCCAAAAAAGAGGGTTGTTTCAATTTTTAAAGAAGGGAAAGAGATCGGGGAGGATGTCGCCCAGAAGTGGAAGTCATTAGACTCTGTTGAAAATGCCCAGAGGTTACTTGGAGAGGCGGGGATTGAAGCGGAGTTGGATCAAATTAAGAAAGCTTATTCTCGCTTGGGGATGAATCAGACAGGCGTCCAATGGTATGATGACGCAATTTCGAAAGCGAAGGAATTTAAAATAAAAAATGTCCCTGTTGTCGAAAAGATTTTAGATGCCTATGAGTCTTTTGTTAGTATTTTTAAGACGAGTAAAATTGGGCTGAGTCCTGTAGCATGGACAAATGCAATTGTTGGAAACCCCACAATGGCCGCGATGGGCGGGGTTAATATTACTAATCCCAGATATATGCAATCGGTGAATGCTGCAAGAAAATTGCTTGCCGGAAACCAGTCTCCTGAATTTATAATGAAAGAATTGATAGAGAACCCCGCATGGAAGAGTTTTATCGGAGAGTATCCGGGAGTATTCGAGAAGACCTTCGGCTTTAAAGGGGGGCTTTTAGGGACAAAAATAAAAGATATTTCTATGGGGGTGGCCAAAAAGGGTGAGACAGTCCCCTCTTCTATTACGGCCCAACTCTATAAGGATGTTGCTGCGGGAAAAGGGGTTTCCCCTTATCAGATGGCGACTGGGATGGGTGCAAACGAATTTGCTTCTAGTAAGTGGCTAAACACTTTTAAAGAAGGGCTTGCAGAGAAGGCTGCTAAGGGTAGTTACTCTGCCAAAGTTTTGGATATTGCTTTAAATACTTCCATGTCAAAATATGAGAGGATTGACCAATCTTTTAAATTGGGAACAGCTTTGCACCTCTCTAATAACGGAGTGGGTGAGGGGGAGTTACTAAAGTTGGCAAGGATTGTGAAGATGGACAAAATGGATATCACTAAAGTAGGGACAAAAACGGGGTTCCTTTATAAGCTTTCTCCAGAGAGAGCCACAGAGCTCGCGAATGAAATTTATATGAATTATGCTGCGATGCCCGGAGCGGTGAAGGTTTTAAGGTCTGCTCCCCTATTTGGAAGTCCTTTTGCCTCATTCCTTTATGCGATGGTGGGGAAGACAGCAAAGACAGCAGCTTATAATCCGGCGATCTTCAATAAGGTTAACTTCCTTTTGGATGAGGTGGCAGGGTCAAAATCTCCACTTGAGAAGAAAGCTCTTCAGCTCCAATATTATAAGTGGTTGAATACCCCTGGAATGATTCGGCTTCCCTTCTTTAATAAAAATCCAATCTATGCAAATGTTGCCAACATGATTCCTTATTACACGATGAACATGTTTACTCCCTCGGAAAGAAAATATAAGGATACCCTCCCAGGGACAATTATTAAAATGGTAGATAAGTCGCCTCTTTTTAAGGATCCGGTGGGACAGGTCTTATTTGACTATTTTGTCCAACCAATGATGTTAGCTGCCTCTAAGGATCCCTCAATGACTATCCAGGGATCTTTCGGGCAACCTCTCTACCCGAAGGGTGCAACGACCGGGACGAAACTCTTTTATGCCTTAAGATCATTGGCTGAGGCCCCAGTTCCAGGCGTTGCCGCCTATGGAGGATATTTTCAAGGGGCATTAGCACCAGGAATTACTGAATATATGCCAAGTTACCGTTGGAGACAGATGGCCCAAGCCACTCAAGGAAAAAATCAATTGGGGATTACTACTAAGGAAGCACCGTCCTCTCGAATGTTACGTTCGTTAGGTGGGTCGTTAGGTCTTCCTACACAACCAGTTGATCTTACGTTTTTATCAAATCAAATTAATAAAGGAAAATAAACAATATGGACCCAAATCAAATGAACTCAGGAACCTCTCCAGAAATGGGGACTCCAACTGCCCTCAACCAGGGGGTGCCGTCGCAGGGTACTCCCACCCAAGGGATGCCAAGTGACCCTAAAGCCGCGCTACAAGAATTGATGGCTGCCGTTGATGAAAAGATGGCGGGAGTAAACCAAAAAGCTTCAGTTGGTCAAGATATGGACCAGCAAGCAAAAGTTGAAATACTCCAGGTACTTTTTGACGTATTACAGAGGAATGGTATTGACCCAAATGACCAAGAGGCAGTTAATGCTTTCTTGGAGCAATTAAAACAGGCTAGTCCAGAGGTTTATAATGCCTTTGAGACAGCCTTAAATAATATTTTAGATACCTTTGGAGGTGAGACCCCTGAAGGGGTACCAGGGCAGAATCCCGCAGAGGCGTTTCCTAATTTAGGAGCCTCTCAACAGGGGATGCTCCAAGAAGAGCAAGGGCAAACTCCCCCCGTGGGGATGGTTGGATAGTTGGATCGCTTAATTATGAAGAAATACAATGGAATATTATGAAAAAAATTATGAAGATGTCTTTTCATCTGAGCGTTCTTTGAAAAAGTGCCCATTAGATGAGATCGAGATAAAAGACTTGACTTTGAAGGATTACCAGGAAACTTATCGGAAGTTTTTGACGGAGGCCTTTGATTTCTTCTTCTTAGCCATTGTTAGGCAAACATGGTTAAGGAGACATTTTGGAAAAAATGGTCAATATCTGGCAAAGAGTCAATCCAATCGCCATGATCTTGATAGGGCTTATAGCATATTTCTTAGACAGTATGTTGGTAAGGATTTTCGAATTCTTTCTCGTTGGTTTGCTTCTTATCGGGTAGCTAGTTACTTCGATGATTTTTTTCCAGAATTTATGGAAAGAAATCCTTTTGAGGAGCCAAACTACTTCCGGTTACCTTACTCCCACGTCTCGATAGATTTTCTTGTTGTCGTTTACCAAATGACAGAGAGGTTAGAACTCCTTGAAAAAGCGGAGAAGGATAAGATGAACTATAATGTATTCCTTGATTATGTTATCAATCATTCTTTGTCTTATAATGATTCCTGTGGAGAAGATAAGTATATTCCAATGGTCCCAGATTCTCAGTGTCCCCCGTATATTAAGAACTTGGAATTGCCGATAAATAAACCAAAGAAGATTAAACGCTTAAAGAAATTGATAAAATGAAAGAATTAAAACCAGTAACCTTTATTCAGGGGAGATACCACTTCAGTCGGCAGAATACCTTTCAGCAGATGCTTCTGCTTAGGGCTTTGACGATAACCCAAGACCCTCAAAAACTCAGAGAAATGATGGGGGTTAAGAAAGTGGCAGATGTTTATCGGACATTGGATAAAATGGCATTAAGGAAAGAATATCATGACGCGCTCGCGAGAGAAGGCATCTCATTTGACTACATCATTCAAGGAATCAAAAAGGAGGCCGACGAAGGTTTTAAATCTAGTGATAGATTAAAAGCTTTCCAGATTCTTCTTAAGTCTCTCGGAATGGACAAGTATGAGGAAAAACAACTGACAGGAGGTAGTTGGGAGGATGAACTCTTAAGGGTTATGGAAAATCCAAAAAAGATTGAGAAGGCTGAAACTCCCATTCTCTACGAAGTGGCCACTCCAGCGATTCCTGAGTCGGCGAGGTTAATTAAGGAGCACGAGCAAGAAGAAGGGAAAAGTCTTTATGAGTAATAGTGAACAAAAAATTTCCAGGTTAAGGGACCCAAAATTTTATTTGGAGAATTTTTGTATGATCAAAGGAAAGACTCCTGGCCTCATTCCTTTTATTCTGAATGAGGCACAGAAGGATCTCTTCAATACGATCATGACTAGTCCTCGTACGATTATTCTCAAGGCAAGACAAATTGGTTTTTCGACAGCAACTACCGGGTTCTTTTATCACAACACGATAATGAATCCTGGAACAACAACAGCCCTAATTGGCTACAACTCAGATCTTACTTCAGAACTCCTTGATAAGGTTAAGACCTTTTATCGGAGTACCCCTGATGATCTTAAGCCAGCTCTTCACTATAACTCTAAATATGAGATTAGTTTCCCTAAGATTGACTCAAAGATCCTAGTGCTTCCTTCAACTGAGAACGTCGGTCGAGGCTATACTCTTCACAATGTGTTGGCTACCGAACTTTCGGCTTGGGAAAAGGCAGAAGAGAAGATGATGGTTTTGGAAGCTTCTGTTCCGGTAGAAGGAAGAATCGTAGTGGAATCAACTCCTCGGGGGCAAGGTAATCTTTACCACAAGATGTGGATGGCTGATGATACTGGCTATGCAAAGAAGGAGTATGGGTGGTGGTGGCTTTATACCGAAGAAGAGATTGAGACAATCAAGAAGAGGATGAATAACCCCCTTAAGTTTGCTCAAGAGTACGGGCTTGAATTCTTGTCTTCTGGTCGACCAGTTTTTGATTCTGCCTCTTTGCAAAAGCAGAGAAAAAATCAAGTGGCTGTGGGGGAGGAGGTTACGAGTCGTGATGGGGATGTGGAGATAGTTAAGGTTATCGATCAGCTCCGAATTTATTTTGACCCTAGACCAGGAAGAATATATGTTATGGGCGTTGACGTTGCGGAGGGTGTCACTGGTGGAGACTATTCTGTTGTTACTATCTGGGATCGTATTTCGGGGGAAGAGGTCGCTTTTTACAGGGGGTTAATTGCTCCTGATATGTTTGCTACTGCCCTTGATAAATGGGGACGAAAATATAACAACGCTTTGATGGTTGTTGAGATCAATAACCATGGGCTAACGACGGTTACTTGCCTTAAGCAGTTAGTTTATCCTGCCCTTTACTTCCGTCCTTCAAAATTTGAAGGAATTGGAATGAGTTGGAGTGATAAACTTGGTTGGAAGACAACAAAGTTGACGAGGCCCTTACTTATTGATGATTTTGCTCAAGCAATTAGGGATGATCTTTTAATAATACACAGTAAAGAGATTTTGGATGAGATGAATGTCTTCGTTTATGACGCTAATAATAACATGGTTCCGATGGAGGGGTTCCATGATGACTGTATTTTTTCTAGCGGTATCGCTTTCCAAGGATTCAAAGTTTTATATGATAAGCCGTTAACCCAGGTCGATTATGAATACTATTTACCCAAGAGTTCAAATTATTAATTAAAAAATAAAAAAATATGGAAAAAGTAACAAAGCAGCAAATTCTTAAGAAAATTGTCTCCACGGCGGGGGCAAGAGAGGTTGGAGATAAAATCGGCGCCAATTGGAAAAATATAAATCTTGGGCAATTTAGTCAAGGCCTAAAGGTCGAAACAGAACATAAGGATATCACAAAAGGGTGTCCAATATTAACGGGAAAAATTGCTTTAGCCCATCTAAAAGAAATCCCTGATTACTATACCCGGCTAAAGAAGATGGAAGACGGCGCGAAAAAATAAAAATATGGCACAATCAATTAAACCACAATATAATAGTTACAACCCCAATGATTTCGGACCCAAAGAGGTTGAGTTGAGGAATAAGTTTATGCTTCAAATGAATGATGCCCGGACTTATTTCTTGAATATGATTAAACCAAGGCTTGATCGTTCTTACAAATTGTACATTTCCTATAATGGAGATAGACAGAAGGAGATCAAGAAATGGCAATCAAATATCTTTGTTCCCTATGTCCAAGCGGTTGTCGAGACTTTGATGCCCAGGATCTTGGACGCTCGTCCAGATTTTGCTGTTCAAGGGAGGACAGAAGAGGATCAACTCAAAGCGGATAAGCAGCAACAATTGATGGATTATCTCTGGGAAATTTCAAAGATGGACCAAACAAACGAAGATGTTGTTCGCTCTTCCCTTGTTTATGGGACTGGATATCTTCAAGTTAGTTGGAAGAAGGATGTTAGGACTTATAAGTTCCTGAAGACGAAAGACCTAGCCTCTAGTAAATATGTTTATGAGGACAAGACTAAGACCTTCTATGATGCTCCTTTTGCTGAGTGGGTGGATAACTATAATCTTTGGTATGACTGGCACAATACTGCCAGACAAAGCAAACAATTCTGGTTTAAAAGGTTGGTATTAACTGAATCAGAGATCAAGAGGAAATACCCTTCTGCTGACAAAAAGAGGCTAGCTCTTGCCTTAAATTCTCCAGGAGGAGATCTGCAGGACTTCGCATCTGTCCGCAATTTGGTAAAGGCGAACCATCAATACATCATTAAAGGTCTCGCCCCCCTTACTAGCTATCGGGGTATTGGAGATGATAAGTATAATATCTTTAGTGACCAACAACTTAGAATGTATGAGGTCTTTGAATGGACTCGTCCCTTTGATGATGCCTACTGCGTTCTTGTTGGTGGTAACTATGTTCCGATTTTGAAAGGAGCGGTTATCCCTATCCCTTATGACTTTAAAGAGGCTTGCTTTATTGAGTTCCCATATCTTCGCCTCCCAGGGGAGTTTGAAGGCCACGGATTACCAATGATTCTTGAGAATCCTCAATTGATGCTGAATATGATTAAGAACCAGCGACTTGATGCTGCAACCTTGAGTATCCATAAGATGTGGATTGTTAACCCCCTGGCTAATATCAATAAAGAAGAACTGGTTACTCGTCCATTTGGTATTATTTACTCAATTGATCCTAATGGTGTTAGGGAGGTTCAGTTTAGCGATATTAAAGCAAGTGCTTATCGTGAGGAAGATCTTCTTAAGGGGGATATGCGTTATTCTTCCGGAGTGGATGATTTCTCTATGGGTGGAGGCGGTGGAGCGAGTAGTGCCACTGAGGTTCGACATCTTCGAGAGTCGACCCTTGAGCGTGTTCGGTTATTTGTGAATCACCTAGGAGATGGTTATGCGGACATGATGAGACTTTGGATGGATATGTCTCGGCAATTTTTCACAAAGACAATGATTATTCGAATCATTGGTGATGATGGGAAAGAAATGTTCCCTCTCGTAGAAAAAGATGATCTTCGGGGTAATTTTGACTATCGCGCTACAGTTCTTCCTTCGATTGCAGGAATGAATGATATTAAGAAGAAGCAGGATATGGACCTCTTCCAGTTACTCGTTGCTATGCCGTTCATTGACCCAAGAAAACTGACTTCAAAGGTTCTTGCTGACTGGAGTTGGAGTTTAGACAATATCGCAAAGTCTGAGGAAGCCCCGGAACAGGCTCAACAAATGGGTCCAGATGGAAAACCTTTGCCTCAGGAAATGCAAGGAGCTGAGCAACCTCAGCAGGGACAACCGGCAGGGGGAGAAGAAATGGATCTTGGGGGAGGTGTTCCCTACACTCCATCACAGATTCCTCCCGCTGTTCTTAAGAGTGCTCTAGCGATGCTTAAGGGAGGATCTTCGACAGGCGGAGCCGCCTTTGCTGAGGCTAGTTCTCCAATAAATTTATTGGCAGGGGGGCCTCCACCGACAGTCCAGGGGATAACTGCGGGAAAAACAACGAATCCTAGAGGATTAAATAGAGGAGGAGCCGTTAACACAAATATCCCGACGTCGGGAAGTTCAGCTAACCCTGAGGCAACATTACAAAATAGAGTCTTTAACATTCAAAAATAATTATGAAGAAAAATAATGAAGGAACTAAGAGTGCTCAGTTTATGACCGATAAAGAGGCTGAGGAAATAAAAGACATGTCAGATAGTGAAATGAAATCCCTTTTGTTAGGTCTTCGGTCTAGTCGGGTTTGGATCGCGATATTAAAGTATAATTTTGAGAGGCTTCAAATGGCTGATCATGCCCTCCATACCCTTGACCCCTTTAAGGACCCTACCAGCATGGCAAGACATCAGGGGATTATCACAGGAATTTCAGATTTACCTGAGATGGTCTCTATCCTAGAGGCAACGAGAACTCCAAAGGAAAAAGATAAAGAAGATGAATATTCAGATCTTCCTGAATAGTAAAGTTCGTTTATTAGGACTTATGTTATACTAATTATAAGAAAAAAATAAAAACATGGCAGGTCAATGGATAAAAAGTGCAATTAAGCATCCGGGTGCTCTGACGGAGCAAGCTTCCTCGGCGGGGAAGTCTCTTGATCAATATTGTTCGTCTCCAGGCATTAGTACAAAAACAAAGCGTCGATGTGCCTTGCGAAAAACATTAATGGGATTTAATAAAAAATAATATGGCACTAACAAAAGAAAAAAAGAAGAGATTCTTAAAAATGATAGCTAAGAAGGCCGGGAAAAAGGGAGAGGGTGTTGAGGGTAAGGAAGAAAAAGGAGAAAAAGAAGAAGCCGGCGAAGGCTGTGGAGCTATCAAAGGTTATCAGTCTTTAAAGAATAAATAATATGGACAGAGCTATTTTAAGAAAAAAATTGAAGGAAATCGTCAAAAAAGCCATTCCTGCGGGGAAGAAGGTTGTGAAGGTAGCTACTTACCCATTCACAAAGTTTGGAGATCTTGTTGAAAATGCAATGAGGACAGAAGAAGGGATGAGGACTATGACGATGAAAAAACTCCAAAAGAAACAAAAAGATGATTTGGACCTAATGCGGGGCTTTGCCCCAGATAAAGATTAATATGGCAACTAATTCTTTTGAAAAAACAGGGAAATCAATACTGAATTCAGTAAAGAATGTATCGACTCCAAGAACAACCGCAACCTCAGCCTTAGAAGGTCGACTTAAGGTGGGAGTGGCCGCAAGAAAAAAAGCCAAAAAGAAGAAAATCCTAAAGGCTGCGGTTATTAAAAAGGTAAAATTTTAGACAAATGAACATTGATAAAGGAAAAAAAGGAGAAAAAGCTGCGACTGACGTCGTTGCTCGAGGGCCTCAATCCTCTATTGGCCCCGAAGATGGAAAAGGTGGGGTGATCTCTTCGATTAAGGATAAATTGGCTAATCGAAAAGTGGGGGTAAAACCTTCCTTAGGAGATCTTGCCAGTCACTCGATCAAAGGAGTTCTTGGAGGAATTAGAGAAACTGGGAAAAATGTCAGCGATGCTTTGTCGAAGGGTACGTTGGGAAAGGTTCCCTTGAGACCTAATGTGGGGAACCAGCCTACTTATGGGACTCCCGCTAAAAAATTTGATCTCGAGACAATAAGACCCAAAATACTTGATAGATCCCCAAAAAGGAAGAAATTAGAGGATGATATTAAAACAAAGATGAAATTGAGAATGTTGCAAAAGTAGGTTAGAAATTCGTGCACAAAATTTTAACAATTAATTATGAAGATAAACAATCATGGCAGATAATAATTTAAAAGACGGGTCCGTTGAAACGGGTAGCCCAATAGGAAATGGTCCGACTAATCCTAACGCCTTAGGGGGCTCAGTCGGGCAGCCATCAACTGGGCCAGATTATAAGGCGCAATATGAAGAACTAGAGTCGAAGATGGGTCCAATGGGACAAGAATTAGGAGACTACCGCAAATTTTTTGAGGGAGTCGCTCCCCTTCTTGACAAATTGGATCAAAGTCCTCAATTAGTCCAGGCTATTATGGAAGGCAGAATCGATGCTGACCTAGCCAAAGCAGCTCTGGAAGGTAAAATTTCAATCGCGGAAGCGGCTGTTGTTACCCAAGCTAGCGAGGAAGTGAAGAAAGAACTTGGAAAGAAGGCATTAGCCTCAACTTCAACAGACGATATTAATCGTCTTATTGAGGAAAAGGCGGCAACCATTCGCCAAGATCTTGAGGCAAAAATGAAGGAAGACAAGGACGAAAGAGATTTCGAAGCCAAAGTCAATGACTTCATTAGCAATACTCCAGACTTTGAAGATTACGCCAAAGACATAAATGAGTGGTTAGACAAACATGATGTCACAGACATTCAAGTTGCTTACTACGCCGTCAAAGGTGAACTTTCAGAGCGCGAGGCCCGCAAGAAAGCCCAAGAGGCTGAAGGTGAAGGCCAAAAAGGTTTAGCGGCGAATGCTGCTGGCGGTGGCTCCCTTGGAACCACTATCGTAGGAGGTGAGGACCTCGTCGACACGCTTATCGCTGGTCGTTCAAACCCTAACCTGTTCTAAATTATTACTAAATTATTAAAAGTTATATTATTATGGCTAATCAATATCCTTATTATACTGAACCTACTCATACCCAAGGTGTGGTGACGAATGCGTCTTCAAACGCTGCCCGAACTACTGCTACCTCGGCGACTGAGGAACGGTTAATTGTCGACGCGGTCGATAAAATCTTCTTACTCGAACCGAACAAGCACCCTCTCGTAACCCTTTTGACTAATGTTGGAAAGGTTTATGACGGTAAGGCTTGGAGAGGCTCTTCAATGTTGAAGCGCCCGACCGGTAACCCTGAGTTCAAATGGTTTGAAGACTACTACGGTGGTCGTTACGCCAAAGTGAGTGGTACTTGTACTTCAGCGGTGGATCAAACCCCCACTGTGACAGGAGCTGGCTCAAACTCTGGTTACATCTTTACTCCTGGGGACGTTGTTAAGAACATGAGAACTGGTGAAAACGCTGTTGTCGACACAACGATTGCGGCGACGACCGTTAAACTCCATGTTCGAGGCTTCGGTTCAACTGCAGCGGCCGCGATGGCTGATGGCGATTCTCTCTTCATTGTCGGTAACGTTAATGAGGAAAACGGTGGAGCTCGTACTGTAAACACCACCCAAACATCTCCTCAGACCAATTATACCCAAATCTTTAAGACCACGATTGCTCTCTCCAACACCGAAAAAGAGGCTAATCTGTATGGTGGCAAAGACTTGCCTTATCAGAGAGCTAAGAAAGGTACCGAGCACGCGCTCGATATCGAAAGAGCTTTCTGGTGGAGCCAAAAGACTACGGATACCGGTGGTACCCAAGGTCATACCCGTCGCTCGACCGGTGGTATTCTTGAATTCATCGAGGCTGGTAATTCTTACGTTCAAAATCAAGGCGGTCCTTTAACTGCCCCAGATTTGAACACTTTCCTCCGAGAAGGTTTCACTTATGGGAATGACACAAAAATGTTGTTCTCTGGTGGCATCGTCCTCCAAGCAATCAACGAAATTGCCCGGGGTCAAATCTTGACCAAACCTCTTGATACTACTTACGGTATGAAGATCAGCCAATGGCAAACAGCCTTTGGTACTGTAAACATTGTTCACAACCCATTATTCGTAGAGGATGCAGCTGGTTCGGCTTTCATGCTTGACATGGACGGATTTGCTTATCGTTACATGAATAACCGAGACACGAAGCTTGAGACTAATATCCAAGCTCCTGATGTTGATGGTGAGGTTGATCAATACATCACTGAATGTGGTTTGCAACGAGCCCAAAGCCCGAAGCATGCCTATCTCAAGGGTGTAACTTCCTAGTCTATCGTTTGGCTAGTAATCCTACCTGGGGGTGGGATGAAAAATCACCTCCAGGCGAAGGGTAACCTTCGTCCCGACACGTCACGGGTAATTGACTATTAACAATCTTAATAACGAAAATAATTATTATGGCTTCATTAGATTCATTACAAGTTCGACAATTAATGGCTAAGGGGGTAGTGGTTCAGAAAGCTTCTGATACTTCTGTTGCTCTTCGCCTGCGCTACGTTGGTACTGGTACTGTGACTTCGGTTACTACTGTTACTGCGACTAGCGTTGTCACTATTTCAACTGCGGGGACTGGTTATGCGACAGAGGGGACAAAGACTTATCTTTTCTCTGCTTATGCCACAATGGGGGAGCTTGCTGACGCTATTAACGCTGACGGGATTTTTGAGTGCAAGGTTCTCGATGTCCTTCGTTCTGATGCTTCAGACAATAATCTCTTGGCCTCAGCTTTAACAGATACCAATGCCATTGATGAAATGGGGAATGCTACTTGGGATATCTTCACTGATACCTCTGCCTTCTTCCAGCTTGGTGTCTGTCTTTCGGCTCACCGAGGCTTCGATGCTCCAAAGAATCGACGTGTTCATTTGCAAGAAATTGCTTATGTCGCCGATGTTGGCACCGCTGCTTATGATAATCTCCAAATTTGGAGACGAAAGGGTTCCACTGAAATCCAGATTTGGTCTGGGTTGAATGTTGACCATGCTTCCACTTTGAACACTATCAATTTTGCTAGTGGTCTAGGTAAAATTACTAGTGGGGAAGACGAAGAACTGATCGTCCTGGTGAAGGATGCTGGCTCTTTGGCTGACACTGCCTACATGAGACTTACGGGTATCATTGAATAGTCTCTCTCTTGCGATGGGGAGGGAAACCTCCCCTCCACGCAGGAAAAAATTATGAAGATTTTAATTAAAAAGTAAAAAAATATGAAGTTTATATCTAAAAATGCGAACTTAAGAATTGTCTTGCGCCCAGGAATCCCTGGAAATATATTAGCCGGTCAAGTGGCGAAGCCTGGAGTTTATGTTAAATTCCAAGATGGGGTCGTAGAGGTGAAGGAGGAAGAAACAATCAATATGATGAAACTTCATCCTGGGTTTAACTCTGATTATATCGCTGTTGATCCAACTGAACTAGACCCGTTTATTGGGACAAGGGAAGAAATTGAGCCCGGCCACAGTATCTCTAATATAAAGTATGGGCATGTTGAAAAAGTCGCATCTTCTTTTAAAGCTCCTAAACTAACTCCTCAAATGCAAAAATTCTTACAGGATCAAGCAACTGAGATGGCGAAGGATATTGTAAAGAAAATGCTCCCAACTGCTGTAGAGGAGACAATTAAGGCATTAGCAGAAAGACACAAAGACGACAAGAAGGCTGAGGAACCTCAGATTGAGGAAAAATCAGGAAAAAAAGAAAAAGTTACGGCTTAACCCTCTGACCATGCTTGTCGGGTCGTAAATCTAATTAATTAAACATAAACATGGCAAATGATAGTATAAATTTCTACTATGATCCGACTCGTCAAGGGTTAGATACCACTCTCTGGAAGATTCTGTCTGGGACCCCATCGTATGCTGGAGGTAAGATTACCTTGAATGCTGCGGAAATGATCGGTTATGCCGACATCTTAAAAGGGGAAATCACCTTAAGTGTCACCATCCCGACGGCTCCAACTGCTGACCTACGGAAGTGGGGGCTTTTTCAGAAAGCCAACGGAGCTGGAGTCTGGTTTGATATTCTTGCGGATGTCTTTTCTTGTAATGTCAAGAATCAAAATGGAACGACGGAATCGGCAATTGTTGAATGGCAGACGGCATGGACAGCAAAAGCGGAATGGACCATTAAGTGGACAGGCTTTTCGGCAGAATTCCTTGTAAACGGAGTTCAAATTGCCTTCCTTAATGGGGATACTCTTACTGAAAAGTACTCAACCAGTAGCGTACCAACAACCCCTTTGAGCATTTATCTTCGAAACGACAACTCTGATAACATGGATCTGTCTTATGTAGAAGCATTGAATGTCCAGGGTTATGTCTAAACAACTACTATGTTAAATGGTAATAAACCACAAGCAAGCCCGGGAGCTGAGGGGGGAGCAATCCTTTATCGGGGAACTTGGGATGCAAGTGCAAATACACCAACTCTGGCTAGTGGAATAGGTACAGCTGGTGATTATTATATTGTCTCAACAGCAGGCACCACCAGTATTGATGGGATAGCTGTTTGGGGTGTCTCTGACTGGGCAGTCTTCAATGGGTCCACATGGGAGAAAGTGGACAATGCAGGAAACGTTTCTGGCCCAACTTCTTCTACGGACAATGCTGTCGCCAGGTTTAATCTTGCGACCGGCAAGGTCATTCAGAATTCTGGAGTAACTATCGGAGACGATGAATCGTTAACAGTTGGAACAACAGAGGCCGTGGTCCTGACGACAATGGATGGAGGAGTCCTTGGGACTATTCCTTCAATTGAATTCAGTTCTCCTTCTTGTCCTTTTGGGACAGGGACGGGGGCAATGAAAGGAGGGCTTATTATTTATGATGACCCTGCTGTTGCTTCAGGGGTTGCTTCTCTTGTTTTTGTTGACAATTCTTCCCTTTCTTCTTCTCCTCGTGCGACGACTCTTTCGAATAAGTTGGATACTCATGAGTTATATCTTGAAGGAGCCTATAAATTCACAGTGGAGGGGCATCTTTCCAGTATAGGGACTGAGGGGTGGTTTGGTCCCGCGACAGGGACTGTTGAGGCAGGTGCGGGCTCAGGAGCCTCTTACTCACTCGTTGCTCCAACTGATATGGCGGGAGAGATTGTCTTAACAACTGGAACAACGGCGCTCGCCACAGCCAGTGTCTTTACCCTTAATTACTCAAACCCTTATAGTTACTCTCCCTCTATTTCTTTAACCCCAGCAAATGCTGAAGCTGCGGCTCTTGCCGGGGCGACAGGTGTTTGGGTTAGTTCTGGAACAGGGGGTTTCTCTATCTATTCTGGTGCGACAAAGTTAGGAGATGCTACCGAATATCATTGGTATTACCAAGTGATTGAACACCAGATGGAGGTTTGGCCCGGCGAGGCAGGAGACGACCTCTCAATTGCTGACGTCGTTAATGTTAGTTGGTATTCAGATGTTTCATCTGTTTATGATGATATCGCAATTTCTGAGGATGTCGAAATCGACAAGGTTGATCCTGTTATTTCTGAAGGAGGGGAAGATTTGACTATTGAAGAGGATGTAGGAATGTTCACTGATGCTTACAATGTTTCTGATTCTAATGATGAGGATGTTGATATCGCTGAAGATGTTGAGGTATTTACCGACATTTACTACTCGGAAACACCTGGAGATGATATCTCTCTTAATGAGGATGTCGAAATGTTCACAGATCTCTATCATATCCCAGATGTTGCTGAAGAAGTACCTGCTGCAGAAGAAGACGTTGAAATGTTCACTGATGCTTATAATGTCTCAGACACCATTGACGAGGATATTGGGATAGCTGAAACAGATTACACTGTTGAAACTGACCAGATTGAAGTTGAAGCACCGGCTTAAGGTCAAAAATTATTAAAATACTAAAAAACTATGATATGGCACCTGTTACCGAAATTGGAATGTATGTAATCTCTTTACTGAGAAAAATTATCGCTTATCCGATAGAGAAGGCTCTCTTTAGCCTTTTGCTTATTGTTGGGGGGTATCTCTTTGACGAAGCGATGTTTCCTTTGCTTGGGGGGTTACTAGTTCTTATAATTTTTGATTTTATCACGGGGGTGGCGGCGGCAAAAACCAGCGGAGAGGAGATTACCTCTTCAAAGATCTCAAGAAGTGCCTTTAAGGTTGTCTTTTACTCTATCCTTATCTCAGGGGCTCATCTTGCTGGAAATTCTGTTCAGGTTATCACATTATTCGATGACTTGACTCTTAGCTTCTTATCTGTCACGGAGTTGATCTCGATTATTGAGAATGTTGGACGGATGGGGTTTTGTACGCCAAAAAGACTCCTTAATACTCTCAAAGATTATACGACTAAATAATAAAATATATGGAGAATTACATACCTTCTTTGGGGGGGAATCCCTCACCAAAAGACTATCGAGATATCCCATTAGGGCAAGTTGTTCCGCAGTTAGTATCTTACCCAGATAAATATCTGGTGGACATCTCGTTACTGCCCGTTTGGTACCAACGAAAAATTGGGGCTTGTGTGGGGCATGCTTGCGGAAAGTACAAACAAAGTCTAGATATCCCCGTAACGACTCCTAATATTCTTCCTCTTTCTGCTCGATTTCTTTATGCTTATGCAAAAGCTCTCGACGGATATGAAGGTGAAGGAACCTACCCGAGGTTGGTAATGAAGATTCTCAAGGATGTAGGGTGTTCAACTGAGAGGACTCTTCCGAATGATACGACCTTAGATCATGAAGCTTATGTCTTTTATAGAGATATCAATAAGATCCCTAAGGTTGCGATAGAAGAGGCCTCGCTAAACAAGATTAAGTCTTATGCCTCTGTGTCCATGACAAAGTTGGGAATTCAGCAAGCCTGCTTCTCGGCGAGGGGGTTGTCTCTCCTTGTGAAACTAGATGAGAGTTGGTGGAGTGACAAAAATGGGGTGACCTGGGATAAGGATCGGATTCTGCCTCTTTGTCCTCCAAGGAACTCTGTGGGGGGGCATCAGATCTACATCTATGGATATGAAGTAGTCGGGAATGATATGAAGGTGTTCTTTCTCAATAGTTGGTCGAAGGATTGGGCCGATAACGGCTGTGGGTGGTTCTGGTTGAGTGAATATCAGGCCTCCTTGGTTGAGGGGTGGACGGCAGTGAATATCCCCGATTACCTCCTCGAGGAAGTAAAGAATCTTCCTCCTGTATTCTCTCATCACTTCTACCGGTCTATCAATTATGGGGAGTCCAATGAGGAAGTAAAAGCCCTCCAGCGAGCCCTACTGATTGATGGAGAGTTTGATTATATTGTCACAGGTTACTATGGAACGATCACATCTGCGGCAGTAAAAGCCTTCCAACGAAAATATCAAGTAGCTTCATTAGCTGAAATTAATGGGTTAAATGGCCGGTCAGCCGGTCCAAAGACCCGCAAGAAGCTAAATGAATTATTTGATAAGTAAGTTAAAAGGTTCAATGGGACTTATGATATACTTATCATAGGTCGAAGTCTAAATTATTAGGTATTATTAATTTTTAATTTTTAAAAATGAAAAAGGAAATTAAAGCAAAGAATCCTCGCGGATTCTATCGCATTCAGATTACTGAAGATGGTAAAGGTGTCGTTGGCGACTCAGGTTGGAATGAAAACCAAGTCGTTAATGATGGGATTCAACAGTATGTCGTGAACTGGCTCGTCGGTGATACAGGTAATGGTAAGAGTATTACCTATATGGCTCTTGGTTCAGGTTCTCAACCAGCTTCTAATGGTACCTCTCTTTTGGGTGAGGTCGTTAAGCGAGCGGCTGTGACCACTTCGGTCACGTCTTCTCGAACTGCTGTCTTTACTGCTCAGTTTGCTAGCGCCGCGTCATTCGTGACTGGCACTGTAAACATCAGTAACATTGGCTTGTTCAATACTTCTTCTGGCGGTACTATTTTTGCTGGAAACACTTATGCTTCTAGCTCTTGTGCCACTAACCAGAACGTCAACGCAACGTATCAGATCAGATTTTCGTAAACTTGTCAAGTCCTTTGCCAATTTAACCCTTATCACAAACCATCTTTTTTCTTGTGTTCAAAAGCAGAAGGTGAAAGAATCTTGAGATTCCTTTTACATTCTGATTCGTTACTGCATTATCCTTCTGAGGACTTGCAAAAAATGTTAATTAGGTATATAATGGAAGCATTATAAATTTAGTTAATAATAATATGAAGAAAGTAAGAAAAGAGTGGAGTCGAGAAGAAATTGAGGCTGTCTATAATCGTCCTGGAGTTATTGGTCGGGAAGCAGCAAAAGAGTTGGGAATTCCTGTTAGAGAATTTTCAGCTTTACTAAAAAAACATTCTATTGGATTTAAGAAAAAAGAGTCAGCGAATCTTCAACTTAAGGATAAAGAATGGCTTCGGGATCAGTATCTTAATAAACAGAAATCTGTCAAACAGATTTCTGTAGAAATCGGGGCCACTATAGGAAATGTTAGGTCAGCCCTTGTCTGGATGGGGATTAAGACAAGAGGTGTTAAAGAATCTCTTGCTACGAAATATCCTCATGGGCGATTCGGGAAAGAATCCGGACGTTGGGCTGGGGGACGAAGAAAAACAGGCCGGGGATATGTTCAAATATATTCCCCAAACCACAAGGAGGCCGATATTAATGGATATGTGATGGAACATCGATTGGTTATGGAACAAGCTCTTAATAGGCCTTTATTAAAGAATGAAGACGTCCACCATCAAAATAAGGATAGGGGGGACAATCGACTTGAGAATCTTATTGTTTGCTCAAGAAGCCAACACAAAAAGATTCATTCTCTGATGAAGCAAAATGCTGAATTAGTTAACAAATTAAAACAATATGAAGAAAATATTAATCGATCCGAAGATTGAGGCTCTTCTCAAAGAGCATAATCAGGGGGTCAAGTTAGATTTAGGGTGTGGTGCTAATAAGAATCCTGGTTTCTTGGGAATTGACTATCGAGCGTTACCAGGAGTGGACATTGTCCACAATCTCGAAAAATTCCCCTTTCCCCTCCCTAATGAATGTGCATCATTGGCTGTTGCCTCTCACGTGGTGGAACACCTTGACCCACATGGCGGAAAGTTCATTGAATTTATGAATGAGGTCTGGCGTCTACTAAAACCAGACGGTGAGTTCTGGATAGCAGCTCCTTATGCTGGTTCACCTGGCTATTGGCAAGATCCTACCCACTGCAATCCTTGTAGTGAAGTTACATGGGAGTACTTTGACCCAATGGGGCCAATGACGGGGGGTGCTTATTATCAAATCTATCGTCCATTACCGTGGAAGATCAAGCTTAACACCTGGCATGAAACGGGTAATTTGGAGGCAGTTTTGATTAAGAAGCGGATTGATAAGGCTAATTTGGTCGACCCTAGCTATCTAGCAAAAATAAAATAATATGAAGAAGGAAAAATTCGTAAAACCGAGTTCTTTTACAGGTTTAAACAAGAATGATGGATCTTGGCACAACAGGATCTTGATCGCGACCCCGTCAACAGGGACGGTTAGAACAGAGTGGGTCTTGGCCCGATATGGTCAGATCATCCCCACGAATTGGTCACATGTGGAGTTAATCCAATGGATCAATAGTTATGTTCCGATTGAGTACCTCCTCCCAGATGCAGAGAATCTTGTTGCTAAAGTAGTAGTTGAAGGTGATTTTGAATGGTTGCTATCAATCGAGGAGGATAATGTCCTCCCTCCTGATGCTTTCGTTAGAATCAACAACTATATGAGAGACGCAAAGGTTCCTATTGTTTCTGGTCTCTATTTTTCAAAATCTGAACCGCCAGAACCTATCCTCTATCGGGGGAGAGGAAATGGTAGTTACCAGGATTGGAAGATGGGTGACAAAGTATGGGTAGATGGAGTCCCTTTTGGGTTCACTCTTATCCATGGCTCTATCATCAAAGCAATGTGGGATGAGGCCCCAGAATATGTTGTCAGTGGACAAACCACAAGACGAGTCTTTGACCTCCCCGACAGGAACTTTGGAAGCGTAGAAGAAGGCGGCTATGGGGCTGTTAGGGGAACGACTGATCTCAATTGGTGTACTCAGATAATGAAAGGAAACTTCTTTGAAAAAGCTGGCTGGCCAGAATATCAAAAGAAACAATATCCTTTCTTGGTTGATACCAATATCTTCATTAAGCACATAGATAAACAAGGTCGACAGTATCCATTAGCAGGGATTCCTGCTCGTTATCAAAAATAATTACTATGGATCCAATAATTGAAAGTCATTTGAATCTTGAACATGCTGGCAAGGAGGAGGAATTTAAGGATTCCTGCATTCTTTGCAAAAATTTCTTAGAGGGTGCTTCTGTAAAAGGAGCTGATCTTGGCGTGAATCTTAGTGATTCGGCCTCAACTAAGGATATTTTTGGCGGCTAATTTTTCTAGGTCCAATGAAAAAGAATCTCCGAATAGAGATAATTGATAAGGTTGTTGTTAAAGATAGCCCTAAACTTGATCGTAAAGCGGCTTATGGGAACTTTGTTGTTCTTGAATATAAAAATGACTGGTTACCTCAATTCAATCCTCTCTTTCAAGGAGTCAATACTTATAGCAGACCCCCGACGGAATCTTTTTCTAGTGGGAGGGGTTTTATTCTTTTTTAATATTTTTAGACTTTACTTTTTCCAAGTGAGTCTAATTTTTGTATAAAATGGACCTCAATATTAATATCATTGACTATGTCCCGTTGGGAAATGATCTCTTTTGGAAAAATTGGGATACTCCATGGAAGGACTGTTCTACTTCATGGAAAGACCTAACTGATCCTACCCCCCATGAGGTTGTCTTCTTTTTCCTTGAGACAGATTTAAATATCACTATCTTAGCGGAGGCTACAGATGTAGACTCCGAATGTGATATCGCTAATTTTGATGGGGCGACGTCATTAACAGGGGCTGTTCCAGCAAGGGCACAGTCTTTCCTCTCTCAAGGGGGTGAATTGGTCTCAATGTCCTTCTACCTTTCAAAGAAGGGCCTTGTTTCAGGAACGATTGAGGCAAGAATCTATGATGCTGAGGGTGTCTATGGGACTACAAATATCCCCTCTGGAACCCCTCTTGCTACCTCCACCCCCGTGAGTGTTTCTACTTTAGATACTGAATATGACGGGACAGTTGATTCTGTTAAGGAAGTTTCTTTTGATTTCTCCTCGACGGTCTTTAACCTGACTCCAGGTAATTATTATTGTGCTGTAATCTACTACACACCATAATGAATGACCTTAATGTAAATGTAAGAGAGACCCTTTCTTTGGCGGATGTCATTTTCTATCTTCCACCTCCTTCAATTGTTGGACAAAATTATTATGTTGATGCGACAGGAGGATTAGATAGCAATACTGGAACAGACTCTGGCCATCCATGGAAGACAATCTCTAAGGTAAATGGGCAGATGGCCAATTTTCACCCTGGAGATCAAATTCTTTTTAAGAAAGGGGAAAGTTGGACAGAACAATTGGTTGTAAGTGCTTCCGGTTCTTCTTCAGGGGCAATTATTTTTTCTTCATATGGTTCGGGGAGTAAACCCCTTATTGATCTTGCCGATAGCCTTGCCTTTGGGATCTACACAAATGGTACTTCTTATCTTGTTTTTAGAGATATTGAGATAGCTAATGCGAAAGATGATTCCAGCGCGAGTGTGGGGGTGGCCCTCCTTGATACGAATAATGTAACACTTTATGAATTAACTATCACTGACATAAAGGGTGTTGGGGGTGTATTCATAATGATTAATACAGCAGGGAGGGGGATTAACAATCTTGTTAAAAGTTCAACAATCACGGGGACATCTAGTACAACCTATAGTCTTGCTCAAGGGAATAAGGGGGTGGGTCTCTACGTGTTATCTGGAGATGTATCCTATGGAAGTGGAAATATTTTTGAAGATAATACAATCACGGGGAATGGGAGTCATGGCATTGGATTGTTCTCTCCAAATACTAAAATTTTAAATAATATCGTTAGTCAAAATGGGGAAGCGGGGATTGGTGGATCGGGCTTAGAGGTTCATGACACATTGATTCAGTACAACTTCTTAGAAGAAAACTGCCAAACTCTAGATGACTGTTTTGGGATTAACCTCTTCCGAGTGGGTGTGAATAATATTGTTGATCGAAACACAACAAGGGCACAGCACGATACAATCAATGACCCTAGCGTCCCAATTAATCCTGGATCTGCCGGGAAGCTAGGAACAGGAGGAATCCGATTTGATGGAGGGGATATTGGTTTAGGCCCGGGGCTTGATTATATTGATTCTTTAGGGAATGTTATCACCAATAACACTATCAGTGATGAATATGACGCTATTCAAGTTTGGAATTTTGATTATATTGGGATAACTGGAAATACGATCAGTGGAAGTACAAGAGCGGGTCTTTATGCTGGGGCTAACAATACAGCAGGGGAAGGAGGTGCAACTAAAGTTATTTCAGTCATTTTTACTGGAAATTTTGTGACAGGCACAGGAGTCGTTATTTATCTTGATACCGCCATTGTCACCCAAGATTTAGTTCCAACGGTTTTTACAAATAATCAGCTTGCCGCAACATTTGTTAAGGTCTCAGGGCTGGATGATGGGGGATCACTAGACCCTTCTTCTCCCTCCGTTTCTCAGTCCTTTACCGTTTACGGAGTTGATCAAGGAGGATATCTTTCCTATGTAGGAGTGGTAATAAATAGACAAACAACTCCTGGGGCGGGGACGATTGTCGCGAAACTTTATTCTCATAGTGGAACTTATAGCACATCAAGTGCTCCTGGAACTCTTCTTGCAACTTCTTTATCTAAAAATATTTCTGACATCTCTGCAATTGCTCAATTTGTTTATTTTGATTTTTCTCCCTCTGCCTATTGGGTGGAGCCAGGCCGATACGTCTTAACTGTCGAAACTTCGGGGGCTGATTCTAATGGTCTTGCTATTTGGTGGAGCAATAATGGGGCAAACTATGGAAAGACGTCGCCAACAGTCGAAACTGGTCATACTGGGAATGGGGGGGTCTATTATACAGGTACAGGCTGGGTTCCTCTTTGGTGGATGGATTTAAATTTTGCGGTATACCTGAGTGGATGGGGAGAAAATCTTATCACTGGGGAGGATGTTTCTGTCGTTTTTCAACATAATATCAATGTTTTTGATTCTACCCTTCACTACCAAAATCTAGGGACAATAGATAATGCTAGTTATAGTGAGTCTCATCATGTGGGGAATCTTTCCCTCGGAGGGGGAGGGGCTCCTATTATGCCTACTTTTGGAGAGACTTTTACCACAACAAATTGGGGGATATTAAATAAAGTCCAATTTTATTTAAGGAAACTAGGAGCTCCTACTGGGACAGCCGTCGCGACTATCTATGATATCCATGGGACGTATGGGGTTGACGCTACTCCTCTGGGGCAACCTCTTGCCACGTCAGAGACTTTTGATGTCTCAACCTTGACCACAACAAACCAACTGAAAGATTTTATTTTTAGTGATGAGGAAAAGATTGAATTACTTCCTGATCACCACTACGCTGTTGCGATTACCTACTTAGGGGGAAATACTTCAAATTATTTAGGATTTAGTGTTGATAATTCAACTCTTGCTTATCCAGGGAATTTTTTCTGGAGGGAATATGAGGGGGGAGGATGGACCGCCTACACGGGTTATGACGCCTCTTTCCATGTTTGGACAGAAACAAATAATGTGGCAGAAGAGATAACCCTTATCCGGGATCTTGGAATAAATGTTTTTGAGTCAAGGGCGATCACAGAAAATGTTGAAAAGGAGCTTTCCTCCTTGACTCTCTCGCTTTCGGTTGTCGATGCGAATGTTTTAGCAGATGTTCCTGAAGTTAGCCGAATCCATTTACTTTCCCCTGGGGATGATATTTCGATCTCTGATATCCCTGAAGTAAAAATAGAATGGATTATTTCTGTTTCTGATTCTCTTTCAATCTCTGAATACCCCACGCCTACAGATTACCGAGTTCTCCCTCTCGTCTCAGATTCTATTTCCATCACTGAAGGTGTATCAGTTCAAACAGGGGCGACATTAGGTATTGACCAAAATGACACTCTTTCGGTTGTCGATACCCCCACCCTCAGCCGCTGGCATGTAATTTCAACATCAGAGGATATAACTATTGTGGATAGCCCAACAGTAAGGAGAGATCCTTCTTTTTCCGTGAGTGATTCTCTTTCTCTTGGGGAAGACAGTATCGCAATGATTGTCGATAATGCTCTTTTAATAAATGTTTGGGACACCCCCGCCCTCTCAGACTCTCCTTTGTTAGAAAAAACCTCCATTATTTCAGTGTCTGATAGCCTTAATCTTTCGGAGGCGATTTCTAGGACGCTGGTTTTTAATGTTTCTGTTAATGATTCTCTCTTAATTGGAGAAACGGCGGGAGGAGCAGAATCTTTTAATATCTTAGTTAATGACTCCTTAGGTTTAACAGATTTCCCTGAATCAGCATTATCGGCTCTTACTATTTCTACTACTGAGGATCTTTCAATCTCTGAAGGGCTTGTCACTCCCCCCGTGAACTTATCACTCACCCCCATCGATTCTCTTAGTGCAGATGAGTCAGTAACCCTTGCTTTTGACAGTTTCGCTTCTCAGGTTGAAACTCTTACCTTAAATGACTCAGCGATAGTTTCAATAGAAGACCTTCTTATTATTGTTTGGGAAGCCCCCCAACTGGTAGAAGTTCCCAACACGCAATTTGATCAACCAGGACTAATTCCGGGAGAAGATATTGAAATTTCCGAAATCGTTAGTATTCTCTCTGGAGATATTAATGTTATTACGTCAGAATCTCAGACAATTACTGAAGATGTTTTTCTCCGTCAGGATTTAACCCCCGTAGATGCTATTTCCATTACCGAAATCGTAATGATTCAAAATGATCGGGAAGTAGAGGCTATAGAGCTCCTTGACAGTGGAACCTTTGAATATTTTTCTGTCGATCTCGGTGATCTTAGTATCGGTGTTAATGAGACTCAAGAAATAAGTGAATCTTTGGATATCTCTTGTGTTGAGTACCCGAACATTAATGTTAACGACTTTCTTGCTATCGGAGAGATAATAACGGCCCAATCCGATGATCTTAATATCTCAAAAACTGAAAATTTATCTATTTCCGAAGGTTTCCTTTACCAAGCGGGGGAGTTAGAAATTAACCTAAATGAAAATGTTTCTGTTTCAGATTCCCTCACGAATATTTCTCTTAATCTTAATATTGAGATTGTCGAATTCTCTCCCCTTCTTCTTGATGGTTATTCCGAAACATATTATTCCACGCCATCGACATTTTATTCTACCATCCACGAGTACGGACAGGCTTTTAAGGCGAATCAAACGGCAAAAATTAATTCAGTTAAATTTTATCTTTCTGCTCACGGGACAATTTTAGGGACGGCAGTTGCTAAACTATATTTAGCTACGGGTACTCCCGGGATTGACGCCAAAGGGTCTGGATCCCCTCTCGCAACTTCTGATCCTTTTGATGTCACTTCGATAGGTGTCGACACCTATGGGTTATATTCCTTTAATTTTTCTGGGGTAAATAAATATCAAATACAGGCAGGAGTAAGTTATGCTATTGTCCTTTACTATGATGTGACTTTAGATCCCTTTGTTGATTATCTTAGTATTGGTTTCGATACTTATGCGACAGTTCATGGAGGGAATAAAACATGGAGGCAGACGGGGGGTTATTGGAATTTTAACGCAGGTGATGACTTAATCTTTTATCTTTACGGAGATAATGACTCGATGGTCGTTCCCATCACGGAAGATGTCTCTCTTCAACTTTCTCGTGACATCCCTCCCCCTGGGGTTATTGACCTCATCCCCATTTTAGATGTTCCAACATTGTCTATTTCAAACTTGGAGATCAGTGTCACCGATGAGTTGGAGATAAGTGAGGACCTCACGCTTCTTTTTGGGTCTATTCTTTTTCCAGGAGATGATATTTTGATTTCCGAGAATCTCTTGTTTGAGATGGTTAGCTTCATTGAAGAGGTTGATTCTATTTCGAACAGTGAATCATTAAATGTTTTCATCCTTGACATCAGCCTTACCACCTCCCCCAGTGACCCCTTGGAAATCTCTGAGTTGGCTACTGTTCAATCTGAGGACTTGTCACTTCTTGTTGCTGACGAGCTTTCTATTTCGGAGATTTCGGAAGGAGAAGAAATTTTACTAAAGATTGATACCTCTGATGCGGTGGGGATTTCGGATGAGGCTGCCTTGGCAATTTGGTGGGTCTCTTCAATTGGGGAGACCTTGTCTATCTCTGAATCTGTTATTGTTACTCTCTCTGATTTAAATATTCTAGTTAGCGATTCTCTCGAGATTGGAGAGCAGGTTGTTTCTTTTCCTGCTGTCGGAGGAATTAACCCTGGGGATGATATTTCTATTAAGGAGGATATTTCTTTTTGGGTAGAAGAGCCTAGCATTAACTTTTTAGTATCAGACACACTCACCATTACAGAAGATGCTGAATTTTCCAGCGGGGCAGAGTCTCAATCAGGAGATAGCCTTAATATCTCAGACGTTCCCATTGTATCCATTGAAGATATTCCTATTAGTGTTAATGATATAGTGCTTTTGACAGAAAGTTCTACCCCGACATGGTCCGCACTCTTGGTGCTTCTGAAGCACTTACCGTCTCTGATGTGGCTACAGTCGGATCCGTCCTTCAGGATAATTCAATTATTGTTTGCCTTAATCAGGAGGGGACGGCCCATCCTGGAAATTATTCTATCTTTAGTACCATTTGGAATTATGTTAGTCACCTAGATGTTATTTTTAAAGTTTTAAAGAATGGAGGAAATTCTGTTTCAATCTCTGAGTACGTCTTGGTTGAATTTCCAAGAGACCCCCTCACAGGCGAAGATCTTACTATTTCGGAAGACGTTCAGTTAGAAGTATTTATTAATCTTGAGGCTTCTGAAGATATTTTAATTGAAGATTTTGTCGAGGTCGTCCTTTCAGATATTGAAATGTCTGAAGCGATAACGATTTCTGAGGATGTCACTGTCTCTTTGGAGGACATGGTAATTGAGGTCAGTGAACCCATTTCAATTGAAGATTCTTTAGATATCGAAATTCTTATAGACTTCTTTTCTGACGACTCCCTGACTATCGAGGAGGATATTACTATTAATATCGAAGATCTTACCATCTCTACTGATGAGGAAATCTCTTCTAATGAAGTCCTCGAATTAACTCTCGATGATCTCATTATTGAAGTAACTGAAGATATTCTTAGCGAAGAAGACTTAACTTTTGAAGGGCCAAGCATTGATATCGATGTTTCCGATGGTGTGGAGATTACCGAAGCTCAAAGTTGGGACAATAATCTCGCAATTGCTCTTGATGGGGATATTCATACCAGTGAAGAATATCTTGGGGTCGGAACGATTGTTTATCAAACTCTTAATGGTATAGTTATTTCTGAAAGAGCTCAATCTTTTATCTCCAGAGGAAACATTCTTGACTCAGTTAAATTCCAGGTAGCCACCGTAGGATCTCCAACGGGGGTCACTTATGCAAAAATTTATGTTCATAGTGGAACTTATGGAACGACAAGTGTGCCCTCAGGCGAAGCCCTTGCGACGTCTGAAGCTGTTGATGTTTCCACTATCTCTACCACCCCAAGTCTTGTCACATTCTCTTTTTCTGGTGACCAAAGAATCCCGTTATCTTCCCAATATTATTGTGTAGCCATTTATTATCTGGATGGAGACGCTGGAAATTATTTGTCCATTGGTTATACCGATGATCAATATAGTGGGAACGAGAGTTACTATCTTACGGGGGCGGATTACTGGCAGTTCGAATCTGACCGTGATCTAATTTTTTCTATTTCGACAGAAAATTATAGTGAACCTCTTGTTATTGAGGATGATGTGACGGTAGCTACAGAGGACTTGGCAGTGGATGTCTCTGATATTTTAACGATTACGGACTTTGTTGGGGATATGTATCAGGGGGATCTCTGGGTTATTGGGGTCAGTGATTTATTGACAATAGAAGAAGATCTTACGGTGACGATGGATGATATTGCGGTTATTCTTGAAGAAGATCTTGTGAATGAGGAATTCCTGACGGAAGAAGACGTCACCATAAGCCTCGGGATAGATTTAGAAGCCTCAGAAGATATTGTTGTCACAGAGGATGTATCTTCCTCTCCACTTAATGAAATTGATATTTCTGACAATCTGTCACTGGAGGAAGAGGTTACAACGATCACTGAAAATTTAGAGGTAGGTGCGTGGGAAGATATTTCCCTCTCTGAGTTAGCCAGTGCTTTTAATGGGTTTGAACTTTCTACCTCTGAAACCGTTGAAGTTCTAGAGAATGTAACTTTTGAAACTTCTCTTAATTTAGAAGCTTCAGAGGATATAGAAGATATTACGGACTTCCCTGAAGTAGAAACTGGAATTTTATCCATTTTTATATCAGATGATCTTTCTCCTGAAGAAACTCTTGATTTCTCCCAAACAGAGGACCTCTGGCCTTCTCTTTTGGAAGGAATCTTTCTTTCAGAGACTGTCTTTCTTCTTTGCGAGGATCTCGTTATCGAAGTATCTGATGATATTATTATCATTGACGAGGTTGATTCATTCTTCATTCTCGCGAACCGTGAAGTTGCTGTTACTGACGATATCTCCCCCTTAGATATCCCTTTCCTTAATCTTGATATTCTCTTAATTTCTGTCGTGGAAGATATCGGGACAGAAGAGGATGTTACCATCTTCCATGAAGAATTCCCTCCAGTTTGGGATGGTATCTCAATAACCGAGGAAATAATCCTTGAAAATGCTCTCTCAGACATTGATGGGACTTATGATATACTGACTATAGAGGATTCTGTTGAAGTCGTCCTTGTTAGCTTAATATCTGTTGATGATTCCTTAACGATCTCGGGGTCCGTGGTTATTGATTCTGTCCGATATTCACCCGGTGGATTTACAAGGGGGGAGACAGATGTTCAAAAACAGAGGGGAGAGATAGAGGTAAAAGACTACCGTCATTTAGTTCAAGTCGAATCACCTCGAGGAGAGATAGAAAAACCGTCCCCGGCAGGAAAAATCAGTAATATTGAAGGAAGTCTTAAGGCAACCAAAAAAAATATGTACCAGAGAGGAAAAATAGGGATACCGATGCCTGGGACAACCACTTACTTCCCGGATATTCTCCCTATCCAAATAAGAGAACTACAAGCATCGACTGAAGTTATCACTCTTTTTTCTGACTTAATCGGTATCGGTTTAATTCCAGAGGCTACATCAATAGTGGAAAATATTTCAATTAATATTAGTTAATAATATCAAACATGATCATTCTAAAAGCTGATAATCGTACCCTCCTCCAAGACGCCAAATATTCTTACCTCTTGACAAATTACGCCTCAGGGGTGAGCACTCTTTCAGTGGTGAATACTGACGGAATGATCGCTGGAGGGTATGTTTTAGTGGGAAATATAGGGTCAGAAAGTACCGAGATATTTAAGTTGAGTTCCGTTGATGATGATACTGGAGCCTTAACTTTTGAAGATGAAGAGGGTGTCGCCGTAACCACAAAGTATTCACATGCGGAAAGTACAAGGGTCACTGCCATCGCTTATAATAAAGTTCGCTTCTATTATGGGACCACTTCTACGTACTCAACAGCCACGGCCCTTACGGGGTACCTAGATATCCAGCCAACTCAATGGTTCTCAACCTATAACGACGAAGCCCACTCGACTGGGTATGGGTGGTTTATCTTTTATAATACAACTGCCTTACTCGCTTCTCAGCCCTCGAACCCCATTCCTTATGCGGGCTTTGGGGCTAATACTGTGGGTACCCTGATGGATGGATTCTTCAGTATGTTAAATCAGAAGGAGCTGAAGTTGATTTCTCTAGAAGATGCTTTTTCGTGGCTTAATGAGGGACTTTCTTTTATCTTAAATTCTCTCAATCTTGTAAATTCTGAATATACGGTTACATCTGCCCAGACCTTAAATGTTACTGCCGGAACTCAAGAATACGCTCTCCCTGCAGATTTCTCAGACATGGTAGTTGTCTGGGACTCTGAGTCCTTGCATACCATCCCCTTTATCCCGATTAAGGATGTCCCTAGCTATTCACTCTCCTTCCAAGGTTATTATTACCAGAATGTCCAAGCTTACTACATTCGGGGAGCTTATATTGGGTTGGCTCCAACTCCAACCGAAGATTTTACTTATTATTATCAGTATAAGGCAAAGACTTCTTCTCTTGTCAGTTATGACCAAACGATTGATCTACCTGACAATGGCTTCTTTATTCTTAAAGATTTCATGCTTTATCGGGCTTGCCAAAAATTAACAAAACCTGACGCTGCCTCTTATTATAAGATTTTTAATGATGGGGTTAATACTCTCAAGGTCACGGCGGTTAAGCGAGATGCCAATCTTGATACTTGGGGGCAAGATCCTCACACGATGATTTAATAATGGCGACCGCACCAAAAAACCGAAAAGATATCCCCTATTTTGATGGGGTGAATGCTCTTGTTGCCTCAAACCTCGCAAAAGTGACGGAATTTTTCCATGCGGAAAATGCTCGAGGAGGAACAATAGGCATAATTGAAAAAAGAGAAGGGAGTACCTTGATAGGAACAGCTGTTGGTGGAGGAACTTTCACTTGTACTGCCAACTATGGCCTAGTTTTTTTTGAAAATGAAGGTACAAATAATTCTGGCCTTTATCGTTTTTCTAGTTCTGGAACACCAGCCAAGATTACCTTTTACTACCTTGATTCTTCCTCTGACGCTTGGACCCCTTTAACAGGAGATGGGGCAGGTATCTCACTTGGATCATTTGATCATGCAATGGCAGAAAGTTGTCTCTTTTTAGTAAATTATGTTGATGATAATCGGTATATCACCAGTGATGGAACAACGGTTAAGACTTCTGCCGATGCTGACGGCCATTTATTTAATTCCCCCAAGGCAAGCAAAATCTGCGTTTATAAAGACCGATTATATCTTGCTGATTATTATTATGGTACTACCAGGTACAAGAACACGATCCTTCGATCTTCTTACCCCTTGGGGATAGTTGCCCTTATTAGTGGGGATCCAACAGCGGCGGACCCTACTTCTGATCCATGGACAATTGATATCACTGATAGCCGTTATCTGTACACTGATGAAGGGGCAAATTCTCTAGATGTTTATCGAGGGAATACAAAAATTGCAGTTTTGACTGTTACCTCTATTGCCGACTCTAGTATTACGGCGACTGTGGCTTTCGAGGCTGGGCAGACACAGCTTCTATCATCAGACGAGATGTGGATAACGGGCACCTATACAGGGGGTAAGGTCTTTAGATGGATTACGAATCCCACACTTTCAGGAGTGAATGTCAAACAATATGACACAATGAAACTAACGGGGGGAGATGATAGTGAGATAAAAATGCTAGAAAGTATTGGAAATGTTCTTTTGGCTGCAAATAACAACTCCCTTTCGAGTTGGAATGATTATACTTTAGAAAACTTCGATTTGAACGTAGGATGTGTTTCAAAGAAGGGGTCTGTTAAATTCCAGGGGTCTCTCTTTTTCCTTCATTATACGGGGGTTTGGGTAACAACGGGGGGGATGCCGAAGCTTCTTTCCGCCAAAATCGAACCTTATATTTTTGGGGCAACAAAGACGGGGAAGGAAGCGAGTGTCGCTGGAGCGAAAGGGAGGAGTGTCTTTTTTACATTAGGGACGGTTACCCTCTATAATCCTGATGGATCAGTGGAAAAAACTCTTTCAAACGTTGTGATTGAATACAATATTACCCAAGAGAATTGGTATATTCATGAAAATGTTAAAGCGACTGATTTTGCAACCTTTGTTGAGGCCTCTGATTCTGATCGCTTAATGATGACAACAACAAATGATGACATGCCTGTCAGGGAGTTTCTTAGTGGAGATACCGACGATGGGGAAGAAGTTCATTTCCGAGTAGATACGAATGCAATCACTCTATCTGCTTTTGAAAAGATATGTTATCCTCAGGATATCATTGTTGAATCTGAGAGAGGGAGTTCGGTTAGGGCTTTCGTCTCGCTGGACAGGGGGCCATGGTATGAGGTAAGCGGGCAAGTTGTCAAAGGTTGTTCAATTTTAAAAATAAATGGTCGAGATGACGACAAAGGGACAATCGCGAGAGGAAGGACTTTGAGGGTTTCCTTGAGAGATTCTTCTAAGCAACGTTGTCGAATTTTAAGAATGTCTGTTCGCTTTATTGAAGCTCCTGATGAGGAACAACAAAGAGAGAACGACGAGGTTTAATGGCAGATTTTAATTATTCTACAATCAGTCCAGCTTATGATGACCTCTTGAGCCGAGCTGAAACCATCGCCTCAGATCAAACTGGGGGAGCTCCAACGGTGACAAATAATATTTCGTCATCTTCGGCCAGTGTCTCCAGTGATTCCTCTGGAAGCTCTTCTATCGCGAGTAGTGGGGGGAGTGTAGAAACAACGAGTGTTAAGTCTTCAGGGGCAATTGGTGATATTTGGATTACTAGTTTTATTAAATCAACGAATTATAAACCAAAGAAACAGGGATTTTTAATTAATGGACCAACAGGGTATATCGAAGCCGCTGAGGTCTGGCTTTCTGGGACAATTACTGCCGTCTCCGGGGCTATCGGTGGGTGGGATATTTCTCCTGGAGAATTGTCAAGCGGCAAAGTTAAACTTCAATCTAATTATCAGAGATTTCTTTTTGGGGATGCCACAAGTTATTCTACAGGAATTGGGATTTTCTTGGGACTAGATGGATCTGATTACAAGTTTCGAGCGGGGGACCCTGACGGGGATTATTTAGGGTGGGATGGAACCAATCTTAATATTTCAGGAGCAATTAATGCTACGTCCGGGACAATCGGAGGTTTTGTCATTGAGGCTGATAATATCCATAGTACGAACTACGCTAGCGGGGTGACTGGTTCTGGTCTTTACTTGAGTAACAATCTTGTCGAGTGTGGAAACATTGCCACTAGAGGGATGATTCGAACTGCGGTTTTTCAAAAAGACGTGGTCTCTGCAGTTGGGGGGAACCTGATGGTGATAAACTCCGATATTCTTAATACTGATATGACGGCTTTGGACACCTGTAATCTCGAGATAGGTGGAACTTCTTCATTCTCCACAAATGACTTTTTAAGGATAAAAGAGGGAGATGATGACGAGTGGTTTCAGGTAACGGGGATTGTTTCAACCGGTGTTTACTCTGTCACTCGTGATATGGCGGGGGATTATGATGCTGATGACAACCCCCTTTGGAAGAAAGGGGCGACGGTTGTTTCTTATGGCCCTTCTGGCGCTGGGGTTGTCTATATGACAGCTTCGGAAACAAACGCTCCTTATGTCAGTATTGCTACCCATTCAGGATCTCCTTGGACGACCATGGATACAAAAGTTCGCTTGGGGAATCTTACAGGAACGACAGATCCTTCGGACGGGAGCTCTTTGACCGGGTACGGCCTTTGGACAGATAATGTTTATCTTTCAGGGGTGATTGTTGCAAATACTGGGAAAATTGGAGGGGCTTCCGGTTGGTTGATCACGGCAGGAAAGATGTCTTCAGTAGCGAGTGGAAATACAACAGAGATTGCTAGTGGAGTGGGGAATGTCTTTATTGCAGGGACAACGGGAGCTCCTCAATTTATCGTTACGAGTACTGGGGATCTTACCGCAAGCTCTGCCACAATTAGTGGAAAAGTTGATGTTAGCGCGACAGGGTATGTAAGAGGGGGGCAAACTGCGTTTAATACAGGAACGGGGTTTTTCTTGGGGTTTGATGATGCTCCAATTATAGACATCATTAATGAAGCAGGAAGTGGGGGGGCAGGAGGAACAACGATTTATGGAACAAATTCCGGTATTGGATATCGTTATTATGGCCAGGCGTTTACTTCAAATCTTGGAGTAACGAATTATAGCATCTTTAGTATTCGCCTTGATGCTTATCGAGCAACCTCAGGGGGAACAGATCCTATTTCTGTTGATTTTAATTTATATTTATCAGATACGACAACTTATCCAATTTCTCCTTCTGGGGCCCCTCTTTTTTCAACAACTATTGATGTAGCTGTTAATTCTGAGGATCAGTATGATGTGGACATCAGTTCCGTCACGCTGACGGAAAGAACTTCTTATGTTGTCGTACTCTCCTTCACTTCAGCCGCGGGAAGTTACGACTCTATTGGTATCCCCCTGTTTCTTGGCCCATGTTCCTATCGGGGTCCCGAAATCCAGTCTCAAGATGGAGGCACTTGGGTATGGGGGCCTGGATCTTCCAAGTTTCAAATTACCCAGATTGTTTCTGGGTATAAGGTTTCGATTGGGGATCCTACCAAGGGGGTTTTTGCTTATGATGGATTAAAAATTGCGGTTAAAGGGGGGTCATCATTTATTAACACAACTTATAGTGGGACTGCGATAGATATCAATACAAATGCCTTATCTTTAAATTACTTTGAGGGAGGAACAGAAATTTTTTATATTAAACCCAAAGTCGCAACCATAGGTAATAAGGGAGGGACAATGGCTATGGGGTGGAACATTCGGTCAACGAAATCGGAGATTTATTTTAACCGAGACACTTCAACCTCAGAAAACACTGCTGGAATTACCTTTAATCTAAACTGGATGAGCGGAACTACTCCTTTTTACAGAAATTATAGTTTCGGTTCAGATAACAATGGGTTCGTGATTTCTCAGTCAGGAACATATAGTTGTTCTCTTGGTAGTCAGGTAACACCCTTTGGAAATGCCTATATGACTCAAATCGGAGATAGTTCTACTCCTGTTACAAAAATCTATGTTACAACTATCGGGACTCCATCTATGAAGGCTTCAATCTACGGGAACATTGTTGGCTGCCCTCTTCCTATGGTAGAAGATTCTCTCGCCATTCTTGATCGT